AATTAAAATTCGCCATAAATTATATATTAAAATTTTATATATACTTAATGAGATATTTAAAGAAATTTAATGAAGGTCAATCTCCATCTGATATAATAGATAGTATAGAGGGTATTTTAGTCGATTTAATGGATAATAATATGGTAGAAATAACTGATAAGTCTTGGGCTTTAGAGGTTTCTATTAAATTACCAGTCGATATTGTAGATAATGATAATAGGAGAGACTTCATATATAATGAGATTGATTTTGAATCAATTAAAGATAAAGTTTTTATGTTATTGGATTATATGAAGAATAAAGGATATAAATATAGAATGTCTTGTAAGATTAAGGGAAGTGGTATTTTCTTTTCTGTTAAGAGAGATACTATTATTGATTTACCAGTAACAGAAGTGAAAATCATTTTTGATAAATAATATATAATATAATAAAAAATAAAGTTTTAAAATGAAATATTTAAAAAAATTTAATGAAGGTATTTTAGATGATGTTAGATCTGAAGTAGATAAAACTCGTTCTAGTATTAGTTCTAAATTTGGACGTGGTACTGAAGTAGAAGACCAATTCAATGATGATAGTTTTGAAGTAAGTGGTAAGTTAGAAGTACAAGATGGTTCATCAAAAACTCCAGTTATTAAAATTAGAAGTATGAATAAAACTATAGATGGTACTTCGGTATTATCTGGTGATGTAATGGTTTGGGATTTAACTGAATTTGACGGACAAGAAGTTACTATAAAAGGAACTACCAAAAATGGTGAGAAACCATCCTTTATGAATCCAATTATGGTAAATGAAATACAATAATTAAAAAAACCCAGTTTTAAACTGGGTTTTTTAATATATCTCTAAATTTTCCTATAATTGTGATCCCTAATATAAGAGGATCAGTTGCTCCTTCTAACTTTGAAGTATAATCTGCAATTACATAAGCAGTTTCAAATAATTTATTGACACTTTCTTTTTTATCTGTAATACACCAATCAATAAAGGGTTTCCCTAATAATTTAATCATCACATCAATTTTCTCAGCTCCAAAGTTTGACATTAGAAAATGATATGTTTTCTCAAAGTCTAAATCTTCATATAAAGCATTATAAAGTTCTAACTTCACTTTTGCAGAAACATTACCTGTTCCATCACTTATAGAACCTGTTTCTAAATAACTTTGAACTTCAACTAATACTGAACGAAAATCTGGAAACTTTTTAGTAATAATGTTGACTAAATCTTCTTTTGGTATCTCTGATTCTTCTTTAGGAAGAATTTCATTGGTAATCTTTTTATAAATTTCTTGTTTAAGATATTTTTCTTCTTCTACTCCTTGACAATCAAATCCAATTTGTTTAATTCTTGATTTTAGTCCATCAGATATTTTGTTTATATGGTTCGTTGTAATGATAAAACGAACGTTTCTGTTATATCTTTCTATAAATGCTTTAAAAGCATCTTGGAAGTTTGCTGAAACTCTTTCAAACTCATCTAAGAATACATATTTAATATCTGAATTAGTATCCATCATTGGAGTAAACTTACAGAAGTTATCAATTTCAGTTCTAAGAACATCAATTGATGTATCCATTGAACAGTTTAATTCTAAGTAAGGGGTTTCTTTTGAGTATCTACCAATTAGTATTCTAGCTAAACTAGTTTTACCGGTTCCGTAGTGACCGTGGAAGATATAGTGTTGATTTACACCACTTTCTAATTCTTTTCTAATTCTTGGAAGTAATATAATGTCGTCGATAGTTTTCGGACGCCACTTTTCCCATAATAATAATTTATTTACTGACATATTTATCTCATTTTCTCATGAGTATATCAAAAATTATCAAAAAAGTTTATACTTTTGGACGTCCAATTAGATATTCTTCTTCTGTTATAGTATGGTCCGGGAGAGTTCTTGTGTAAAGACCTTGTCTTATCCAGTTTATCTCTGAGTGAGGAAAAATTTTACTAACAGTTTGTTTATCACAGTATTTACAACCTGCTCCTATAAGTATCTCTGCTGGTCTTCCTGAAACTTCAATCCAAAATCCTTCTTTATGTAATAGGATAATCAATTGTTTCATTAGTTCTTTTCTAGCTTCTTTTGTACCATCGTGACCCCAACCAGAAATTTTATGTCCGTGAGATTCTCTTGAAAATATAATAACATCCGCATTAGGATCTTTATCTATATCAACTGCAGTCCAAAAAGTTAAGTCTGGGTCATTTACTACTGCATCAGGACTTGATATTCTAACGTGACCACCAAGTGGTTTATATGCTAGGTCAACAATTTCCCATATCTCTTTTTTTAGTTTTTTTCTATCTTCCATAGAAAGTTCAACCCATTTATTCTTATCGTATAAATCAGAGAATGTAAAATCTTCAAATAGTTTAATGTAATTCATTCTCTTTCCATTTTTTTAATAAGTCTAATGCTAATCTTCTTTTACGTCCAATTGGTATAACAAGATCTGTTCTATTGATCTCTTTGCCGTATTGTTTGTAAAATTCATTTCTACCATTATTATCAATACCCAATTCCATAAAATCATCATCGGTTAGTATAGTTTCACTTTTATATGGTTTATTTTCCTTAGGTTCTTTTACTTTTATATGTTTTTTATGATGACAAGGTGATTCTGTCCAAACTTGTAATGTTTCTCCTTCTTCTTTAGACATTTTAAGTAGTTCATCATAAGTTAGTGTTCCGATTACACCACCATCAATTAGCATTTTCTGGTATTTAGTAATTTCTTCCATGAATCCATCTTTATCTTCATAGTAATCTGGAAATTTTTCAACTTTTTTATCTAAGAAATCTTGTGCAGTTCTCTCTGGAGAGAACCAAGTACTTCCTAATCCACCGTTTCTTAATTCTTTATTAAAACCAAAGATTGCACCTTCTTGAGGAATAATATCAAATGCTGTTCCATACCAACTAATCGAACTATCTGGATTTGGTCTAAAATACATATGCACTGATTTTAAAGGATGTGGAATTCCCAAGTTAGAATAATTATTTATAAACTCAATATAATCTTCATCAATTGAATTTCCAGAACTTACTGTACGCAATTTAGGATCATCGATATATTCATCTTTATCAATTTTAACACCTCTTACTAATGTTCCATTAAATACATCAGGAAAATCATTATTAAAATCTTCAAATATTTTTAAGTACTTCATATATCTATATATTAAATTAGAGACTTATATTTTTTAATATATACTTTTATGATTGGAGATAGATTTAATTTTGAAGATGTATTCTTTAGAGATTTGACAGTATGTGTATTAGATACATTAGAGGGTCAAGTAAAGTGGGTAAATAGATTTACGTCTGGTGATAAATTTGTAGAAGTTCCTTTCTACTATTCAATGACTGGTGATGAAAGATTTTTGTTAGATACATTTACTGATGATATAGTTTCAGGCGATTCTACTGGAAATGGTAGGTATCTTGAATTAAATACAGATATTATACCAAGAGGACATCTAACTATGAAGTCATTTGCAATTCGTTCAGATGAATTTGCAAATCCAAATGTTTGGTTAAGAACTGTTGTTGAGAATGAAGTTGAAATAAAAAAAGTTTTAGGCCGAATTAGAGCAGTTCCTGTAACAGTTAGTTATGACTTAGTAATTACATTATCAAGTGAGATAGATAGTTTTAAATGTAGTCAAGCTATTATGGATACATTATGGATATATAAATTTATGTATTTTGAACATAACTTTATGAATATAGATGCAGTTATTCTAATGCCAGATTCAAATTCTATTGAAATGACTAGAGATAAAAATTTAACATCTGACAATTCTATAAAAATGACTGTATCATTTGAAGTACAAACATACTATCCTGCTTTTAGAAGAGATAGAGTAGACTTCCCTGGTTATACAAAAGAAAATGGTGGTATGTCAGATATGAATGGATATACACTAGAAGGTGGTTATTCTGACTTTTTTAATAATGTTCGAGGTGGAAGTACTGCTGGAGAACCAAATTCTGGATTTTTTGTAACGCCTAAAAGAACACGTTGGTTTAATAATATTCTAAGAGCTAGAGAACAAAGCTCTAGAAGATATGATAATCCTAACGGTGATTTGGGAAATAATAAGAAATAAAATAAAAAAGGAAAAAAATGGCTTTTTTCCCTTAATATATAGTAATATAAAAAAATAATAAATTAGAAATATGAAGAATCTTAAACTTGAATTGTTTAACTTCAAAAAGGATCTTTCTCTTGATCAAGAAGAAATATCTACGATTGTAGAAGGACATATGAATGCTTGTAATCAACATTCAGAGAAAACTATAATTACTTCTCTTAATGAAAGATTAAAACCTTATACTTATGATAAAGGTGTGAAGGTATTATTAGAAGGTCTTAATGATGATATGGCTGCATTTGAATTACTATACGAATTGAAAAATCTATATGGTGTTCTTAATACAAGAAATCAAGGAGAACTTTACAGACAACCTATAAACGTTTTATTACAAACAATTAATCTTGAATCAGATCAAGATAGAATGTCAAAAATTCTTAATGAATTAGCTATTTATGACTGGGTTCCAGAAATTAAAGTATTTGTTCATAACTTAACAAAATCTCCAGAAAAAAGATCTAATCTTTTAAGTGGTGGTAGTGGTGAGTCAATCTTTACTGTTGTAGAACAAGTTGAAGAAGGGCATGTTGCTTTAGTTAGAGATTCTTGGTTTTTATTGACTGAAAATTCAATTGAAAAAACATTATTAGAAAATCATATTAAAGATGAAACTGCATTAAGAAGTTTAAGAACTTTAGAAACTGCAATGAAATACTCAACTGTTACTGAAAGTAGAATTAACTTTAGAATTTCAGAATATCTAACAATTGGTTTATCAGTTGGTAAAAAAAGTGGATTATTCATCAATGATGACGAATTAAATGAAGAAACTACATTAGAAAGTTTATTTAACTCTCCAATTATTCCTATCGTTAACAAAAACTTTTATCCAGTTTTATTAGAAACTTCTAAAAACTTAGATAAATTTGTTGAATTAGATGTTGTAAAAAGAGTTAATAACTTAGTAAATCCTTATTTAGAAGTATTTGCATTCAATTACAAAAATAATACTTTTGTTTACAGATGTGATGAAAGATATGGTAACTCATTTTTTAAATATGAATCAGCTTTGGAATTAGTAAATGAAGTAAGAAATGAATTAAACTATGATTTAACTTATTTCTACGAAAATAAATTAAGTAAAGAATTAATTGTTAAAAGAAAACTTGAAGATAAAGAAAGAGAAATTTCTCTTAAATTAGAAGATGTTGAATTTAATATTGATAAAGTTAAAGGTTCTTTAAAAATGATTGGTGAATCAGAAGTTTTAACAACTGCTTTATCTAACTTAGAAAAAAGACAAGCTAATCTTTCTACTGAATTAAGTGCAGTTAAAGAATTACAATATAAAGAAAGAATAAAAGGATAAGATAACTAAATAAGTTATTATTCATAACATTGCTGATTTCTAATACCTTCGGGTCATGAGGTCAGCAATGTTCAATTAAAGATATATGTAAAATATGAAAGTAGATAAAATTACGAGAGACTTACTCTTAGATATTAAGAAATTAAAAAAAATATTTCTTGAAGGTAATATTCTAAAAATTATTGAGGCAGAACCTGGTGATGATGAATTTTCTAAATATATTAAAGATTGTCTCGATAAAGATAAAGAAACGAGAAGAAGAAGACTTGATATTACAAAACAAGTACAAATACAAAATAAAGATCTTCTTGAATCACAGGTAGAAAATGAAAGAATCAATGAAGAGTTAAAAGAAACATTGGAAGTTATAGAGTTAGCAAATAAAGATCTTCTTGCTTCACAGATTGAAAATGAAAGAATAAATGAAGAGTTAAAGACTGCATTAGAAGTTACTGAGTTAGCTAAAAAACTGGCTGAGGATGCTAAAGATGCCGCATTAGATGATTTGGAAATCGTACAAAAGAAATCTCAGACAGAACTTATAAGTACAATTGTAAAGGTTGCTCTTTATGTAATTATGGGTGTCGGTGTAACAACAACAATAATGTATGCAATTGCTTTATTCAGTGGTGCAGATACACAAATTATTGGTTCAACTTGGAGTAATATGTTTGGAATACTTCTTACTAATGCTTTTTCTATTGTAGGTACAATCATGGGTGTTAAATATGCCAGTGAGAAAAAAGAATAAAAAATACCCAAATGAAAGTTTGGGTATTTTTTTTAAACTTTTTTTAACAAATATATATAACATGAATGAATAGCATTACAGAGTTCAACTCTGAAAAAAATAAATGCTATATATGTACTTAAATAATAAAGAATTATACATCGAGATCATTGTGTCAAAGGCACAAGGTCGACTAACAAGAAATGCGGAGAAAATGCTAGAGTTACTAGCAAAAAAGACAATAAGAAAAATGAGATACTGGTCAAATGATGACAAGTTAGATTGCTACCAAAGTGGTTTACTAGATATGTTTCAAAACTGGTTCAATTTTAACGAAGACAAATCAATCAACGCATTTGCTTATTTTACAGAAATCTTTAAAAGAGGATTGGCTAAAGGATGGAATGACCTTTATAAAAAGAAAGGAGATAATGAACATTTAATTAAACTTATCTCAATAAATGGTGCCAACGATGGAAATGGATTACACTCAATTTAATATACAAACATTTGATTTAGTCTCAGATCCTGGGTTCACAACTGCAAATTTTGTTCCTAAGAATTATATAAGAAAGAAAAGAATAAAAAACTTATTTAATTTTTAGTATAGAATACTTTTAAACAAATTTTTATGAATAAAGTTTATCTTCAAATCTGGGAAGAGTCAATTAGTAATGAAGGAACAAGACCTGATGGATGTTCACTACATATCGATCTAGAATCAAATCAAAAATATTTAAAATCAATCTATGAATTTAGAGAAAATTTAAAAATACCAAATGATTATGATTCTGCAGTTGGTGAACCAGTTGAGGTCTTGGTAAACGATGATGTTTACAACCTAATAAAGATAGACAAAACAATTAGATTATTACAAAACGAATTTAATAATCTAATACAATTAAAAGATATAATACCAAATGATTGTTAGTTTAGTAATTTTATTATTTATAATAAATAATATTTATTTTCTTAAAAATAGAGATTATTTACAAACGAGATTTTCTGAAAAAACTAATATTAGATTACTAGATGTTTTATATTATTATATAAATCTATTATACTATGTCTTTGTATTTATTGGTTTATTTACTGAGTATAAGTTATATTTCTATATCTTAACTATAACATACCTATTAAAGTTTCCTTTGTATCATATAAATAAAAAAATATATCAAATATTTTCTTATTTATATCCTCATATAACAATTATTATTCTACTTATCTTATTATATTCCAAACTTTTTTAAGTGTTGTTCAGTTATGATTATAAAATCATAACCCTTCTTATCACACCAAGAAATCATAGTCTCCCACTTATTCTTATTCTTATAAGCCATTTTGAGGTCATACTCGAAGTTTTTTAACTTCTTTAATCCATTTGTAGGAACATTCATCTTACCTTCTTTTAAATCAATTACCATTTGGTATTCTTTCATTGGTTTTACCTCAACTACAACTCTTTTCCTAGTTCCATCTGCAAGTTGCATCTCATAATAAAAGTCGGGATAGTAACAATGTTCTTTAACTTTCATATCACCATTGTCAAAATGAGTCATTTGATAAGGTATTTTAAGACACTCTGCACCCCACATTAAAATACTTGAGTTATTATCTAACCAAGTCATTATTCTCTTCTCCCAAGAGCTTCTAAAGTAAACTCCACCATTAGTATTTAGTTTCATTACTTTATCCTTATTTACCGGGATGAAATTTCCCTGATTGTAGTTCTTATTATTTGGTTTTGAATTTATCATATTTTATATATAAATAAAAATAATTCCCTTATTATTCATTACAGGGATGGATAATTTTTATATATAATATATGAAAAAATTAACAAAGGAAGAATTCATTTTAAAGGGTAAGAAAGTACATAATGATACTTATGATTATTCAAAGACTATTTATATAAATTGTATGGAAAAGGTAGTTATAATTTGTCCAGTACACGGTGAATTTGAACAAACCCCTCTTAATCATATACAGGGAAATATTTGTAAAAAGTGTTCAAGTAAGTTGGTTTCTTTTAATCAAAGGAAGAATAATGAATTTATAGAAAAATCGAATATGAAATATAACTTCAAATTTGATTATTCGAAAGTTGATTATATAAATAGAAATACTAAGGTGGTAATAATTTGTCCAGTACACGGAGAATTTATGGAAACACCGGTAAATCACCTAAATAGAAACGGTTGTAATCAGTGTTCCAAGATAGATAGATTAAAATTAAATAAAAATAAATTTATAGAACAATCAAAAATAATACATAATAATAAATATGACTATTCGGAAGTTGATTATATATCAGATAAGATTAAAGTAAATATAATATGTGAGAAACATGGTATTTTTAACCAACAACCAAATACACACGTTAATGGTTCTGGATGTCCCAAGTGTTCGAGTAGTAAAGGTGAATTAAGAATACAAGATTATCTATTGAATAATGATATTATATTTAATAGAGAATATAAATTTGATGATTGTTTATATAAAAAATGTTTACCATTTGATTTCTATTTAAAAGAAAAAAATATGTGTATTGAGTTTGACGGTAAACAACATTCAAGGTCAATTGATTTTTTTGGTGGAGATGATACTTTAAAATTAACTAAAATAAAAGATAATATTAAAAATAAATATTGTCTAGATAATAATATTAAAATTTTAAGAATAAGTTATAAAGATTATAATAAGATAGAAAAAATACTTAGTCAAGAGTTATGGGAGAATTATTAGAACGTGTAAAATTAAGTTTACTTTATAATGGAAATGGAATTGTTGAGAATTTTAAAAATAATTCACTTTTTTTTTATGAAAAGTATCAAAAATCTGATAAAGATGTTGAATCTATAAATATAAGAGATATTTATCCTGGTGGTTTCTATTTCTTCACATATAAAGATGATTCTAATTGGATGCGATTTGCACCAGTATTTGTTGTTGATTTTAAGAAATTTGAAGATAAAGTAATTTTATTTGCAGTCAACTTTAATTTTATTCCAATGGAGATAAGAGCTCAGATATTTGATAAGTATATACTACCAAAAGACTTTGAGAATAATACTTTCTTAAAAGTAAATTATGAAGGAATGTATAAAGAATTGTTAAATTCTGGATTTGAATATGCTTTAATGGAGTTTAATGCAGTACAACTAGTTTTGGTTCATAGAATTCATTTAGAACTACTACCTAGATTTCTTTACTCACAACATCCTATCAATAAATATGATCCACAAAAACTAGTACAAATCTGGCAAGCAAAACTTTCTAGTAGAAATGAAAGACATAAAGAAGTAATCTCATCTATTCTAAGTGACTTCTATGATGTAAATAACGAAATATCAGACAAATATAATGTTATGAGAGATCATATAAAACGTCTGCAGACCAGTCTTACCAAGTATGGAAAGAGATAAAATATAGAAAAATATGTATAATGTAGAAAAAGAGGTAACACATTTTTAATATATACTATATGAAAGCAAAAGATGTAATGGAAAAATATAATATAACCCGAAGAACACTAAGTAACTGGGTTAAAAAAGGTGTAATCGATATAGAACTTACTCCAACAGGTAGATACATTTATATTGAAAAAAATAAAAAGTCTAATGAAGATAATAAATGTTAGAAATTTAATATATAATTTGCAACCACTCTGTAGTAAAATAAACAGAGATATAAAGAAAGATAATTTAGAATATGGCGTCATATAATAATTTCAGTCAAGAGAATCAAAATAACGTTGGGTCAAACTTTGCGATGGTAAATTCATCTGGAGTTGAGAACAAAGGATTATTTAGTAGGATTTTGAGAAACTTGTCATCATACGGTATGAACTTTGATGATATGATTGTAAGAAATCAAGTAGGTATTGGTATCAATGAGGATCCGTATGCTGCTAAAGGAAATTCGATGTATGATTTCTTTAGTTCTAGAGCCGTTGCATCAGTATTAAACAGAAAGTCTATTCCCTATTTAGATAAAGCTTACGCAGATAAAAGAAGAATTTTAAGAGAGTATTCAGTTAAAGATGAAATTAGAGACTTTATAAGCACTGTTGCAGACGAATGTATAGTGTATAATGATGAGAGAGATTTCTGTTCTGTTACGGCACTTCCAACGTCTTATTCACAAGAAGTACAAGATAAGTACCAAGAGTATTTTGAGAGAATTTATAACAAGTTTGGATTTGCAGATAATATCACTGCTTGGAACATGATGAAGGATTTCTTGATTGATGGATATTTGGCACTCGAGATTATTTATGATGATAAAAAGAAGAATATTATTGGATTTAATAGAATTAGACCAGAGACCGTGGTTCCTGCATATGAACCAAGTATAGGACACTTATGGATTCAGTTTCCTGAAGATCCACAATTAAGAAGAATATTTTTAGATTCACAATTAGTTTATATTTCATATTCAACTCAAAACGAATTTTCTGAAACATCATACATAGAGGGTTTAATTAAACCTTATAATCAATTAAAGATTTTACAACAGACGAGAATAATGTTTAACATTATCAATGCTACTGTTTATCAAAAGTTTACTATTCCGATTAAAGGGATGTCTAGACAAAGAGCTGAAGAACAAATAGGTCAATTGATACATGATTATTCAGAAGAAGTAGAATGGGATGAATCATTGGGTACGATGACTATCAATGGTTCTAAACACTTACCATATAACAAGCAAATTTGGTTTCCTGATGGAGATGGTGGTACTCCTAATATGGAATTAGTTTCTCCACAGGGACATAACTTAAATGATGACTCAATGTTAGACTGGTTCTTCAAAGCATTGAAAAGATCTTCTAAGATTCCAATGTCAAGATTTGAAAGTGATAATGGTGGTGGTAATTTAGTTACTGATGCCGCTGAGATGACAAGAGATGAGATTAAATTTCATAACTTTATTAGTAGGTTAAGAGCAAATTTCAAAGAATTGATTGTTAAACCATTGAGACTACAAATGTTGATAGAGTTCCCTGAGTTTATAGAAGATGAATTCTTTACTAATGGAGTTGATATTACTTTCTTCTCAAATCAAGTATTTGAAGAATGGAAGAAATTAAATAATTTAGAAAAGAAAGCAGGTATTGTTGGTACAATGCTTGGTGTAATGAATGGTGAGAAACCTTATTTTCATATTGAGTGGATTATGGATAATATCTTTAAACTTAGTCCAGAGGAAAAAGCAGAAAATCAAAAATACTGGGATAAAGATGCGATGAACGCTGCGGCCGGTGCGACTGGTGAACCTGGTATGCCATCAGAAGGTGGTGGAGGTGGTGCTGGAATGCCTGCCGAAGGTGGTGCACCTCCAGAAGGTGGTGGTCAAATTGCTCCAGAAGGTGGTGCTCAAGCCGCTCCAGAAGGTGGTGGTGCTCAAGCCGCACCTCAAGCCGCACCTGAAGCACCTGCTGCTCCAGAAGGTGGTGGTGAGTTTGAATTCTAATATAAATAAAAAATCCTTTCAATTGAAAGGATTTTTTATGCTGCATTTTTTGGTGCTTCTATTATAAAGTTTAAAGTCTTTTCGTATAGAAATTGACTTACTTTAATTTCTATACCTGAATCAACAATTGATTTAACTATTTTACCACATTCGGTATCAAGTATTTTAGACTTTAAAGTAAGTTTATTAATTTTATTATCATTTAAAATAAATGTCATTCCGGTTATAGAACAACATACCTTTTTTAAAGATACTTGATGTTGATGAACATCATCAAGTGTAATATATTTCTGAATATCATCAATATCAAATTGTACTTTTTTACCACTCTCTAAAAGAAAGTTTAACTTTATCTCTCGATATATAGATTTCCAAGTAGGATAATTAGAAAGTGCTAAATTATAATCATCAAATTCTAAATCATCTGCTAATATAACATCAAATAGATAGTCCATTAGAACAATTCAAAATCGATTTGTTTTCTGTCTAGATCAACTGCTTTTACAATAACTTTTACTTCATCACCTAATCTTACTGATCCACCTGATTTTAAATTCACTGTATAGTTTTCTGCATCTACTTTATGATTACCATTATATCTAACCATACCTTCACATTTACTTTCAATAAGCTCAACATACATTCCCCAATCAGTTACTCCTGATATAATTCCATCAAATACTTGTCCGATTTTATCTTCTAAGAATTCAATCTGTTTATATTTAATAGAGTCTCTTTGAGCTTTTGCTGCCAAGATTTCTCTTTCAGAACACCATTTTGCCATACCTTCAATCTTTTGAGGACTTCCATTTGACTTCTTATTCAAAAAGTCTAATAGAACTCTATGAGTAATTAAGTCAGGATATCTTCTAATTGGTGATGTAAAGTGAGAATAATGAGTAAATCCTAATCCATAGTGTCCAGAGTTTACTATTGTATAGCTTGCTTTAGACATACATCTTGTAATTAAAGTTTCAATCATATTTTCTTCTGGTTTACCTTTTATGTCAGCAACCAGTTCATTTATAGATTTTTTTAAATCTTGTGTATTCTCAACAACATCTAAAGTATAACCAAAGTTTTTACATATTAAAGAAAGTGCTTCTAACTTTTCAACATTGGGAGTACTATGTACTCTATAGACATTGTGATACTTAGCATCATAAAGAAGTTTCGCAACTAATTTATTTGCAAGTAACATATACTCTTCAATTAGTTTATTTGCATCTTTCTGTTCTTTAAAGAAAACTCCGATAGGTTTCTTAGTAGTTGGTTCTAATTTGAATCTAACTTCTATACCACCCATTTCAATAGAACCATCGTTGATTCTTTGTTTTCTCATCTTCTTAGCAATAGTATCTAATAGTAATATTTCGGTTTTGAAATCTCCTTCTTTACCTTCAATTATTTCTTGAGCTTCTTCATAAGAATATCTTCTATCTGAATGTATTATAGTTTTTCCAAACCATTTATCTAATAGTTTTCCTTCACTATCTAACTTAACTATAACTGAGAAACAAAGTTTATCTTCATTAGGTCTTAATGAACATACACCGTTACTCAATCTTTCTGGTAACATTGGTACACATCTATCAACTAAGTAAACTGATGTTGCTCTTTTAATAGCTTCTTCATCAATTATCCCACCTTCTTTAACATAGTGTGAAACGTCTGCAATATGTATGCCTACTTCTACTGTATTATCATCAAGTATATTAACCGAAAGAGCGTCGTCAAAATCTTTGGCGTCGACTGGGTCAATTGTAAATGTTGTGATATTTCTTAAATCTCGTCTATTACTGATTTCTGATTCGGGAATTGTGAAGTCTATCAATTCCGCTTCGGCTTCTACCATTAAAGGAAAGTTGTTTGGTAAACCGTACTCATACATAATTGAGTTCATTTCTGCATTATTTTCACCTGAACTACCAAGTATCTCTACTATTTTTGCTTTTGGTGATTTTGTTCCTGGTTCCCAGTCGATTAGTTCTACAAGAACCTTTTGATCTTGTAGTGCATCGTTTTCTCCTTTTATATAAAAGTCGACCCCTATTTTCTGACTGTCTGGTACTACAAAGATTAGTCTTTTGTTTTCTTTATTTATTTGTACTTTACCAACAAATTGTGTTCTGAATCTTTCAAGAACTTCAATAACTTCGGCTTCAATTTTATTGTTCTTAGTTATCGTTTTAACCTTAACTTTATCACCATTAAGTGAGTTAAGTGTATTTTTCTTAAATATGAAGAGATTTTTATCTCCTATATTTATTGAGGCATTTCCGCTGTTTGCGAAATCGATAGTGCCCTCAAAAACACTATCTTCTTTAATTTTATTCATTATTTAATTTTTTTTTGTTTTTAGAAATGTTATCTACTCCATACTTCTGTACTAATGTATTTTTCATTTTTTCTAAAACTTTTTTATTCTGTATCGGATAATCAACTCCGAAATTTTTTCTTAATGTTTCTTTTCTTTTAACTTCGGAACACTTTCTACAATAATAATCTCCCCAATCATTATCATATTTTAAGTAGTTCTTATAGATTACTTCTTTTTCAATTCCACAACTGTCACATTTACACTTGATTTTGTAATGTGATCCTTTTGGTAATAATTCAACCGGAATTATAATTTCTTCACTTATATATACATCATATCCTAAATCATCATAATAGTTGTAATTTGACTCAGTGATTTTTACATTTATCTCTCTTGATAGGATCATAAAAAACCGCATTTTTTTAAGTATTTATTAAATATAGCGTTTCTCCTCCAAAATTTTCACAAAGATAAAAAATCCAGTAGATATACCTAATAAAAATTAAAAAAAGATTTTTACTATAAAGAATCCACCTTTAAAATTTTATTGTTTTCCAGGTTAAATATATACCATCGTAATAACTACAAAAAATAATTATTTTAAATGAAACCGGTTTTAATAGTAGAAAATTCAACAAGTTCGCTTATTAGAGAGTCAGCCTCTACTAATAAGGAGTATGTATTGGGTGGTACTTTTACTGAGTTTGGTGTAAAGAATCGTAATGAGAGGATATATCAAGCTGAGAAATTTTTACCAGCATTACAAGAAATGAATGAAAGAATGAGCAGCCTAGGTGTTGTTTATGGTGAATTCGATCACCCGGATGTTTTTGATACTTCGTTATCAAGAGCATCACACATTATTACAAAAGCAGAATTTGTTGCGGAAAAGAACATTGTTGCTGGAGAAATAAAATTGCTAAGTACTTACTGGGGTAAGGAAGCTAAATCATTAGTTGACGACGGATGTCCAGTTTTTGTATCATCAAGAGCAGCTGGTATAACAGAATCAGATGGTTCAGTATCATTAAAAAAACTTTTTACTTATGACATTGTTGCAGATCCTGGATTTGCATCAGCAAAAATGAGTGTTAGAGTATTAAATGAATCGTTAGGTTTTTGCCCAGAAGGACAAATCGAAAAAAATAACTTTAGGATATATGAATTATCTGACGAGTCAAAAATAAATGAACTATTCAATATGAACAAAGATGAATTTGTAACCAAGAAACAGTTAAGTGACTATTCACAGTATTTGGTTAAAGAGATTGCTTCAACAAAGAGTGAAGTGAAAAGCGCAATTTCAAAAGGTAATATGAGCCCACAGAAATTGGAACAATTGTTAGAGTATTATGAAGAATTAAATAATACTAATTCACAAGTTGCTAAATATTTAGATTATTTAGCTGACAAAATTCAAGTTGTAGTTAATGAAAATAAATCATTAAAAGATACAACTGATAAATTAGCTAAACACAATGACTATTTAGCTGAAAATTTAGAAAAAGCTATTGCTTACTCTGAATATGTTGCAGAAAACTTAGACAAAAACATTGAGTATTCAGAATACTTAGCAGAAAACTTAGACAAAAACATTAATTATTCAGAATATATTGCTGAGAACTTAGATAAAAATATCTCTTACTCAGAATACTTAGCAGAAAACTTAGACAAAAACATTGAATATTCTGAATATTTGGCTGAAAACTTAGATAAGAATATTGCTTACTCAGAATATATCGCTGAAAACTTAGACAAAAACATCGCTTACTCAGAATATATTGCTGAGAATGTTGATAACTCAATTGCTTACTCAGAATATTTAGCAGAACACGTAGAAGGTAACATTGCTTACTCAGAATACATTGCTGAACATTTAGATGATAACATCGCTTACTCAGAATATGTTGCTGAAAGTTTAGATAAATCTATCTCTTATCAAGGAATGATCGTTGAAAGATTAAATGGTGGTTTTAAATTAAATGAATCTACTGAAGAAGGTGATGAAGCTCAATTCCCTACATTACAAGACGCTGGTTTTGAAGAAAATGAAGATGAATTAGAAGGACAAGAAGAAGATGAAGAATTCACAGGACACGAAGGACACGAAGAATTTGCAGAAGAGGCTAAAGAATTTGCTGAAGAAGCTAAAGAGTTTGCTGAAGATGCTGCAGAGTTTGCTGGAGAACACGAAGGTGAAGGACACGAAGGTGAAGAACATGAAGAATTAGAAGGTGAAGAAGGTCAAGGTCTTGAATCTCAATTTATGGGAGAAGAAGACTCAGAACTTTCTGAATCAATAAATAAATTAATTGAAGAAGCTAAAAAACGTAAAGTTTCTGAAAGCAGTGATTTGAACTTTTTAAAGTTCTTAAACAAATCACAAGTTGATAGCTTTTATGCATTATCAGACGAAGAACAAGAAAATGTGAAACTACACATAAACGAAAGTAGTTATTTTACACAGAAAGAAGTTCTTACATTGATTGCAGAGTCATTATCAACAAAGAATGAATCTCTTGAAGAAAGAGTAATCAGATTGATGCCGGAAAACATTAAGCCAATCTGGAGTCAGTTAAACGAGTCTGCTAAAAAATCTATCTTGTCACAAGCTAGATTATATCCAGAAGACGTATTAAAAACTGAAAATCAAATTGAGCATTTCTGGGGAACTAGAAATATCAAAAAAAATGAATCTACAACTAAGAAATTAGTAGCACACGAAGCTTTAATCCAAGAAGACAAATTGTCTGATAATGAGATGACTGCAATAATGGAAAGATTCAAAAGTATATAATCTATAAAAAATCCATACTTGTGAAAAACGAGTAAAAACAAGGATATATATAGTATTGTAAAAAAACTAAAAAAAAAATAAAATTTTATGTCACACATTAGAATAGATAATCAAAAAGCCATGAAAAAATGGTCTCCAGTGTTGGAAAACATGGGAGTTACAGGTGATAGAGTAGAATGGATGTCAGAATATGCTGAATTTCACTCAATCAACGAAAACGCATACGTGAACGCTTCAAACGTTGCAGGTATGGGTTCAGTTTTAGCTGCTCAACCAGCTGCTTATGCAGGACAAACAATAGGTGGTAGTTTAGCTACACTTACAACAGCAGGAACAATTGGTTCAGGTGATGTTGGTCAAAACTTGTTACCAGTTGCAATGAAAATTGCTGCTCAAACAATTGGTCTTGACTTAGTTGCTGTTAAACCAACACCAGGTCCGAAAATCGATTTATTATATATCGACTTCGCATATGACGGTACACGTTTAGGTGCATCTGATGAGAGACCACAAGTTTTCAAATTTAGCTGTGATAATATTTCTACTATTATTACTAATTTAAGAGCACAATTTGCAAATCTTGGTATCACAGAAACACAAGGTGGTTTATATGGTGGTAGACTATGGGTTACTACAAATACTGCTGCTGCAACAGGATGGTATGTTCAAGCAGAACCATCAAATAAAGCTAATCAACTTGAATTCTTAGGATTTTCTCGTATTGATGGTTTACCAATCTTTAAAGCATATAGACAAAATAATACTGCTGCAGGTATTAACGCTGGTGTTCAAAACACAAATGCATGGGCTTTTGATGTTCAAAAAAATACATTTGGAGCAACTCAAGCAATGACTGAGACTATCAGTAATCTTGCTGGTGCAACAGTTTCAGGAACTAAGGCAATCTCTTTAGTTTCTGCTTTAGAAGATCACATTCCTGGTTTCTCTGCAAACTGGTATGGACCAACTTCATCAGCAGCTGGTGCTTATCCAATGGATAGACAAACAGATGATGATAGTTATGCTGGTGTTATCGGACCAAAAATCTCTTCTAAAACAGTTGCTGTTGGTACTATTGAAGTATCTTCTGCACTTAGAAGAACTGAAATTGAGGACATTAAAGCTAACACAGGTATGGATATCGTTCAAAAAATGGAATCAATCCTTGTTAATGAATTGTCTCAAACAATTTCTAAACAAATTGTTAACAAAATCTTTGAAATGGGTGCTTTAAATAGACAATCTGCTCCTGCAGCTGGAACTACTTTCTCATCTGCTATTTCTGGTCAAACAATCTTTGACTTAGATACTAAATATGCAGGAAGTGCAAATACTGTTGGTGGTGAGACTACTCACGCTGTACAAAGAAAATTGATCACGAAAATTGCTCATGCTTCTAACTACATCGCAACAGAAGGACGTGTTGGGCCAGCTCAATACTTAATCACAAACGGGGGTCTTGCTGCAGCATTACAAGATATTGCAGGTTATACTATCAATCCATTAAAATCTAAAATGAACTCTCAAGGTCAATTGTACCCAGTAGGTTCAATCGGAGACATCTCTATCTATGTTGATCCATACATGAGATATAACGATAACAGAATCGTTTTAGGAAGAAAAAATAATCCTGATCAACCAGGTATTATTTTCGTACCTTACTTAATGGCTCAGTCAATTAGCATCATCTCTGAGGCTACATTCGCACCAAGAATGTTACTTAGATCAAGATATGCAGTAACTGAAGTTGGTTGGTACCCACAAAAACAGTTCATGACTATCCAAGTTTCTGATTCACTAGGATTACTTAACTAATTATTAGTTATAATATTTCAAAAAAAGACCCAATTGGGTCTTTTTTTGTTTTATATAAATAATATATACATTATGAGATTAAAGAAATATTCACAGTTTAATGAATCCAAGAAAGATAAGTTTCCAAATATTAAGAAGATGGAAATTGATGGATTTTTAGTACATCTGGGTAAAGATGCAAAGTCTAATGACCATCTAACGTTTAATGTTGCTGATAATGACGATATATGGATGCACGTAAAAGGTGTTCCTGGAAGTCATGTTGTTATCATTGTTAGAGATAATATACCAACTCCTGAATTAATTAGAAGATTTGCTGAAATTGCAAAAGATAATAGTAAGGCAAAAGGTACTGATAAAGCAACTGTAGTTTACTGTAAACGTAGATTTGTTAGTAAAAAACCAGGTATGAATGATGGTCAAGTTATGGTTGATTATAAAAATGCACACGAAGTCACTATATAATTTTAATATATAATAAAAATAAAAACATTTTAAATGGCAAATGATTATAAAATGAAATATGAAGATGAAATAAAGATTGCATTTTCTGCTAGGTTAGTAAAACTTCTAACTACAATGGAAGATGATCATGATGATTATATTGCATATGAACTTAACTGGATGGCAGATCCTAGGTCTAAATATGCGAATGATATGAATATATCAAGATTGGATATCTCTGATTCAGATTATTTCTTTGATGCTATAATAGGTGGAAGAAGACAATATATCAAAATTGGAACATTTTTGAGAAGTTATTTTCCGGGTGTTTATGATGAAGAAAGTATTAGAAAATTCTCTACTACAATTGTAAATCTTAAAAAAGGAGTAAAAGTTGCAGTACAACCAGTTGGTACACCAATTGAACATAAACCATTTGTTTATAATCCTAAAGATGTTCGTTCAACATTCTTATCATTGGTAACAAAAACTTATCCTATGGGTCACGAAACTGAGGTTTTAGAGTTTTTACCAGACCTAGAATTAGATAAATTTGGTAATTATTATAAAGTAATCGCAGGAGATGATACTACAATGTTTACATCTCACTTAGATACTGCAGATAGATCTCAATTACCTACTAAATTATTATCAAAAATAGAAGATGGTGATGAGTATATTTATACTGATGGTACTTCTATATTAGGTGCAGATGATAAAGCAGGAGTAGCAGTAATGTTATATATGATGGAAAACAAAATACCAGGTATTTATTACTTCTTTATTGGGGAAGAAAGAGGTGGTATTGGTTCAAGAGATTTGGCAAGTGAATATAGTTCATTTGAGTTTCTAAAAAATGTTAAAAAATGTGTTTCTTTTGATAGAAGAAAAACCGGTTCGGTTATTACTTCTCAATATGGTAGAGTTTGTTGTTCAAATGAATTTGCTACCGCACTTTGTAAAGAATATAATAAAAGTGGATTAAATTTATCTACTGATCCAACGGGAGTATTTACGGATTCTGCATCATTTATTGATGATATATCAGAATGTACTAACGTATCGGTTGGATATAATAACGAGCATACATTTAGAGAGATACAAAATATGACTTATTTAGAGAAATTGGCAAAAGCTTCTTTAAAAGTAAATTGGTCACAATTACCAGCTGTAAGAAAAGTAGGTATAAATGAAGAATTATTAAGAAAACATAAAACTTTAATTGATACTGTTAAAAAATCTATATTTGGTTTAGATGTTAAAGTAGTTGGTGTTCAAGATAAAATATTTATTAAAATAGATTTAGATCTTGCTGATGTTAAAACTATCTTTGATACATTATCACAAGTACAAGGTTTATTATATAAGCACAGAACCGCAGACCCTTACGTTGTTTTTGACGAAACAACCATCAAAATAGAATTAAAATAATATGATACAAAAGTATAAAAGATTTATAGAAAGAGTTGATGATGATGCCTGGGAAGGTACAGATCAAGATTGGAATGATGATTGGGCAGGTGGTTCTAGAAAAAAGAGTAACTCTTTACCATCTCGTTTTGATATGTCTGGTGAAATATCTGATGATGATGAAGATTTTTATGATAGTGAGTATTATGGTGGAATAGCTCATAACTTTGATCATTATGATAATAAAGATGGTGATAGAGATCCAGATTTAAGTGATGAAGATATTGAAGATGATGATATGGAACACTTAAAATATCTATTAAGAGGTATGTTTAAAAATAAAGGTATTGAAAATGTATCTATTACTAATGATAATTTAGATTTATCTATTAGATGTTCTATGGGTCATAGAGAAAGATTAAGTGATGTAATAAATGTTTTTGATCTTTTAAATAAATTAAAAATGGATATATTACCTCAATATGATTCAGAATTTGATATGTGGGAAAATCAAAGAGGTCAAACCTTAGAATTTGGATTCTATTATGATGAAGGATTAAATGATGATACTGATGAAGATTTTGGAGAAGATGATGAAAGTCCATTTTAATTTTGTATATTTGTAAAAAATTAAACAATTATGGCAAAAAATGAAAGTATAAATCCTTTAGATATAAAGGATACTTTTTTGAAACTAACTGAATATACAATTCCTTATGGTGATGAAACCAAATTAGAAAAATATCTACCAAAAGGATATAAAAAAGATTCTATTGGCAACTATTATATTCAACTAGGTAATTCAGAAACATTATTTACAACTCACTTAGATACTTATTGTACTAAATATGAAAAGGTAAATCACGTTATTGAAGGTGATATTATTAAAACTGATGAAACAACCATATTAGGTGGTGATAATAAATTAGGAATGTCTATTTTATTATATATGATTTCTAAAGGAATACCTGGAACTTATTATTTCTTCTTAGGAGAAGAGCCAATTTTAAGTGGTGGTTTATGGGGGTCACAAAATGCTTTAAAAGCAAACCCAGAATTCTTCAAAAAATTTAAAAGAGCAGTTGCATTTGATAGAAAACAAACCGGTTCTGTTGTTCTAAGACAGAAAGGTAGATTTTGTTGTTCTATTGATTTTGCAGATGCTTTATCAGATGAACTAACCAATTTAGGTGTTGAGTCTAAACCAGACCCAAATGCTTATTATACAGATACTGCCACTTTCTTAGATATTATTCCAGAATGTACTAATATTAGTGCAGGTGGATGGAATGAACACTATAAAACAGAGTATGTAGATTTATCTTATACTAAAAAAGTTGCAGAAGCTGCTTGTAAAATTGATTGGGAGAACCTACCAACTGAAAGAAAAGTAACTTATTTTGAACCAAAATATAAAATTGCACCAAGACATCGTTTCTCTAATAAGAGTGTTGTAAAAGAAGTTAAAAGTATTTTAAATAAATATGACTTACTTCACACAAATACATTAGAGTATGATACATATAATACAGATACACTTGTATTTAATACTTGGTTTGAAGATGTTGATATTAAAGTAACAATTTTAGATGATATTTTAGTTCAAATCGAAGGTCAGAAAGATGTTAGATTTGATTTTAAAGATGTTAAGAAATTAAATACATATTTAGGTAACCTATTTGGTATTGATATTAGTCCAGATGATTATAAGATGATGATCTTTAATGACGACTCGGTCAGTGTATTAGGGATGCGTTTTAAGAGCTTTGAAGAGTATGTTAAATACTTTGATAGTATAAACACCGATGATACATCATATGTCATTAAAAAAGGTGGTGAAGAATATACAGAGTATTATGGTGATGTGATACCAAAAGAACTAGTTATTAAGTGGTTTACTGATAACGTTCTGGAATAATAAAAAAATAAAGTCAAAAACTAAACTTTTTGGCTTTTTTTATCTAATATATAAACAATAACAACTTGGGGGTGTTTCAGAATTGATTTGCGGACTAAGAGTGATTATGCAGGTATCGGGTGGTCTACAATGACCGATTAATAAATTAGTTGATACAATTTTAAACGGCAACGTTAATCAAGTAGGAACAAGTGAAGATTTAGTAGCTTGCTTACAAAACAATTTGATCTCTAATAGAGATTTAGTAGTAGCTTAATCAAATAAGACTAATACACCAAAAATTCTACAGCTGTGGTCACCAGTTTAAAAGTGAAACCTTTTTATTAGTAGTTTGAGATTCAAAAACTAATTATTTTGTAAGACTTAGAAAAACTTACTAAACCTGTAAACGAATAGTTATTTTTAACTGAGAAAGACACGTTGGGCAGTACAACGTCATCTCCACAACAAAAAAACCCACTCAATGAGTGGGTTTTTTTATAAATATATAAAATTATGATAACAAAATTTGATGGTAGATATGGATTTCTATCAAACTTCTATCCGTGTAAAATAGAATACCAAGGTATTACTTATAATAGTGTTGAGACATATTATGTTGCAATGAAGTGTAACAATGATCAAATGATTGATGGTAAATACTATACATCTGCTGATTTTAGAGAACTAGTTTCTAATATGGCACCTGGTAAGGCAAAACAATTAGGTAAGGTTATAAAAGTACGTTCAGAGTGGGATTCAAAGAAATTTGGATTTATGGAATGGGCAGTTAAAGAAAAGTTCAAAGATGAAGCATTAAAAGAAATGTTACTTTCAACCGGTGATGTTACTATTATTGAGGGAAATTATTGGCACGATAATTTCTGGGGTCAATGTACTTGTGAAAAGTGTGTTGGTAAAGGTAAAAATAAATTAGGTAAACTTCTAATGGATATAAGAAGTGAATTAAATGGTGTTAAAAAACCAAATCTTTTTGATGTTTTATTTAAAGACAAAAAAGCTTAGATTTCTCTAAGCTTTTTTTAATTTCTATTATCTTCATATCTACCATTAGTTGCTCTAAGTCTCATAGAATAACCGTTTGGTGGATAAGATTGTAATATACCTTTAGAATAATCATCTTCTAACACCTCTGTTTTACGATTAAATAGATTTAATGTAAGAACTTCTACTGGTTGTTCAACAATAACTTTCTTTTGATGAAAAGTTAAGTACATAAATGTATCTAAATACGGCCATTCATCAATATCAGTGGTATCCAAATCAATAAATAATTTTATTGATGAGTTTATAACATCTTGAAATGATAAATATCCTTCTTTTTCTCTAACTTCGTCAAATTTAGATAAAACCCATTCATCACAAATGTAAGGTTTGTCCATTATCTTTTGCCCACAATTAGTAGTCCATACTAAACATCTACCAACAAATTTATCAAACACTTTAATTGCAACCATACTTACCTTATTAGGATTTTTTGTATAAAGATCTAGATAACTTAGTTTATCTGTCATACAAGAACCACCTAATGATGATTTAGATGCTTGATAATTTTCTCTTTTATACCCTTCTAAGATTTGTTTACCTGTTAAATACTCTACTCTAATGTGATCACCAGTTTGATATGATACATAATCATTATGAGTTTTCTCTACTTTTTTATTATCAAATAAAGACTCCATTTTAAATGTGTCTTTATATTGTTTAGAGAATGAATTTAAAAATCTTCCAAATTTTAAATCAGTACTTCTATTTTTTGTAGAATCTACTAATTTAATCATTCCTTTGGTTTCTGATATATCAAACTTATTATAATCTGGAAACATCCTTTTATCTTCTATCGAAAGAATATCAATTCTTTTACTTTGAAAAAAAGTAAGTAACTTTTGGGATATTTCAAATTTATCTTTTAAGTTTTCAACACCATTTAGACCTAATATAACAACACCATCGGTAAGTGTTCCATCACCTTCTTGCTTAAATGCCCAAGAGTAACTATATCCTAGTCTATCGTGGGCTTGATTTCCTGATTTTTCGGGTTCATTATGACAAATATAGTAGTATGGGTCCTCTTGTTGAATTTTACCTTCAATTTGGATACCATCTACATTTGCAATTACTTTACTACCCGGTTTGTATTCAATCCCTTTATATATAAGCATACTTTTCTATTTTTTATCTTGACAAAAGTAATAAAAAAAAATTATATACCAAAATAAATTATGAAAATTATCAAATTACTTTGGAGGGAACTAAACAATTTTTATATATAATATATGAGAAAATTAAAAGAACTTACAAAGGAAGAAGAACTAGAGATAGTTTTTAAAAGACAAAATGGTATTAAAAGAAAGGACATAATAAATGAATATGGTATTTCAGATAGACATTATAAAAAAGTAATTATTGATAATGGTGACATTATAAAAAATAAAGTTAAAAAGTACAATCTAAATGAAGATTACTTTGAAAATATAGATACAGAAGACAAAGCATACTTTTTAGGATTTATAGTTGCAGATGGTAATATCAATAGTAGAACTCCACAAGTTAGTATAATACAAAAAGATACTGATATACTTTATAAGTTTAAAGAGTATATAAAATTTGAAGGTAATATTTTTACTAAAAATGACGGTAGTAATTGTAGTAGTTTGACCGTCACATCCGAAAAAATGAAAAGTGATTTATTTAATTTAGGTATTTATCCGGTAAAAACAATGATAGTTAGATATCCTGAAATACCTAAAAATTTAGAACGTCACTTTATGAGAGGTGTATTTGATGGTGATGGATGTATATCCATACATAAAAAGAGAGAAGGTTCCAGAGATACAACTGATAGAGGTCAAGTAAATATATGTTCAGGTAGTAAAGACTTTATAGAAGTCTATGTTGATAAATTAGTGAATTATTGTGGAATAAAAAAGAATAAGATAAGATGTCCAAAAGGAACATATAGTGTTATAGACTGGGGATCTTTTAGTGACATAGAAAGATTTTATGAATTTTTTTATAAAGATGCAACTATTTATTTAGATAGAAAAAAAGAAACTTTTGATAGAGCAATCTCTATAAGTAAAACAAAGATTAAATATAGAAAATCTTAAAAAATAATAAAAAAAATGAGCGTCATAAGCTATTTTGGGGGCAAGGCAAACTTTCAATCCTTTATCACACCTAACATTCCAACGGATTGTAAAACATACATCGAACCATTTTCTGGTTCATTCGCAATATATTTAGATTCTAATTTAGAGTTTACTAATGTTGTATTTAATGATAGAAACAGACATCAAGCGAATCTAATGAAATGTTGTTCTCAACCACAAGATTTTTTAGTAGAACTTAAATCTTTATTAGCACCAGGTGGTTTACTTTACACTACTGAAACTGAATTAGATAAAAAATGGGATTTCTTTAAAGCTATTTATAGAACTTATGTTACTAATGATTTCTTAGATGATATGAACTTTGAGATTGGTGATTTTAAAGTAGGCGCGATTTACGCATTCCTAATTACATCAAGCTTTAGTTCTGTTTATCCAAGAGGCGGTGGTTTTACTGGATTTAAGAAAAAAACAAACAAATTAAATCTTTTAATTCTAATCAATAAATTAGAAAAAAACAAATACACTGAAAGGTTACAAAAAATTACAGACTTTCATAATTTAGACTTTGAAGATGTTATCACAATGTATGATGCAGACGATACATACATGTATTTAGACCCACCTTACGCTCGTTTTAACGACTTAAAAAATGATGATGATGGTAGAAGATTATTTTGGTATGGTTGTGACACAGAGAACACCTTTGGGATTTCTTCACATAGACGTTTATTAGAATTATTAAAGAGTTCTAAAAGTAGATGGTCATTATCATATTACTATTTTCCTTTATTAGAAGAATTATTACCAAGAGACGAGTATCTTTGGACTTCAAAAGAGTTTCATAGACCATCTGCAGTTATTAAGAATAAAGTAGAGGGAGTTGATAAGGAAAAGGGTATTGAATTACTGATTATGAATTATGATCCAGAAACTGGAAAAATGTTAAATATCAAAGAAGAAATAAAAGAGGATTTATAATCCTCTTTTTTATTTATTTACTTAACTTCTCTAAATCATCTTTTTCTTTCTCAGTTAAAGAACTCATACCGAATTTACTTATCTTATCAAGTATATCATCTAATTCTTTTGGTTCTTGCATATCATCTAGTTTACTACCAACTTTATCAAACGCAGCTAAAGTATCATCTTTATCTCTTAGATTTGAAGTTCTTGGATCTAATCCTTTAAATAATTCTCCTAAATCTTTAAGATCTTTCATAAATTGTCTATCATCCTCAATTTCATCATCAATCTTTTTAATAAATGAAATCATTTTCTTAGTGGTATCTATTGCATTTTGTAATACTTTATTTGCTTCTTCTTCCTTACCTTCTGCAACTTTAATATTCTCTATTTTTAATAGACCTAAAATAGAGTCCGATAATTGATAAACATCAACACCAGTTCTCGATTTGATTAAATCAGAAAGTGATGTTTTATTTGCCATTTCTTTTTGATTTTTAGTAAAATGGTATTTAATAGTATCAAATACTGAATAATCAAATAGTTCAAACATTTTATTTTCAAAATCATTTTCCACCTTTTTATCTTTGAAAGTAAATGGTATATAAGTACCTTTTATTCTTTTAATAATAGATTGGATATATCCACTTGTATTAAGTAATGTTTTTAATACAAATTGTGTAATTTTACCTTCGTTTAGAAAGTCCTCATATTTCTTAATTCTACTCATATTTTTTATTGATTTTTTAATTTTCTATCTAATAATTTGGCAATATTTGAACCAATTAAATAGTGAATGTTTTTTATTCCATCAACTTCAATCGTTTCTATTTCATCCATAAATCTAAATTGGAATTTATATTTATCCTGATCTTCTGGATCTTCTGTAATGTCTTTATCAATTTTATGTATTGATAATTCAATATCATAACTATTATTTATATTTACTTTAAAGTCGAATGTAGTTTTATCACAAGAAACCATTTTAAACTTAGGTTCATACTCAACTTCAAATACTGAATACTCGGTAATCTTTGCTCTTTTCATATAGTAATTTAAGAACATCGCAGGTGCTTCAATAAAGTCGGAAAGTATTTGTATATCTTCTCCAAAGTTATTTGATTCAATAATATCATCAATTTTCTTTTTCATATCAATAATACTAGTAAATTCTATTTTATGATAAACACAGTTTATATCATATAAGTAAATAAATGAATTATCTATAATATTTCTTTTATTTAGATCAGTTTTAAATATAAATTTGGTGTGTATAATAGATATGTCTTCAGTTGATAAACCGTGTAAACAAATTACAAGTTTTAAAAACTGCCCATCATCAGACTTTTCATAAACGGTGTCGATTGATGTAACTACACCTTCTTCTTCACTGAAAATCTCTTTAAATGCTTCTTCTATCTCTGATATTCTAATGTTCATAATTATTCAAATTGTTTATCATAAGCATATCTTTTAAGTTTCATAACTTTTTCAATATACCCATTTCTTCTTAGTAGTTTAAATACTAAATTACCTAATGAAAGTTCACCACCTTCACTATCTAAACCACTTTTTCTGTAGTTTTTTATCTTCTCCCAAACTTTTTTAATCTTTTCACTAAATTGTTCGTACTTATCTTCGTCTACTTCATCTTCTAAATCATCAACCAGCATCATTACTGACTTACCTTTCTCTCTGATTTCATCATCATCAGGTGTAAAATCAACTTTCTCTGGTTTTACAATCCATCTATTGTTGAGTAATGAAAACATTCCAGTTGCTTTATGTGGTTCTGAAACATCTTGTATATAAACTTCTACTTCATAACCTCTTATTAAAATGTCATGATCTTTATTGAAGTTGTTTTTCGCAGCATCAACATATTTTTTAACTAGTTCAACATCTTCACTTACTTCATTGAAGTTTATTAAGATATGTAAATCATAATCAGAATATTTTTCTGACCAGTTATAGTTTGATAATGAACCTGTTAGAATGACATCTTTAACATCTACGTTTAAATCGGTAGAATTATAAAAGTCTTGTGCAATTCTTAATAAATCTTCTCTAACCTCTTGATCAAGTTCAAAATCAGTCCATAATTTAGGATTCAATTCATCTTTTAAATGAAATGATTTTACTGGTTCAAAATCAGCTTGTACAAATTCAAAATATTTCTTCATAGATTTCTATTGTTTATAATTTTTGTATTACAACTGAGGATATACATGCCAAATCAGTTCCAGTTGTTTTTACAGTTACTAATATATAAAATGTACTTGGTATTGCAACTGATCCTAATGACGCACTACTATTAGATACCGATGTCTGTGATGAGTTTCCAAAATTTCTTGAATTAAACGTTCCTCCTACTGACCAGAAATTTCTATCTGTCCATATAAATCTATTACCTACTGGTCCATCATAAGTAGCTATTTGTGTGGCACCAATAAGTGATTCGGTGGAATTTATAAAGTATGAAATTGATGCAGTAGCTGTAGAAGCAACACTTAAAGTAATTATACTTTGCACTCTTAATACATCACCAGTACTAAATATACTTGAAGACATTACAGAGGAAGTAGCTGATACAGTTCCAGAAACAGTTTGGTAAGTATTAGAAGAGAAATTAAACAATCTATTTACTATAGTTGTTGAACCATCGGCCATCAAATATTCAGATGAAGTTCCACCACTTTTTACAAAAGAAGTTCCGGTTACTTTACCAGCTGATGTTACAGAAAAAGTAGTTACATCACTAGTATTTCTACCATCAATCAGTGTAGTTGAAGATAAACCTAATAATTTCAGTACAGGATTTGTAGTTGAATTATTTGCAAAATATCCACTAATACCATTAGCAGCACCACCACTAATAGCCGTTGCATTAGTTGTTCCATTATACGCAAATAATGTATCTAAAGATGATGATTGTGAAAAAGATGCTCTAGTTCCACTTAATGGACCTGTTAATGTTCCTCCTGAAAGAGGCAATCCTGAAAAACTTGGTCCTAATGATACACTACCATCGGCCATCAAATATTGAGATGAAGTTCCACCATTTTTTACAAAAGAATCTCCATTTATTGTGCCTTTTAGATACGTTTTTGTTATATCATTATTACCTAAAGTAGCTGTATTAGAACCATTTCCTGTGGCACCATGTCCAATTACTATTTCATTTGTATTATTTCCTGCAGAAGGTCTTGTATCATAACCTATAAAGATAGAATTATTTGAGTTTGTTACACCAATTCCTGTATTTATATCTCCTGTTCCTGATATAGTACTACCCGAATAAAAACCAAGTGCTATATTATAATATCCAGTTGTATTTTTAAATAATGCCGCGTTTCCAAGTGCAGTATTAAGATATCCAGTTGTGTTACTACTTAATGTATTACTTCCAATCGCAACATTATTATATCCAGTTGTATTCTGACTTAATGAAATAAAACCAAGAGCAGTATTATTATATCCAGTTGTGTTTGAATATAATGAAATCACACCAAGTCCCGTATTACTAGCACCAGATGTAGTGGAATATAATGATTGATAACCAATTGCTACATTAAATTGACCCATAGATATGAAACTACTTGTTACAGAATTTAATGATTGATAACCAAACTTAGTATTAAGATTAATACTATAGTTATAAATATTTCCACTTTCATCAACTACTAGTGAAGTCGTACCACCAGAAGATGAAACAACAAATCTACCATCAGTAGCAGTTCCTGTTCCAATATTTATTGATCCAGTTCTGTAAATATCAGATGTTGTATCATATGAATAGTTAGATGTTCCTTTCAAATAAAATGAAGATGTAACACCTGCTCCTGTTGCACCCATTTCTCCTGGTGAACCTGTTGCTCCTTGAGGTCCTGTTGCACCCATTTCTCCTGGTGAACCTGTTGCTCCTTGAGGTCCTGTTGCTCCTTGAGGTCCTGTTGCACCTGTTACTCCTTGGCTTACTGTACCACTAACTGATGTTGGTAAAACCCACTCAAATGAACTTCCATTATTAGAAAGAATCCAACTTGCAGTTGCAGTATTTACCGAATTTATATGTGACGGTGTTAAACTATTGTTTAAAACTATTGCAGAAACAGAAGGACCATTTATGGTCATCACGGATGATAATTGAATAGTATCTGTTGTATTAAAAATAGGAGTGTTAAATAAGTCAACTAAAATCAACTCACCTGACCCATTATTATTAAAAACTCCACTATTTACAAGATTTACTGAACCATTTGCCACAACTACATGACCATAGTTTTGCATTACACCCCCGTCTATTGTTAAATCACCATAAACCCAATATTGTTCATATTCTTGAACAGTAACAACCTCACCTGGTCCAATATAATACTCGATGTTATAACTATCTGATGGAAATGGTTTAGTCATTTGAAAGTAAGTTCCATTATATGTTAAACTATAAATACCATTTGTTACAATATCACTTATTATAAGATCTCTTACTCCATTTTTAGTTGCAATTTTAATATTTCTATATCCTAATCCATTTATATTGATTGATGCAGTACCAGTATTAGCAGTATTAAATTTAGTTAAAAATATTAAGTCTCTACTATATGCATTAAATATTGGATCTGTACTTACTGAGTAGGTTAAACCACCTATTGAAGTTGGTTCAATATAAAATACTTGTGTTGTCTTCTCTTGTTTCCATATTCCAGTAGGATAATTACCCTCATATTTATAAATTGAATTATCATCATTATCAACTCTAACAGTCATACCATTAGTTGGAATAGTAAGCTTCCATGTACCTATGTTACTATACTCTACAATTATTGTTCCGTATGAATAATTATCCCAGTTTGTACCTGATGGAAGTAAATTTGGTATAGTTGCTAATAAGTATCTGTCACCTGGAAAAGGTTCTAATGTAGGCTCAATACTTAGAATTGAAATTACTGAGTCAACCCATTCAGTTGATGCATTATCACCTAAATTGAGTTTTACCCAATTTGAATTATCTAATATATCGAACACATTGTTATTAGTATTACCATATTTAAGCTGATATGTGCCGTTAAGATCAGAATCGGAATCATTATAAACAGTTACTAACATTCCCCATTCTCTTCTCGCTTCTATTATGTTATTCATATCATCATACGTTTCATACCCGTGAGCACCACCTTTTATTTCATTGGCAAATGCTGAGGCAATTTGATCTAATGAATCATTTGGACGAATTGCGGATGATACTAAAGTTCCTATATTTTGTGACATTTATATTCTATATTTTTTTTAACTTATTATTACAGGATTCAATGGTGAATTCTGTGCAGTATTTGATATCCAAACTTCATAGTTTGTTATAATACCATGTGTGTTTATAAAACTAAAACCAGTTAATAGTCTACTAAAACCCGTACTTGTAAGTCCATTTACTGAAAATGCAGGTGTTGTTGCATTTGGAACATTACTTGGCCAAGCAAATAATAAATATCCACCAGCACCATTTATATTGGCATAAGTTTTATTCTTTACTTTAGATAACATATTACCTGGAGAAACACCTGCTCCGGTCAATCCTCGAATTAGTAAACTTCCACTATTAGATGTAGGGAAAAAATTTGATACTATTGTTGCTATACGTGAATTACGTGTAATAGGATCTGATAAGTCTGGATTTAATATTGATGTCAGATCTAATCTTCCCCAATATATTTTATTCATCCACTCGTACGATGTACTTGTTGTCGTTGTTGATCCATCACTAACTGTCATTGTAAAAGTATTTGGAGTAGAAACCGCTGGAGTACTCCATGTTCCTGTTACTACCTTTGTTCCACTTTGATCACCACCATTTACTGGAAATATTATTTGACCATCAACATTAATTGATGTAATTGTATTAGACTTTTTAATAACACTCCAAGTTATTGTAGAATTTAGAGGTTGACCATATTCTTTATTGGCTATAGTAGATAAACTTAATATTGGTGCCGCATATGGATATAAAAGAGCATCAAACATTTGTTGTATCGTGTGTGGAGTAGAGAATGTTGTTCCTTCTGGAATACCACCAACTCCAATAGTTGTGGGATTTGGATTTTGAAAATATGGCGAAGCTAATGAAGCAGATGCCACAGTTATTTCAACATCACTTACTCTCTCCCATAAAGTAAATACTGCATCTCTTACATGATTTGCAAAAATCAAATTCGCATTATTATCTTTTATTTGATCTAATAAATTCTGTACGGTTGACCAACGTTTAGATTCGTAATTACTCGCAGTACCATATTTGTATAAAAATGACATATATAATTAATGTTTTTATGTATATATTAAAATATTATTTTCATAATAATAAAAAAAGAGAGTTAAACTCTCTTTTTATTTATTGTTTCTTAATCCAAAGATAATAATCATCCGTTTTCTCAAAGTCAAACTTTGTATAGTTCATCTCAAGAGAATCATTTATTAAATCAGTTATTAAATTATCAGTCAATTTAGATTCTATATCTGTATCGAATTTATCTTTATCCACAACTGTATTTAGTTTTAAAGATACTCCAACAATTAGATCAATTTGTTGTTTAAGAAGTTCATCATACAAATACTCTTTAATATTCTCTTTAATAATATCAAATTCATCTTTATTGTAAACAATTACTAATAGATCTTCATTTTCCCAATTACTAATTTTAAACATATGTTTATCTGTATCAACTATATCTATCTGACTTAAATTTGCATCAAAATGATCTGCTAAAAACTTCTCAGCTTTAATATCAGTTTTACCAATACCTTTATAAAGACATTGAATAATTGAAGTAATTTTAAATTCATCTGACTCAAACACTTTAAATCTTTCAAATGTTAAAACTCCATCTGATTCCATATGAACTCTATCTTCAATAACATCATTTATAACCTGTTTAATACCATTTATATCTTTTAAACCATTTCTATCTATAAACTTTTCAAATTTATCAGAACCATTCTTTAAATATCTTTTTAAATTAGTAGGTTTAATCTTCCACTTATCAATATACTCATCAACTAGCTTATTTACTACTTGATAATATTTATTTGCATCCTCTCTACTGTTTATTGACATTATTTAATTGTGTTTTTTATTAGAACTATATATTAAAAAAATATTTTCACTTTTTACTAAACAAAAGATAATTTTCATGATATATAATCATGTAAAAAAATTAAAAAACAAAAAAACTATGAAAAAAGTATTATTCGCTGTAATGGCAATCACTGCAATTTCTTTAACATCTTGCAAAAAAACTGAAACTGTAGATGCAACTACAACAACTGTTGATTCAACTGCTGTTGACACTACTAAAGTTGATTCAACTGCTTTAGATTCAACTGCTGTTGATACTACTAAAACTACTGAAGTAGTTAAGTAATCAAAAAAAACACTGACAATTTTTCAATCATTTTGTTTGATGTGAAAAAAGAGAAACAGAAATGTTTCTCTTTTTTGTTTTTAGGAATTATGTATTTAATATATAGTTTATGAATTTAAAACAACTTAGAGACTTTTATAATAATAAACCTGTTGAGTTTGTTCTTAAAGAACATTATAACTTAATAGAAGATAATGAGTATATTCCACGTTTTTCATTAAAGAATGTTAAGGATATTGCGAATATACCTATCAATCAACCGATTAAATATTCTGATCAAATAATGACTAAAGCCATCAAATATGGTATGATGTTTTTACTAAACTACAAAGGAGAAAAAGATAAACACTTTGCTGGTCACGAGAGAGTTATATACCCTATGGTACTTGGACGTTCATCTAAAGGTAAGATGTTATTGAGAGGTTGGCACTTAAATGGATGGTCAGTATCTCAAAGAAGACATATAAATAAGATTTGGAGACTTTTTAGAACAGATAGGATACTTTCTATGACTTTTACTGGATCGTTCTATAGATTGCCTCCCACAGGTTATAATATGAATGATAAAGGTATGAGAGGTGGTATTGTTGTTAGAGCAGATTTCAATGAAATTAGAAGAAATCAACAAGCACTTGTAAATCAGAACAAAATTCAAAACAGAGAAGAAGTTACTATTGGTGAAAAAGATAAAACTTTTGCTTCTATACAAGTTAAAGAAACAGAAGAATCTAAATTAGACTTAATGAAACCATTTGAAAATGTTTATGTAAATAACAATAAAGATATGGCGGGTCTAAGAATATCATTCTTAAAAAGTATTTATGGTAATAAGTATATTGCTGTATTAGGTGCATTAGGACAACCTGGTAATACAGTTAGAGTTTTAACTGATAAGCAAGTAAATTTAGGTATTTTTAAAGTACTTGATTCTATAACTGGTGATGTTTTAAAAAGTATTAAGAATGTAAAAGGTAATGCTTTATATGATTTATATTTATTCGATAAAAAACTTTAATATATAGTATATAAAAATAATTAAAAAGTTATGATTAAGAAATTTGAGAATTTCGATAAAGAGGAAATGTGTATGAATTGTCAAGATCCAATTGAACATTGTATGTGTTATGGTGAAAAAGATGAGGAAACAGATGAACTAACTGATGAACTAACTGATGAAAACTCAGAAGAATTCAATGAGAAGAAAAATTGGATCAAAGATGCAATTAAACATCCTGGTGCATTAAAAAAATCTTTAGGTAAAAAAGATGATGAAAAGATTTCTAAGAAAGAAATAGACTCAGAACTTTCTAAATTAAAAGCTAAGGATAAAGATAAGAAAAAACCGGGTACTCAATTAGATAAAAAAGATGCTACTAAAAAAAGAAGATTAGAGTTGGCAAAAACTTTAAGTAAACTTAAAGCAGTTAAAGAACATAGTGAACAAGAGAATTATATGTTTTTTAGTAATTTAGAAACTATCAAAAGATTAGTTGATGAATTATTAAAAATGGATAAATCAGAAATCGATGCAATGCTAACAGAACATGATTGGGCTTCTGATCATATTACATCTTCTAAAGATGATATTGAAGAAGTATTTGATTTTATTGCAGGACACAATAATCCAGAAGAGGATTTTGGACTTGCTACACATGATGGTAGTTTTGATGGTGATGATTCTGAAAAAAATGATTCTAATCCAATGACCCATTTGAAAAGTTTCTTTACAAAATAATTAAAAAGCCTCACTAAAAATGAGGCTTTTTCTTTTAAACTAACATGTTAGTATTTCATATAAGTTGAAGTTTAACTCCTTAATTAGGAATTAAAAAATAATGGCCTATGAATGAACGAATTAGACAGCTTTTTAACACATCTTTTCAATAATATCGAGAGTGAAGATATTTCTTTATTAAAAAAGATGAAATATGGCTACAGACATTACTACTTAAATATCAAAGTTGAACAAGAAGAAGAGACAGAAATTAGTTTCTCAAAAAATGGACTTTATATATCAGACTTTACAATTGTAATAGATAATCGAAATAAATGTATTGATATTTTTTCTAATATGGATACTATCGTAGTTGAAGATACTGAATTAGTGGAAAAATGGACAAATATTTTTGAGGAATATATTCAAGATAATCTCGAAAAGACGGTTGGAGATTTAATAAATAATACATTCACAAATACTAATCAAAAAGGTTTGTTAAGAGGTTATAAATTAAAAAAAATGGATATTTAATATGAATTTATTTAGTCAAGAAGAAATAGATAGAATTACTAAAGCTAAAGAAACTAACGATAAGTTAGAAGAGTACTTCAATGATAAAAGATCAGAGTGGAGTAAAAATGTTGATCCACTTTTTAAATCATTATCATTAGATTTAGTAAATCCTGCAAATTCTAAAGTAATATTAGATACTCAAGCTATTGCACTTTCATATAGACAAATGTTAAATGAGCAAATAAACTTCTTTTTAAATAAACGAAGTAGAGAAATGACTAAAATTAAAAAACTTAAACAAGATAAGTTTGTTTTTTATGCAACTGGATTTGGTATCAAAACAAATATGGGAGAAAAGGGTATTTTAATTGATGGGCATTTAGCAGAAAATGATAGAGCAATGGAAATTATAGAAGCTTATATTTCTTATATGAGAGATACTGTTAAAAATCTTGAATCATTAGGATTTGCAGTTAAGAATATGATTGAGTTGATGAATTACTTAGGTAAATAATGACTAGTGTAAATCCATTTTTAATGGCTACTGTATTAAGACGATATAAGAGAATGGAAATAATAATAAGAATATTTATAATTTAACCTCTTCCCTTCTCAACGTCTATTTCAATACCTGATTGTTTTAAAACCATTACACCTTCTGAACAACCATAACATAGATTCTTATTCTTTGATTTACCTTCACAGTCATCACATCTTTCGCGATCACCATCGGTGTCCCATAATCTATAACATTTCCAAGAAGGAACATTAGAAAGTTCATCTTTATCTTTATTTAAACAAAATAAAGTATCCATATAAGGATATTTGGAATGTTTACCATCTATCTTAACAGATATTTCTCCTAATAATTCTTTTCCATTATATTTAAACTTTACTGCTGCAGAATCACCACAAGTCATACTTTGTTTGTATAACCATCCATTTTTCTCAGCATATTGTGTAAATTTATTTACTTCATAATCACGGTTTGTATAAACCCTATCCATAAAATATTCTGCATCACAAGGAGATTTATCTAATTTCCAAACTAATGCTCTACCACATATTTTACCATCTTCGAGAAGAACTAGTAATCTAACTTTCTTTTCATTTTTAGCGTATATTTTAAGAAATGATGGGTGTCCAGTCATACAAGAGCTACCCAGAGTTCCTAAGTTTCTATCAAAGTAATTCTCTTCAGCATAACCTGATTTTATTTCTTCTCCAACATAAAATTGAAAATCTGCTTCTCCTTCATCTGCAATTGATTTATAAACATTTACAAAATCTTCTATTTGTTTATCAGTAATCTTAATATCATATAAATCTTTTGCTATGTATTTTATTGCTCTACCAACTTTAAGATCACTTCTACCAGCCATTGTATATGGATCTACATCATCTTTTACTCTGTTTGTTTGAATAAAAGATACTTTATCTTTATCATCAGTTGTTTTAAAGAAATCTTGTTTTAAATCTATCTCAGAAACCCAGTCTTTATCATTAATTCTAGATAAAAGCATATGTGCAATTGTAGATGAAAAATTTGACTGTCTTGAAATTTTATCTAATTTAGATAAGAAACTTGTATCTGCACTTAAAAATGCTTCTAGTATAAGTTTAGATTCATTTATTAAAAATTGGTTATACTTGCTAATCATTATATTATTATAAATTTACCTTCGTCTTTGTATTCGTGAAAATGTCTTAGTGAAAAAACAAATGTAGTTCCTATCCTATTTGATTTAGCAGACTCTAAACATTCAAATTCCATTGCTATAGTTTCATCATAATCCCAACCAGAATCTCTTGCAAAATCACTCCAATAATTAACAAATTCATAAACTTCATTTTTTAAGAAATATTCTTCACCGTGTCCAGCCACTTTGTGAGTAAATGATGGCATCAATCTTCTAAATAATGATGTAGATTTTATAAATTTAATTTTATCACCAATTTTTAAGTCTGCAACAGCAACTCTTTTTTTAGCTTCTTGTTCAGAGTTATATAACATACCACCATATTGTGATAATGGTACTTTCGTACCCTTCTCTGCACCATATAACCCACCTTTTGGTATAAAACCTTCATAATGTTTAATATATTTCATAAACTATATATTAAATAAAAAACCCATCTTTTTAAAAGATGGGTTGTTTTTAAGAGTTGTATTTAAAGTCATGATTTTCTTCAATATTTAGAAGAGTTTCGTAAATCAACTCTATAACATTTTTAATATCTTCCTTATGAACAGTTTCACAAGTTGTGTGCATGTACTTGAGTGCTAAAGAAATAAGTGCAGAAGGAGTACCACCATTCGCATAAGCAAATGCATCGGTATCTGTTCCAGTTGATCTCGAAGAAGCTGCTAACTGGTGAGGGATTTTTTTAGCCGTTGCGGTATCCAAAATCAATTTTCTCAATTTATTATGAACTGCAGGACCTCTTGTAATAACACCTCCATCACCAGCAATATGATCGCCTTGTTTACTTGCAGTATAACAAGGTGACGATGTCTCATGACAAACATCAGTTATAATAGCAACATTTGGCTTAATTGTGTGTGCAATCATTTCAGCACCACGTAATCCAATTTCTTCTTGAACTGAATTAACAATGTAAAGTTTAAATGGTAGTTTTTTACCTTTCTCTTTCAATTTTCTTGCAACCTCGGCAATCATAAAACCACCAATTCTATTGTCAAGTGCTCTACCAGAGTAGTAATCATTACCAAGTTTCATCAACTCATCTTTAAAAGTAACTACTGTACCAACTTTAATACCCATTTTAGCAACATCTTCTTTTGAAGAAGCACCAATATCGATAAAAATTGAGTTTAAATCAACCTCTTTCTTTCTATCAGAGATATGTATCGCTGGATGTCCAAAGACACCTGTAACGGCACCCTTTTCACCCCATAGATTTACTCTCATAGAAGGAGCAATTTGTACGTCAGAGCCACCATTTCTGATAACTCTAATATATCCTTTTGAGTCAATGTAGTTTACAAACCAACTGATTTCATCAGAGTGTGCTTCGATAACAACTTTAAAGTCAGACTCTAAATTACCGGTAACACCATAGGCAGTACCATAATTATCAAGTTCAACAGAATCGACATATTTTTCAATATTGTCCATCCAAACTTTTTGTCCACCTAATTCATACTCAAAACCTGTTGGAGAAGTACTATTCAAGTACTCTTTTAAAAACTTTTTGTTTAATTTCATTTTAGATATTTTTAATGTTCTTATGTTATACATGAAAATGTAAATTAGTTTAAACAAAGTTATCAACTTTGATATAATCATTATGAAATTTAGACTAATAAACGACTTTATATTAAATACCGGATTTGGTGAAGAAATAATTCTACAAAAAGGAGATATTACTGAACCTAATGAAAATGGTGATTATGTATTTCCTAAAATAAGTAGAACATTTACTAAAGAAGATTTACTTTCAAAACCTGAGTTATTTGAAGAGTTACTTGAATTAAAATTAGATGTAAGAGAAATTACTGAAGATGATGAAAATAAAGTAGGTAATTGGAGAATACAACTTGATGTAAAAACATCAAGAAAGAAATTAAAGGAAATAGAAAAGTTTATAAGAGAGAATGTAAATGAAATGCTTTAATTATTTAAAGAAACCAAATCTTTTCATTCTAGTTTTACTTAACATTTTATTATACTCATCAAGTATATAAGATCTTAACTCATCATCTAATTCAATACCAATTTCAAATGCTCTTTCAAAGTCATCTTCACTTGAGAAACTAACTTCTCCATTTATTACTTTAAATGAGAATTCTTGGTCATCAATAAAAACTTCAAGTTCACTACCATGAACATCAAATGGTTCAATATCAAAATTGAATTCTTCAAATAATTTTAAGTGTTTCATTATTCTTCTGTTTTCAATAAGTCTTCTAAATATAAGTATATATATTTGTGGTATCTTTTTAAGATAAATGGATCAACATTTCTTTTAATATCACCATATAGTCTAAATCTACCTGGGTTTTGAGTAAGTTTATCTATTCCCTCTTTAGGAGTTGTGATTGTTGGAAACATAGTAACTATTTCCTTAGCAACTGAGAAGGCAAACGCCATAACTTCATCTTTATTAGAGAAATATTTTTTCTGATCTTTTGGTTCTGGTAATGCCATATCTATATTAGGTCTTCTAGAATGTTGCCCTACGTGAATTTGTTCATGTTTAAGTATGTCACCAAGTGGAACTTGATCAAAGAAGTCTTTTGGTATAAAAGGCATTGGTAAATTTAAAACAATTCTAGGTCTTTTAGTAACCGGATTTACTAAAGCAAAAAACTGAGCCGATCTTGGAGGTGCAGTTGCTTTATCTCTTTCGGGTAAATCATTTAAAAAAGTATTATAATCTACAATTTCTATATCATACTCTGCTCCGAGTGCAGTCAATTCTGGTATTTGAAATCTATGATGTCTCGGATATGTATTGATTTCTCCCATTAAACCATCTACTGCCTCATTTTTATAATCAACGATTGCTTCATTTACTTTACTTTCAGATATACCTAATATAGAGTGAATATCTTTTTCAATCATTTCAACTCCTGCTTCCATTGATTCAACTTGTTCTTCGTAGTCAAGTACATCATTTGCAATTTTAGTAACTTTCATATCATCAATGTCAAATTCATATCTAACATTCATACCATTTGCTGAGAAATTTATAAACAACTCATGGTCATCTTTATTCTCCCACTCATATATAAGTGTATCACTATTTTCAGTGTTGTCAAGTAAATCTTTGATTTCTTGCATTCTCATGTCTAAATAACTATCTGGGTTAGTGACATTCTCGTTGATAAATTGGTTCCAGTTTTTAATCATAAATTATATATTAAAAACTATTAAACAAAAAATCAACTTTTTCATATAATCTCTAATAATTAAATTAAATATGGCAGGAAAAGTAAAGTTAAAAGTAGTACCAAGTATGTTTAGTGACTTCATCGAGAAGTTAAATACCGTAGCATCCATTGATGACACCGTTAAATTAAAGATAGATAATGAAAATATTTTAATGTATGCAATGTTAGGTGGTGGTAATGTTATTTTGGCATTCAAAAACTTTCTTTTACCTACAAAAGAGTACTTTGATAATGATATGGAAGATTTTTCATTAGATATTATCATACCTTCTGCTAAAAAGTTCGTTAAAAACTTGGCATTCATAAAAGATATGGATAAAATAGGATTTGATGTTTCTTATAAAGAATCACCAGATGATGATTCATTATATATTGCAAGAGGTCTTCAAATATCTTCTGGTAAATTTAAAGTAAACTGGTTAGGTGGTGAAGGTGGGACAATAAGAGATATTGGTAAAGTAGCACTGGCAACTAGATTAGATGTTAGAAATAAAAAATGGACTTTTAATATTCCTAATAGTGATTTCTTAGACATTAAAAAGTTATCTGGTATAAATGGTGAGAGAATCATAAATATGGACGTTGTTAAAGGAGTTGTTACTTTATCAGAGAAATCTTCTTGGGAATTAGAAGTAGATAATTTAAACGATGATAGAAACGCAACTTTGATACTAAATAAAAGATTTTTAAGTTGTATAAATGATAAGATGGAAAATATAGAGTTCCTTATTTTTGAAAATTTCATGCTTATAAAAGACAATAACTCAAATTTAATGTTGAGCTTTGAACAGATGCTGGACGACGATGAGTAATAAAATGACTTGGGATTGGAATATAATTGGTAACGATCAAAGATTAGTAATCAAAATACCACTAGAATCACTGAAATCAAAAAACAAATGGTGGGAAATCTGGAAAAAGAATTCTTACGATTTTAAAAACAAATATATAAACAGACAAATAAAAATAATAAAGCTATTCAACATTGAATAAAAAACAACCAAATAATAAAAGAAAACATAAAATAAATGACGACATTAAGTCATTTGAAGTTAGACTAATCGTTACCGGTGCAGCACCAGAAATAATCAGAACTAAAGACGCACTTCGTCTTGCAGATGAAGAAGGAAAAGATCTTATTTTAATAAATGAGAATCAAGATCCACCTATTGCCAAAATTGAAGATTATGGTAAGTTCCTTTATAACATCGAGAAAATGTTAAAAGAACAAAAGAAAAATGCAATTAAATCAGAATTAAAAGAAATAAAACTTTCTTGTGAGATTTCAGATCACGATTTAGAGATTAAAGCTAAGAAGGGTAAAGAGTTCCTTTTGGATAATGATAAAGTAAAATGTGTTATTCAATTAAAAGGAAGACAAAAAGGTAATCCAGATAGAGGACAACTAGTAATGCTAAAATTTGCCACAATGTTGGACGAGTTTGGATCTGCCGAAAATATACCAAAACTTGAGTCTAGTAAATGGCTTATGATATTAAAACCAAAAAAGAAGAACTAATGTTCTTCTTTTTTATTTAAAAACTTTTCTAAAAACTCCAATTCACATAAATCTCTTTTTGTTGAGTTTATACCTCTTTTTGTAATACATAAATTTTCTAGTGAACCTATATCTTCGGAACTTATATTATTAGTAAATCCAAAATAAACCGATTCTTTATGATCTATTGTTGGGTACCCAGGATCATTATGTGGTAGAGTAAAATTATTCGATATATTCTCTTTAGTATAGTAATCAGTACCATTCCATTCAATCATTAGATTTTTAATATTAGAATTTGTTATTCTTCTACATTCATTTCTATACAGAAGGTAATTATCATTTATAAATCCGTTATCATATAAATCTTCGGAATATATTATTACATTTTTAATAATATTATCAATTATAACTAACTTTGATTTTTTATTAGTATTTCTTATCTCCCACCAATTTTTTGTACCATATTTATCAAGTAATATATTTGATATACTTTCTTTATAATCAGGTGATAATAAATTTGTTTTATAACCGAATTTATCAATATTTGTTTTTTCAACTCTATCCTTCCATTCATTTGTTTTACTATAATTATCAACTCCATATTTCTCTAATGATGTCATTGCCGCTTTTTGTCTGGAGCATTTTCTACAACCATAGAAACCGTGTCTTTCAACATTATCAATATATTTATAATACATAATATTATTCTCGATTCCACATATTTTACATATAACATCAATCTTAACATGTGATGATGTTGATAAATGATTAGTTTCGATTTCTAATTCTTTATTTAAAATAGGATTATATCCTAATTTAATATAATGTGTAATATTCCTATATGAAATATTTACTTTAATTTTGTCATTCTTTATCATAACATATATATTAAAGCCCCATATGTTCCTTTAAAACTTTTATATATATATTCATATAATATTTATGACAAGAGAAGAAAAAAAATTAAAAATAGAGTCATTAAAGATACAAGCAGTACAACTAAAAAAAGATGTTGAATACTATAACGCAATGCAGACAGCATTGAAGCTTGTGCTTAATGGCTCCTATGCTTAGCCCCCACTACGTTATGTGGTGGGGGAAATTAGCGGAGCATTCGCAACGGCCTACTTCATATTATATAATAATCACGTAGCAGGCACAATAACGGCACAAGGTCGTGATCTTACAAAAACAATGGATAGAGTAAATGAAGATTATTGGTATAACCAATGGCATCTTGATTTTGAAGTACACGATAAAGTAGGAATAAAAAATGTTACTCAAATTGATAAAAATGAACATGTTAGTATTTATGCTGATACTGACTCATTATTTGTATCATTTAAACCAGCAATTGATCATTGTGATTGGGAGAATTTAGTTTTAAGTGAAGTTGATAAGATTGATAAAAAGTTTATTGTTCTTTCAAAAGAAAAAGTAAGACATAATAATCCAAACTGCGTTGCCGTTGTTCATTCAGTTAGTGAATTAAAAGATACAATTTGTAATGCGTATGACCTATTAGTATTTGATGGGTATTTTATTAAAGATAGAAATCTTAATGGTATGATAAATGATGGTGTATTTACATCAGAAATAAAATGGAATTGGACTAGTGAATTAGAACTAATTCAAGGCTTAGACCATTTTAGGTATGGTGGATATTTCAAACAATGTTTAGAAGATTATGCTGCTTCATTTGGAGTAGAGAATAAAGAAGACTTTGAGTTAGAAAAGATTTCTGAATCAATTATCAATATTGCTAAAAAGAAATATATTCAGCATATTGTACATGAAGATGGTATCAACTTTGATCCTATGACTTACATATTCCCTAAAGGAGTTGAACTTGTAAGATCATCTACACCTTTATTTGCAAGAGATAAGATTGTAGATATTGTAAGATACTTATTTTCTAATCCAGATACATTCAACATAAAAGAATTATTGAAGTTAGTTAAAAATCTTAGAAAAGAGTTTGAGCTAGCTGATATTGATGATATTGCAATGCAGTCTTCTTGTTCTAACTATGATGCTAAAATTATTGATGATAAGGTTTTACCTTTGAGATATGTAAATGGTGCTCACTTCGCAGTCAAAGCAGCTGCTTATCATAATTACTTATTAAATTTGGATAGAGCAGCACAACAGAAATATGAATTTATTAAATCGGGTACAAAGATTAAGTATTATGTTTGTAAGGATAAAACTGTGAATGATCAGTTTGCTTATATGAGAGGTTCATACCCTCATGAGTTCGCTCCAGAGATAGATTATGACGAACAGTTCGCGAAAGCTATACTTTCTCCAATCAATTCAATTATTGAACCATTAGGTTTACCTGAAATAACTAAAAGGTTGTCGGTCGTGATGGACATCTTCGGAGGCTTCTAATAAAAAATCCTCTCAATATTGAGAGGATTTTTATTTTAAATCTTTTTTTAGTTTTGTTGACCAAGTTGGTATATAATTGATTGGCATGCCAAATGGTGCACCACCTCCATCACCATTTAGAAGTAATTGTATCTGCTCTTCAATACCAGTTATGAATTTCATTTTTTCTTCAAAAGGCATGCTATCATGATAATATATCCATTCAAGTAGTTCTTCCATAAATTTTATAGTAGTAGTTCCTTCTTTTGGTTGTTCAGTAGGTTGAAACTCTCCATTAGGACCTACAAACCTTTTATTGTCTTCACTTTCATTAAACTTATTAAATGTATCAATTCTTTTCATATATACTTTATGTTTTTGCTACTACTTTATCTTCTTGAAATGTGAAGAAATTTCCTTCTATTGTAACATCTTTACCTCTTACAATAATAAATGATTGTCCTTTATAAAGTATTAGGTAGTCTGTATTCAACGATAATGATCCTTGTGAGTGAACTTTCACTTTTCTTGTTGATTCGCTAATAACTGCTTTATCATAAGGTTTAACTTGAATAGTTACTTCTTTACCTAAGTAAATAAATTTTCCATCAATTCCAGAAATATCTTCTTCAACTGTTGGTGTAATAAAGTTTACTGATATTCCTTTCTTTTCTTGTAAAGATTGTTTAAAAAATCTTAAAGAATCTTGTTCTCCTACATTTCCTCTTCTGGAGGTATTGATTAAAACAGGTAAAGTAATACGTTTAAAGTATCTACCTTTCCAGTGATATATCTCTTTCATATTATTAGTCATATAGTGATAGAATGCGGCTTCTGTTCTAATAGAGTTTTCTCTAATTATTGATTTGAATACCGTATAGTTATTTACCATTTTACTGATATATTCGCTACTTATAATCTGACCTTCTATGTTTAAATCTTGATTCACTCCATATTTAAAACCAAATGGCTCATATACCTCTTGGATATATTCCTTGATTTTACCATTTAACCAATCTATTGAGTTAAATTCACCATATTTCTTAGTCATTACGTTCCCTAATTTTAAGGAGCTTTCATTTAATTTTATCCATTTCATAATGTATATATAAAAAAATAATATATAAAATATGAAAGAAGATGAAATATATCCATATTATCTAAAACATTTAGATAACAGACTTACGGAAGGTAAATTAAGTAGAGGTTCATTTTCTCTACTAAGAATTAGTGAAAGTGCTTTTAATGATTTTAAGTATAGATTTGAAAATGATAAAGACTTCTCCCTTCAATTTAAGCGAGATAAGAGGATTGATGATCTTTTTAATGATATATAAACAATATATAGTTGTATGAAAAGTATAGTAACAGAAGAATTTTCCGGTCAAGAAAAGACTGATGAATTACTGGATAAAATATCTAAGTATGGCATAATATCTTTGACTATACATGAAAAAGACTTTTTAGACGCAGTTTCTTTAGGTGATGAAGAAGCAGTTAAAACTAAGATGAGGATTTTAAGTACTGATACTATTTTTGAGGATGATTACTTTAAATTTGAATTAGATGATATAAAGTATGAAGAAGATGGTATTGAATATATTGGTACTTTATATGTACCAGATTTAGAAAAATCACATAAAACAATAGAAGGAAACTTAAAAGGTAAAATAATACTTTATAATACCGGTGCTTATTCACTTGATTTTTTAAAAGTTGTAAATGATAAGGGTAAAGTAGTGGAATATGATGTTTTTGAGTTTTGTGGTGGATTAGAATATGAATTAGATAGCTTTATAGACTATGTGGTTCAAGAATTAGAGTAAAAACAGGTATTTTAAATTTAATATATAATAAAAAAATAATTATTTGATATGATTAAAAAGTATAATCAATTCGTAGATGACAAAATAAATGAAGAGTTTACTGCTGGACCTGAACAAGCTCCTGCACCTACAAGAAGAGAAACGGAAACTCCATCTAGACCAGATACAGATAGACCTACTGCTCCTAGACCAACTAGACCAGGTGTTATCCCAGATGATGTTCCAAGTGAACAAGATAATCCATTGGCTAAAAATAATCCATTTGAACAAGAGTTTGAAGGTGGTGAAGAAGAAGAACAAGAAGATGTTTATTCTAGTAGATTAAAAGAATTGGCACAAGCATTAGGATTAGAATCGGATGCAGTTCAAAACAACAAATTAGAATTTGATGGAAAAGAAATTATTTTTCCTTCTGAAACTGAAAAGTTCCACGTTGATAGAAAGAAATTTGATACAGTTGATCAAGTTGTTTCTTATTTACAAGGTGGTTCTGAAAGAGTTGCTCCTAGATTAGAAGAAGAAGACAGAATTGATCCTGAATTTGAAGCTAAAAGTTATAAATTCTCAAGAAGAGAAAGAAGATTAAAATAATATTTTAATAGATATAAAAAAACCACTCATTTGAGTGGTTTTTGTTTTACTGTTGATTTTCCTCAACCGTTGCATCTGCTGAATTACTAACGTCTGATGCTTTCTTTTCGCTTTGTATTTGGCTAACCATATAACCTGCTACAAGAAACTGAATAGAAGCCCATCCACCAAACTCAATCATAGTCATTGTTTCAAATTTGCTTAATAGGAAAAATATCATTCCCCACTCTGCAATTACAAATCCAATACCTGACTCAACTCTTTTTTTAGAAAAGTAAGAATCTTGTGTGGAATAGATTTTCATAATCTCTGTGAAGAACCATTTGATACTTCCAAAGAATCCTAACTTCTTTTTAACTTGTTCTGCCATAATAAGTCTTTTTTATTTTATATATTAAAACAAAAAACACAAAAAAATAAATAAAATAGCTTATAATTTTTTAAATTCTTCAAATTTTTTATTATAATCAACTTCTTCTTTATTATTTCTCTTACGTTTGAATTTAGGAATCCATTTTACATCCAACGTATCTTTACTGAAAAATAATGGAAGTTTTAACTTTTTAAACGCATCTGGTGTTAGTTGACATAATTTATTTATATCTTTTACTTTACTAATTCTATGTAATAAACTAAAAGGATCATTAGAATTCTTTTGGTCAACAATACTCTCAAATAATTTATTCCATAAGAATACTGTATATCCTTCTTTTAACTTCTCTTCTGACTTCTTAAATCCGGCCTCATCATTATCGAAAAAGTATTGTAGATCAAATCCACTATTTTCTAAAAATCTAAAATCTGTATTTACCCCAACTAAACCAATTGAGTTAGGGTAAAATAATGAATCTAAGTAACCTTCAAAAACAGTAATCATTCTATCGAAGTCAACATTAAGTATATTAAAATAATAAGATAACTTGTTATAAATAACTAACTCATTTATATCAACTTGTTTAGGTTCTTCCTTAGCTAGATTTACCCACTCTAATATATTTTCATAATTATAGATTTTAAACATTCTTTTTCGACCTTCTTTAAGATTACGAACTTGCATTCCTAACAACTTAGTATCTCTACGATTAAGCATTATTATAATCCATTCAGACTCATCTTCATTTTTCCAATACTTTGCTTGGTAGATATTTTTATGTTTATCTGGTTCTATACCACGACCAATTAGGTACTTGTAGATACCACCGTTTACTTGAATCGGCTTAAAGTCAGAAAATGGAGTAAGATTTAGTTCAATAGATTTTTCTAAATCAGTTAAATCGATTAAGTTATCAAATTTTGCATCAGTAAATTCACTTTGGTAATCATTATAAGTCATAATTGAATCTAAGTGTTCAATCATTTCTAATTTCTTATCAGGATCAATTTGTTCATTAAATTCTTTACACATTCTATCGAATGTGGTTTTCTTATCACAATTGAAACAAATAAAAACTAATCGGTTAAAATAAAGATTACCACGTTTTGCATGGTTATTTCGATGACTATCTCCACAAAATGGACAAGCAAAGTTCAAACGGTCTGAGTAATCATTTACTCTACGTTTTTGAACATTTGCAAACTCTTTGTTAAGAATTTTTTGAAGAATATTTTTAATATAGACTTTATCCATACAGAATATATTGTAAAAAGCTTACTAAGTTTAAATAAAAAATCCTCTTAAAAAGAGGATTTTTTTTTATTATTTACGATCACAGTCACAATCGTCACCACAATCACATTCGGCCTTTGAGTTGTCACAACAAGCACACCATTCTTGATTACCTAATCTTCTTGCTTGTGCTTTTAATCTATTACCATAAGGATCTTGACGAGTTTCATCACCATTTGCACTGAAATCATCAGTCTTACCAGCCATAATCATTAGATTAGTTTCTGGTTGCATAGAAATAGTAGAACTTTGTAGTCCTGTAGTTTGACTTTGACTCTCATTAAAATCACCAAATGATTTAACTCTTCTTGTTGGTATATTAGTCTTAACTACATTTTCGGGTTTATTAGTATCTTTAATAATAAACTCTTTAATGAATGGCCATAATTCTTCATGATCTAAGTCTTCACTCGAAAGAGCATCTTTCATATGTTTAACATTTCCTGGGTCATCATCAGAGAAACCAACTTTTGCAACAAATCCAATTTTTTCTGCATATCCATTTACATCAGTAATAAATTCTCTTAAAGCATCTTCTTTTGCTGCTTCTGGATTAGCAGGTGAACCACCTCTTGAAGGTGCAGAAACACCAACAAAGTGACATAAATCTAAGTAGTTTTTAACTAATTCACTTTGAGAGAAATTTGTAATACTTTCATAACTTTCTTCATTTCTTGATTTACCAAAAAGTTGAAGGAACATAAGTAAACTATCATGCATTTTCTCTTTATCTTGTTGATCTAAACTATCAATAATATATTCAACACCTTTTCTCATACCTTCTGATTCGTGTCCTCTTGCAGTAATAATAGCAAATACAGAACCATTAGTTAAACATTCAATAAAATCTTCCCAAGCAGGTGCAAATGCCTCCATTTGTAATGCTTTGGCAACATCTTTTTTGAATATTTCTGGATCTTCAATATCTCTAAAGTTTCTAAATGCTGTATTATAGTCTAAACCAACAATAGTTTTCCCATCATATTCAAAATCTTCTTTTCCTATTTTAGAACGATAAACCGCAAAGTCTGCGGTACTCATACCAACTTCTTCACCATCTTCGGTTTGTACCATAATTTCAGTTGGCATGTTTAGTATATTGTCATCCCAATCAAATGCATAAAAAAGTAAAGTTCCTTTACCAGAAACACTTTCTTTGATGAAATTATTAAATTTTAATAACATAGTATTATAATATTTTTTATTATATATTAAATTTTATTTATAAAAAAAAGAGGACTAAATCCTCTTTCTTATTTATCTTTTATTGAAAAAAGATTGAAAAGATTCTAGTGTCTGACCTTCGTCTTCATCCTCATCTTCTTCTTCTGATTCTTGACCTTCTGATTCTTCGTCTCCGAAATCTTCTTCTTCGTCTTGACCATCAAAATCTTTAAATCCTTTAACGTCGTCATCTGATTCTTCATCTTGACCTTGTCCTTCTTCAGGAGTTTCAAGAGTGAATTCCTCAACTGTTTCACCATCTAATTCAGCTTTAACAGTTACAACACCATCAACTTCTTCAATTTCGATTTCATATCCAAGTACTTCAACTTTAGTTTTCATATATGTTATTATTTTTTTATTATATATTAAATTATTAAACCTCTTTTTTACACTTTTACATACTTGTAATCAAGATTCGGTAGTTTATTCTTAATGACTTTAGTAGCACCTTTTAAATACTTTATATTATCATCGTAAAATATAACCTTATTAAATCCAGTTTTCTCAACCAGTTCAACAATCTTTTCACCTTTCCAACCACCTGCATTATAGTGATTTTCATAAGGATACATATGAAGTCCATATTTAGGATATTCTAATCCTAACTCTTTCATAACTTTTTCAATTTTATCTCTAATCTTTTCTGAACGAGCAGTTACTATACATTTATTCTCAATTGAATTATAAAATTCTGCCAATTCTAATACTTCAGTTGGTAAACTTAAATCAGTCATACCAAATATATCTGGTGACATAAGATAAACCCTTTTACCCTTTCTAACCCAGTTTCCTTTAACTTCAATGTTCTCACCTGGATCTTCTACATAAATTCTACCATCTTGCCATTTTAAGTCTGACTTATTTACTCCAATACTTGCAGTTGATTTATCAACTATTTCTTTTATAGAAACGTCTTCTGTTAAGTATTCAATAACAAACTCTTCAAACTCTGGTGTGTTTACAAGTGTATCATCAAAGTCGAATACATATAGTGTATTATTTCTATCAAATGTTTCAAAAATCTTTAAATACTTCATATTAGTATATATTAAACTTTTACTCTATTTTATAATAAAAACAAAAAATAATACCCATAAATGAAAAACGACTTACAAAAATTTCTACGAAGTCAATCTATTTCAAGTACCTTTCAAGACAATTACTTTAAACATTTACAAAGAAAAAACAGCACTCCTATGTTATTAGAGGATAATGGTATGTCTGTTGATGTTTTCTCAAAGTTATTAGATGACAGGATTATCTTTTTATCTACTGAAGTTGATGAGTATGTTACAAACATAATCAAAGCACAACTTCTTTATTTAGAATCCGAAAGTGATGATGACATATCAATTTATATTGATTCTCCAGGTGGTTCAGTTTATACTGGATTAGGTTTACTTGATGTAATGGACTTTGTTAAACCAGACATTGTTACAATCAATACGGGGCTTGCTGCATCAATGGCTGCGGTAATTCTATGTTCTGGTACAAAAGGTAAAAGAATGGCTCTTAAAAGAAGTAGAACAATGATACATCAACCATTATCATATGCTGGATATCAACAAGCATCTGATTTAGAGATTGAAGTAAAAGAGATAAACTCTTTGAAAAAAGAACTTTATGAAATAATTTCTGATAAATCTGGACAAGCTTTTGATAAAGTTGCTAAAGATGGTGATAGAGATTATTGGATGACTGCACCAGATGCAAAAAAGTATGGAATTATCGATGAGATAATATTAAAAAGAAAATAATATGAATGGAAGATATAACATTTCTATCGGATGATGAAAAAGTTCAAAAGTTAGTAGCTGACGTAAAACATAAGTTTAGTGTATTTAGTGTGAGTAATACTTTATTTCCAAAAAATGAAATTTCGGATTCTGAACTTAAATCATTCTTTGAAAAGATTTCTGATAGAACAACTAAAATTTTAAATGCACCTAATGGTGTTCTTAGTAAAATTGTAGGTAGTCAAGTTTTGCAAAATACCTATAGTGTGGCGACATCACAAAACTCTACATTAGATGATTTAGCACAAAGTGTTATTGGTTATTTAAAAGATACTGAAGTTATTGGATTTTATGATTTGACTTATGATCCTAATAGTAAAAGATATAATATAAGATTGTATAAATTTGAAGATGATCTACGTTTAAAAGCGATTAAGCGTGAAAAGAAAATAGATGATTTATTGGATAATAATATAGGATTCTTTTAAATAAAAAAAACCACTCATATGAGTGGTTTTTTAATTATGCTTGATCTCCGTTTTCTGGTTTAGCTTTTGGCTTTCTTCTTCTACGTGGTTTAGCTTTTTTCTCAGCAACAACTTCTGTTGAAACCTCTTCTACTTTAACCTCTTCAGTTTTCTTAATAGCAGGTGTTCTTTTTGCTTTAATCTCTTTAGCAGTTACTTTAGTTTCCACAGCTTGTACCGGTACTTCTTTTACTACTTCTTTTTTAATTTCCTCAGCTTTTACAACTGGTACTTTTACTTCTGGAGTTGGACAAGTTTCTGTCTCTTTTGCTCCAAAAATTCCTTTTAAGAATTTGAATAATCCCATAATATTTAATTTATTTTTTTATTATATATTCAATTTACTCTTTCCCCTTTGTAAAAAACCCCAAAAAAACGACAAATGCTTCATAAACTAAACAAACACAAGGTTTTTATATATAATAATGAGATGAAACTTAGATATGATAAAGATAAAGAAGAGTTAGTAGTCACAGAAGCAAGTAGAGTTGAATATCATCAGTTATCACTGTGGTTAACTCGTCATGTCAAAGGTTGGAGATACCAACCAGCGGTGAAAATGGGAGTATGGGATGGTAAAAAATCTTACTTTAGAGATGGTAAAATAAACTTAGGTTTGTGGAAAGAAGCTATGCGAGGTTGTAAAGAAATTGATGCTCCTTTTATAGTTGAAAATAAAGAAGATTTTCCAATCAATAGAGATGTTACTTTAGAAAAAGTTCAAGACTTCTGTAAAGACTTCTTCAAAACTCATAAAATGAAGAAAGATGGTGAAATAGTTCCTTTTATGCCATACGACCATCAAATTGAAGCGGCTTATAAAATTTTAAAGAATAGATTTTGTATGGCAGAAGTAGCAACTTCAGGTGGTAAGTCACTCATCATATCAATAGTTATGTTTTATACTTTAAAACATACTGATCCAGATGCAAAATTTCTAATAATCGTTCCTTCAATTACTTTAGTTACACAGTTTTATGATAATATTATAGAGTATAACTATGGTTTGAATAACCTTCTGCAAATGAGAGAAAGTAAAATTGATAAATTTGAAGATCTAAATAATGGACATATACCTTGTACTGTTAGAGTAGAAGAAGTAATGTCTGACAGACCAAGAAAGTTTTCTGGTACAGAAAATCCTAATGTTTATATTGGTACTTATCAATCTTTAGAGAAGTGGCCTAAAAAATTCTTTCAACAATTTCATACAATTGCGACCGATGAAGCCCACGGCGCCAAAGCAAAAACAATTTCATCTATTCTAGAAAGTACATTTACACATGCTTATTGTCGATTTGGAGTATCTGGTACTTTTCCGACAGATGATACTTGTGAGATACTTAATATACAGGCCGTTTTAGGACCTAAAATAACAGAGGTTTCTGCGGATGAATTAAAGAAGAAGGGTATTATTACTCCAATGGAAATAAAGGCCGTTATAATGAACCATAATGACTTAGAGTTTCATGAAAGATTGAAATTGATAAGAAAGAGTGGTGATGGTAAGGCAGCATTTGATTTAGAGAAAGCTTATGCTCATCAATCTGAGAAAAGATTAGTCTTTATTAGAAAGATTGTTGAAAAGTGTACTAATAATACTTTATTATTATTTCACACTATTGAAAATGGACAAAGAATATTTCAGAAATTAAAAGATGAATTACCAGATAAAGAATTCTATTATATTGATGGTGAGATAAGTGGTAGGAAAAGAGAAGAGATTAAAAAATTGATGGAGGTAACTTCTGATAAAGTTAAAGTACTTGTAGCTTCTTTTGGAACACTTTCTACCGGTGTGAGTATAAATGCTATTTTCAATGTTATATTTACTGACTCATTCAAATCAGAGCAGATTATTATTCAAAGTATTGGTCGTGGACTTCGTTTACACACTGACAAAGATAAAGTAAACATCTTTGATTTAGTTGATATATTCAATCCAAATGATATGTCTAATATACTTTATAGACATTTTAAAGAAAGAGAGGGATTTTATAATAAAAGAAAATACCCATATAAGATAATAAAAATTAATTTGTAACGACACTATCTTTATATATAATAGATAAAATTTATTATATTTAATGTCAAAAATACAAATTTTCATTGATAATTTTGAGACTCTCACTTTAGCAAAACTTAACTTTTATACTGGTAAAGTAGCCGAATATAAAACTGCAAGAGCGTCTGCTATTGCAATAACCTATGGTAAAATTTGTTCTTGGCCCTATAAGAAAGAACCAGATAGTGATGGTGTTTATCGTAGAGATCCCGCTGTAAGTACAGTTGGAGATCTATTTAAGTATATCTATCATAATCCAGAAGGTGGTGAAAGATGGTTTCCTAGTGGAAATGATCCTACTAGTCTCGGTGATGTTTTTGCAGAGCTTAAGGATCAAGATACTGGAGCAAAACCACTAGAAGATATTCTTAAAAAAACATATGGAGCTTCACTACAAGTAAAATTTATTAATGACCTTAGAAAATATGGTGCACAAAAATGGTTTGATGCGTTCATGTCATCTGCACTTAAATTTTTAAAAGATGAGAAAAAATCAATATCAGATTATAAAAATTCTGATGAGTTTACTGATGATTATAGTGATTTTATTTCAGAATTCAAATATAATTATGGTGATATTGCAGATGTTTCAACAAGTTGGATTACTACACTTCCAATTCTTTACGATGCTTTTATTGAAGCAGGCGATAACTATCAACTTCCACCTGGTGTTGTAGCTGCGACTCAATCTGGTACTCAATCTGGTACTCAATCTGGTACTCAATCTACTACACAATCTAATGTACCTAATGTAGAATATAAAATATCAGTAAAAGATCCAAAAAGTGATAATGATAAAAAGATAGAAGGTACACTTAAATTTTCTGAACAAGGAAAAGATAGAATTGCAAAATCTGTATTAAATAACTTACCGAATCCATGGAAAAATCCAAAGACAGATAAACAAGTTGATAAAAATGGTACTATTTCATATGATGGTAGACCTCTTAATAATACAGGTAATTTAAGTGATACAATAATAGCAGATGATGCAATTAGAAATCTACAAAATCTTATAGATTATCACTGGGGAATAGAATTAAAGTTACAATATACACCATCTGACACTTCTTTAGTATCCGGACCTGAATCTGGTACTCAATCTGGTACTCAGTCTTCTGCACCTTTAACTGCAACTCAATCTGGTATGACTCAAAGTACTTTTGATGCAACTGGAATAAAGATTAAGCTACAAAAGAAAAGTGGTCCTGGTGAACTAATAGGTGAAGTAGAACAAACAGTTAAAGATGGTTTTGTGAATTTTGCAGGTATTCAATTTGATGCACCTGGTGATTATGTTATTTCGGTAATACCTGATTCAAATCTTATAGAAACATCTGAAGTTACAATAAAAGTTTTACCAGAAGATGATGTTATAGCACAAGATAAGTCAAGAGGTGGTGAACAAGAACCAAAAGATATACAAGGCACACGTCCAATAATTGCACAGATAGATAAACCAACAATTAAACTAAAACCTATTGAATTTGATGCATTACAAAATAATAAAGATAATGCAGAAGTAGCAGGTGCTCTTGGATTTACTCCATTTTTCTGGTATTCTGGTGTTCAGATAGATCAACGATATATAAACTCACTGAATTTATATTATGATGGTCTAGTACCTATGGTATCTATTGTTTTTGTTGACTCAATGGGAGTTATGAAAAAAGATGGATTTCCACTTGATGATAGTAAATTTGAGATATTTTTAAATTCTGGTTCAAAGAATCTAAAATCAATACATCTAAAGTTTAAATTAAATAATTTCCAAGAAAATAAAAGTAAAACTTATACAATAGTCGGTACACTAGACCTTCAAGATTTTTATAAAATAAGATTTCAGAGTTATAAAGGAACTTCATTTGAGACATTGCAAAAAATGTGTAAGGAGTTGGGAATAGGATTTAATTCTAATATTACAAATACTTCTGATAGTATGACCTGGGTAAATAATGGTAAGCTATTTAGAACATTTATTACTGATATTATTTCACATTCATATATTTCAGATAAAACATTTCTTATAGGTTATGTAGACTTTTATTATTGTTTCAATTATGTAGATATTGAAAAAGAATGGATTAGAGATATATCTAAAGATGTTGGTATAAATTCGAGAGGTTTAAATCACTTAAATACAAAAGAAGAAAGTGAAAAGGTTGTAAAATTACAATTGAGTAATGATTTAAGTCAAAATAGTAGTTCATTTTTCTTTAATAGGTATAGAGTAAATAATAATTCAACACAAACTTCTCTTAATAATGGTCACTTCACAGTATCAAAAACATATGATAGTTTAAAAAAGCAATTTTTAGTATTTGATGTTGATTCACAGACATCAGATGGATCAAAAAGTATTATACTAAAAGGTTCTCCGTCTGATGATAAAAGTATTAAAGATAATTATCGTACAAGATACTCTGGTAAAATGGATACTGAGAATGTACATAAACAATACTATTATTCAGAAACACAGAATAAAGTAAACTTTGATAATATGGCTAGAATTTCTGTTGATTTAGAACTTCCTAACGCAAATTTCAATTTATATAAATTTATGAAGATACAGTTAAACTTTATAAATATGAAAACTTCTGTTAATAATGATGAGATCTCACAAAAACGTTTAACAGGTGAATGGGTTATTATTGATATATCATATACTTGGACACAAGGCAATTTAACTCAAAAAGTTACCGCTGTTAGAAAAGAGCTTAGTAAAACAGATGATGAGTTGAAAAAAGATGCAAATTCTGCACCTACAAATGCAGAAACAAATACACAGAATAACGAAAATCCTGTAGTACCGGGTCAAACACAACCTATATTATCAACTGCCGTACCACCAAATAGTGTTTATAAAGTTGGTCAGGTATTCCTTGTTCAGAACAATTCTGGTAAAGCGTTTAAATTGACAATTACTGAAGTTTCTACAAATGGTAAAGAAGTAAAAGCAACTATAAAAAATATTTAATGAATAATGTCAAAGATACAAGAGCTTATTGATGCATGGAATACTGCAGTAGATGTAGAGATAGCAAATGCACAAAGTGAGGTAGATGCTTACTTAGCAGCTAGACAAACTGCAATTGCACTTACGGATCCCTTTACACTAAAGATGCCAAAAATGGATGTTTTAGGTATCACTGATAAATTTACAATAGACGGATTTGATGTAACAACATTAGGTCAATTATTTGACTGGTCTTATCCTGCAAGTGGACCTAAAAACTATAGTATCCAATATAATAATTATAGGTCAAACCCTGAGATTGTAGAAGATTATGTCGATAGAAAATATGATAGAGATGATAATCTAATAACTCCAACCTCTTTATACACCGAAGGATATACTTACGCAACTATGTCATACTTGGCAGAACAATATGAAACAGGTCTTAAAACACACCAGGATTTATATAATATATTAAGAACTAAAGATGGTAGTTTTGAAAGTTTGAAATCATATAAACAACTAAAAAACTTAGGTGGTAAAGCTTGGTTTGACTTTTGGATGCATTCTTTATATAGAGTTATATATAATACAAAAATATCTGTATCAAATTTAAAATATAAAGACTACTCTAGTATTTTTATGAGAATTGAAGATGAGTTGACTGATGATTATTTAAAAGGTTATTATCATACAGGTACTCGGTTACCTTTAGGTACTGCTGAACAATCTAAATATTTTCTGGCAGTTTTAGAAGCAGGTGATGGTTTTTTTCCATCTCAAACTTCTGGAACACAGTCTGGAACACAATCCGGTACAAACACTGATTATATATTGAGTGTAATAAATCCATTGAGTGATATTGAGAAGAAAGTACAAGGTAAAATAGTTTTTATTGAAAGTGGAAATTACATAATACCTAATAGTACATTAAATGGATTACCAAATCCATGGACAAATCCAAAGACTAAAGTAGTAGTACCAAATAATTCTGGAACTATTACATTTAATGGTGGTAAAAGTACTTCGACTAAAAATAATCTTGCAACTGATGCAATTCTTGCTTTACAAAATATAATCGAAGGTACTTATGGTTTATCAATTTATCTTAAATATACAGAACCAGATGGTCCTCCAGTAGTACCACCAAGTGATTTACCAGTGGGTTCATCGGCAAGTACCGTAACTGGGGCATCAGAAAGTTCGATTCCTGGTCCAACTACAAGTACAATTGGAACACAAGAGTTTACTTTTAATGTAGAACAGTTGGATATATTTTCAAATGCAGACTTTGGTAATTTATTCATTATTGGTCAAGAAGATGAAACTTTATTATATGATGATGGTGTAGATGTTTATGGTAGTGAATATGTTGAGGATGAGTTTGCTGGTCAAGATGAATTTGCATTAGAACAAATGGAAGAGTTGGCAGAAGTACAAATGGATATGGCTGAGGCAAGACTTAATGACACATCTGACTCTGTTTCAGGTAATAATGGGGCTGGAAATTTTGAAGCAAGTGCCAAATTAAAACCAAGTAAGCTGACAAAGTCGATGACTTTTACACAAGTTACAGAGGCAGTTATTTCTAATTTAGAGGGAGGATATTTTCATCCAGATATGACAAAGGATGGTAGGGTTAAAGATAGTAGATATAGTACTAGTGGTGAAACCATGTTTGGTTTAGATAGAAAACAAGGAGATAGTACCAGTACTGCTGCAAAAAACTTTTGGTCTGCAATTGATAGTTCCGGTGCAAGAAGTAAATGGAGATGGAATCACATGCCAAAAGAACCATTATATAGTCAATTAGTAAAACTTGCCGCTGGTGTGATGGAACCAAAATTTAATAGTAGTCTAAACAACTATTGTCCTGATAAAAATATACAAGCACTTATTAAGTCTGATGGTAGATTAATGTTTAATGTCATTTATGCACAGTGGAATGGAGTTGGATGGATTAAAGGATTATTAAAGGTAATAAATGAAGAGTATAATTCTGGTAAGAAAGATTCAGAATCTTTATTAAAATCTAGTGTTATTGAAAGAGTAAATGGTGGTCATAGAATGTATAAATTAGGAACTGGTAAAAGTCTAGGTTCTAGATCGGCTTCATTAATTGCACAAGGTGGTAAAAAAATCGCTAAATTGACGGGAGTACAAGTCGCATAGAAAAGTAAAATATTTATATATACTACAAATATAATTTAACTTAATGGATCTAAGTAAACTGTCTACTTCTACTAGTGCTGAATCAATTGTTGGTACTCCTCCTAAATACTCGTATAAAGCAGGAACTTATACTATCTTTAACAAAGAAACTGGACAAATTGAAACTATTGAACTTAATAAGCTTAAAGGTGATTTGAGATCAAATATTGATAATATTATTAAAAATGGAAATCCTTGGCCACAGGCAAGTATTGATAAAGGATTTTTGTCTCCATATTTTATAGGACCTAGTAAAGATTTTAGATATGGTAGTACTCCAAAGTCAACCGAACAATATGCGAATGGTGATACTAATACTACTAGTCCTGAAAATAAATTAGAAGCAACTCCTAATACAGTAAATCAAATTAAAGTAGGAGAGTATGAGTATGTTGATTGGTTGGGACAACTAATAAAGCCGGGTGCAAATTCTACTATCTTAGATACTGATGAGAGGTTTAGTGAGAGTAAAAATTTACCTAAAAAACCAAAAGATTTGAAATCATCTCCCTATAGTACACGTGATTATTACTTATTATTTAATGATACAAGAACTGATTATTTTAAACATGGTTTACAAATAATTGATAATTTAACTCCTATTGAAAATCCAGAAAATGGTAAATCAGAATTACGTTTATCACAATTTCAACAAACACCTTATGAGAATAACGACCCTGTTATGTTTGGATTTGAGATTATAATAGATGATATATCCTCTCCATTATTAAATGGTTCTGTACTTGATTTTTTAAAGATTTATAGTGGGGTTGATGAGATAAAGTATAAAATTCCGGTCTATGAGGATTTTAAACAACAATTTGTAAAACTATTTAGAACTAAAACTACTGTAAATATAAATGATGAACAAGTATCAATGAGTAAAACTAAACCTGGTTATGCAAATACTGATAGTTCTAAAGATCTTTTTAGAGGTGGAAAAACATCATATATGAGTTATTATCTTAAAAAAATTGGTGGATTAGGAAATTTAATAGAATCAAATACTCCAGATAAGAAAAAATTTCTGGTTGATTATAGAACGGATGTTATTACACTTGATTTTACAGAGGATGTATCACTGACAATGGGTACTTTAGCACATTTATATAAATTACTATATTGGTCTAAACCAAATGGTAAAAGTATAGTACCTGAAAATCTACTAAGATTTAACTGTGATATTATAGTTTCTGAGTGTAGAAATTTTAATAGAGTTAGAAAAGCTATGGATAACGGTGATTTAGAGGTTATTAAAGATAACTTATCTAGATATGTTTACTCTTTAAAAGAATGTCAGTTCTTTTTTAATACAATGCCTCACAATCCTGATATTGATATGGCTGCTATTGCAACATATGATACTTATGGTATTCAGTTTGATTATAAATATTCTACAGTTAAGTTTGAAAAATTTATGCCATCTGCAAATTTCGGTAAATATATTGGATATGATGGTGGTGCTATTTGGAAAATCGGTAACGCGGGTGCAAGAGTACAAAGAGGTGGAACACAATCAACTACAAGCGATACTTCTTTACCTAGATTTTTCACATCAGGTACTAATACAACTAATAACAATGGTGTTAAATCACCAGCAGTATTAAATAGATTTGGTGTTAATTTACCAGAAAACCCTTTAGGATTTTCAATTGATGAGAAGATAGATGATTTACAAACAAAGGATGAAGAAGATAAATTTGACTTAGATAAATTTAAAAGGTATGCTAAAGATCAAACTGCGATCGGTGCAGATCTAAGTAAATTAGTTAAAGAACAAAATAAAAAATTAGAGTTATTAAATAATCCTAAAACATTATTAAAAAATAGTGCAGAGTCTGCCATAAAAAACTTTACTGAGAAAAATAAAACAATTGGAATACCAACATCTTTAAAAGAGCTAACTAACAAAAAAGCAGATACTAATATTGGTAACTTTATTGAAAGATTAAAAGATAAAACTATAAAAAGTGCTAAACAAGAATTAGCAACATTAGTAAATGGTAGAGTTAGTTTATTATCAAGAACAATAAATAAACTTTTAATTGACTTTGTTGGAAAAAAAGGAATTAGTCCACCACAAAATATCTATGTAGGTCCACAAGATCCAATGGGTATTGCACTAACAAATACAACTGATAGATTTTTTTATGATATTAGAAATGAATTGGCAGACTTTGCAGGTGGTGCAGTTAGTAACGTTTTAAATGGTGCTACTAACTTTATTAAAAAGTAATAAATTATGAGAGTAGAAGCAAATAAAACATATATTGGTATTGTTGAAGATAATAATGATCCATTAAAATTAGGTCGTGCAAGAGTTAGAGTTTTAGATGTATTTGATGATATTGAAGTTAGTGCAATTCCATGGGCCAGTCCGTGGAAGGATCTTAATGGTAATGAGTTTAATGTACCTGAGAAAGGTAAAGTACTTTTAGTTGTATTTGATTCAGGTGATGAACACAAACCAGAGTTTATATCTGCAGATCACTATAATGTAAATTTAGAAAAAAAACTAACATCATTATCAGCAACTGATTATGTTTCTATGAAGTCTCTTATATTTGATCATAAAACTCAAATATACGTAAACGATAAAGAAGGTTTAAAAATAGATCATAAGTTCAATAATATCAATATTACAGACAATACAATTGACCTTAATTTAAAGGACAATAATAGACACGTAAATATTGGAGATGCAACTGCAGGACAACAAGCAATTTTAGGAAACCATTGGATGGATTGGTTTGATGAGTTTGTTGATAATTTAATGGGAAATAAAGGAGGACCTTATTTAGGTAACTTAGGTGCACCTGTTGTTACTAACCCTGCTATGATACAAGTTTTAATGAAATATAAACAATTAAGAGATCCTGTTTTCTTATCACACCACGTAAATATTGTAGATAATAATAAAGTCTCAACTGTTAAAAATACCCATAGAGAAGATACTGCACAACTTGGAGATGCTTGGAACTCTACAAAGAAAGAAAATAATCTAACTAAAAAGACTAATGAGAATTTCAAACCAGTAGATGGTCCTAAACCAGAGTATAATGATAAACACGTAGAACCTTCAATAAATACTCCTACAACTGCCCCTATAACTGGACAAGGTGCGAGTGCAAGTACTAATGGTGTTACTTCGACAACTGTTGCGAGTGCAAGTGTGGCAAATGGTGTAGCAGGTCCTATAAATACTAATCCACCTGCCGATCCATTATCATCAACAACATCTAATCCAAAGATAGATAAATTGATTAGTTTCTTAAAGTCTAAGGGTTACCGAACATTTGATCAAATTGGGATATTAAATATTGTCGCATTCCAATCATCTAAAAAAGACGATGGTAGTATATCAAATAAATTTGATGATACATTAAACGTATTCTATAAAAATCAAAATGGAAATTGGGAATTATTAGAATATCAAATAACAACAATGCCAGGTTATTTCCCGAAAACTGAATTATTACCAGAGGGTGTTGGGTTATTAGCATTAGGACAATATAATGATCAATGTAAGTTAGATACTTATATATCAGATCCTACTGCAACTCCTCCTAAAAATGATAAGTGTTTAAAAATTGCCGAGGCTACTATACATATAAATGACTCTACAAAAATTTATAATTATAAATCAGAGAAAATAAATATAAAATCAATTGTTTTACTACATAAATCAAGTGATGTAGGATCTGCAGAAAATGTATTTAATTATTCTGGTGGTGCTCAAGTATTTAAAACAGTATCACAGTGGGATCAATTTATAACATTATGTGAAAGTCAAGTTACTATTGCCAAAAAAGAAACATTTACTTATACTCTTTGTAAACAAAGTGAGTTTGATAATTTTGTTCCTACTACACCTGATACACCTGATACACCAACTATTGCGGCTACAACAGCCACACCGACTATTGATTCAGTTACAAATCCTGTTACACCAACTCCAGCTGTAGCTCCAGTCACAACTGAACCACAGATAACTGGGTTTAACTATGTTGAAATAACTGGTATTTATGATAATAATATAGATAAAATTTTTAGGTTTACTCTTAAAAATGTAAATATTGAAAGATATAACAAAGAAAGCACCTTTAACGAGAGATTATTAAGTGATGATCAATTTAAAAGTTTCTTAGAAAAAGAACTAAAAATTGTTTTATCTTTAAATAATTCTACAGTATGGCAAGAAGTAATAAAATGGGGTGACGATGGTTCTAAATATCCATGGAGTTTATTCGGTATGGGTTACAACTTAGGTACAAAAAAATGGAGTGGTGCTTTTGTTTTAGAAGTATCTCCTAATACTTATGATTTAAGTGTTTATTACAGTGGTACAAAAATACAAACAGTATCAGTAGAAGTTAGTGATGCTAGATTTCAGAAATTTTATTAAAAAATAATATTTCATATTTAATATATAAAAGAAAATAATTTTTTATCATGACAAATCCAAAATATTTAGTTAATATTTCCTACGTACCAATGTATAGAAATGGTTCAGTTGCAATATATGCAACACAATCTAATGGTAGTAGTTTATTAGTTAGTCAAACAGAAGTTTATGCTGGTGGTTATTTTGCAGCTAGTATGCCTGAAGTTAAGATCTATGCAACAGGTTCTTCTTATGCGAGTGCATTAAATAATCTAATGATTATTGCAACGGCATCAACAACACCTGATAATGGTATGCCACCTATTGGACAATAAAAATAAAAACCTCTTTTAAAGAGGTTTTTTTATGCTACGTCATTTAACTTTTTAGTTTTAGGTGCTTGAAAGTGAATAAACTTGTATGAATTACCATCCTTTGTTCTATATACAAAAGAACACTTATAATTATTCATATTATCAGTTGACCATCTATAACTTGAATCATTATGATAACCATTTGTAAATATTTGAGTGTGTCCATACTTAACATGACTTGCACTAGATGGACCATCAGTACACCAATAAACAATAACATCTCCAACAGACCAAGCACCAGAGTTTATTTTACTTATTAGACTAGACTTACTAATACTTTCATTTGAAATTATTTTATATCCCATACTTTGTAGATTTTTATGATATCCAGAATCATTTGCATTACCACCCGCACTATGAATTGAACCTTGTTGCACTGATTTACCTTGCATAAGTCTAATATAGTTATTTACGTGATTAAACGTAAAACGAGCACACTTTCCATGTTTCTCACCTTGTGATAAAGTAGCTCTAACTGCAGTCTTTATAAAGTCTTTTTGAGTCTGTGTTGCCGGTACAAAAGATTCTGGTGCAGGTGTTTCATCACCTCCAGCACCTTTATCCGTATCAGGATCAAAAGTATCATCTTGTACATCTTTTAATGGTTCCCATTTTGCTTCATCTTCACCAATAAATTCAGATTCTGTATATTCATCTATACCTGGTGAGTCATCATAAACAAATTCATCTTGTTCGACACTTGGATTTTCCAATAATCCCTTCTCTTTTCCTTTACCAACATAAACTACAAATGATGTTATATCACTTTTAACCTTTACTACATCTGGAGGTAGAACTACTGTCATTTTCTCCTTAGGTGGCTCATTTACTGCAACACTTACTGTGGGTGGTACTTCTGGTTCTACTGGTTTTAAAGGACTTTTATAAGGTATTATAGAACACTTTTCATTATTTGGTGAACAAAGTGCCAACTCATCATAACCAGGAACTTTTCTTTTCCAAGCTTCAATAATATCTTTTATTATATAAAGATCAGTAACTAAACCACCATATACTTGACAATCAACTGCTTTTTTTCTATAGTCAATTTCATTATTTTTAGTGAAATGTAATAAACTATTTTGATCTTTAGATGGGTCATCTATACCAACAATCCAATGTGTTTTACTAATTAGAGATGTTGTATTTATTTCTTTACCAGTATCACTACTATAAGTATATCCACCGGATACCATATTACCTTCATTCCAATTTATCTGTATCTCTGCACCATTATTTAAGTAGTAAGGATCAAATCCATACTTTCTCCAAATAGGTACTTTATTTTCCCAAGGATCTTGTATTATTTCATATTCCTTACCACCACCATCACTTCTAGCATTCATATCAATGAAGTCTGTTATAAATTGATCATCGGTAAACTCTTTATATAAATCTTTCTTTTTATATGTCGTTGCTATCCAAACTGGTCTATCGTTATTAGTTCCTGCAACTATTCTTTCATCTGCACCAAATGTACGTCGTTCTTCATATATAGTTACCTTAATATCTAAAGTACCTGACTTTACATCACTTCTTCTTACTCTTACTGATTTAATCTCTTTCATATTATAATCCTCCTATTGAAAATCTACCATCTACTATTCTAACCGGTTCTCTTGGTGTATCCAAAACAACTGGAGATAGTGAATAGTCATTCTCTATATAATTTTGTCTATTAGGATCAACTCTTGTAGTTTTATTAGGGTTATTCTGAACTCCCAATTGTTTAATAGTCTCATTATTTGTATCTTCTAAAACTTCTGAATATCTGTAAAATTCAAATTGACCCATTATTGGATATTTCAAAACCATTCCTTCTTTAATATTTAGTGGATTATCTATATTATTTAATCTTAAAATAATATCAATATGCTCTAACATCTCATAGATTGAATTTGGTGTTATATTATACATATTTTGAAAAATTAAATCTATACGCATCTCATCTGCATCAGTTACCGTATATTCTTGTGTAGAATCATCTCTGAAAACAATAGTTGGTTCAAAAAGATTATAAACATTATCAGTAGTGTTAAATTTAACTGTTCTATATAAAGAAAATATATCCATTTTTTTATCTTATTTTTTAAAGTGTAAAACCACTCCAATTTATGTTTTGTAATGTTGTTCCTATTGATGAATTTGCATCTGGTACTATCGTTTCACTATTAACTGATTCTTTTACTGTACCTGCAGCAGTTGCAGCATTTGTAGCCACATTAGCACCGGATGTTGCTACTGCATTTTGTGCCGTCGCAACTCCTGCTTGTGCCGCAACTCCTGCTTGTGCCGTCGCTACGGCACCTTCAATTGCTCCATTGATTACACCACTGGTTGCAGCACCTGCCGCGGTGGCTGCCTCATTAGCCGCAGCTGTTGCTTTGGCCGCTAAGGCCTCTGCTTGAGCTTGACCACTATTTACTGCGGCAGTAACACCATCTAAACCACTTTTTGCACTTGCTGCCGCCGCTGCAGCCCCTGCAGTTAAAGGACCCGCCGCTGTACTAATATCGGTATTGAAATTATTTGCAAATGTAGGAACAGGAGGTGGTAGTTGAGGACCAGCAGCAACTGTAGCTATTGTCGGTGTAACTTGAGCGGCAGTTGTAGGAACAGTTGCTCCAGCCACTCCTGTAACTGCACCAGTAGCCGCCGCCGCCGCAACCGCATTAGTAGTCGCAGGAGTATTTGTAGGATTTGTCGCTGATCCAGTTGTCGGTGTAACATAAATCTGATCTTGAAGTTTTTCTCCATGATTTAGATCATTTGTATCTTTAACAATAGTAACAACTCTAATAGAACCAGAGTTAAACTTTGCCGCAATTTCTTGTAGACCCCAAGGTCTTGCATTTTCTAGTGTAAAAGTTGCTTTTATATTTGATGGTAAATCATTAAAAGCCAATGTGGGACCTAAATCTAGTGTCAAGTCCGATTCCATATACATATCACCAGAACAAAAAATAGGTCTTAATGGATTACCAATGGTAATATGCCAAGGTGTAGAAGGTGCACCACTAAGTGATCTTGCTATACCTTCAAGTGCAATTCTATACTTATTAAGTTGTCTTGATAAACCTTCTTTTAGACTATCTACAAGTGTTTGTGCATAACCGTCTGCACTAAGTTCTTTTAATTTTTCTGCATTTTTATCCGCAGTTTCTTTCTCTCTTGCTGCCTTTGATTTCTCATCTTGTGGAGCAAGTGTTTCTTTAATACCATTTATCATTTCTTGTATAGATTCCTTTGCCTTATCTAACCCTTCTTTAATATATTTTACCATATCTTCCACAATTTTTTCTGGATGATCCATCCACTCCTTCATTTTTTTTTCAAATGCTCCTTTCAAACCATAATTATTACTTCTGGATGTCGAAAATGTTAGTATTTTACCCAGAATATCCTGCCAAGCAATAGTTGGATCAATACCTGATATAAATTTCTGTTCCCACTCACAAGTCATCGTTATAGATACAGTACATTTTAATCCTGACCCAGCAGTCTCACTTTTAATAGTTTGTCTTCTTTTTGCCATTTTAATAAGATTAGGATTTCCTGAAGGAAGTGGAGTTTTCATATCGTCTTCAATAACACCCAATTTTGCCAATACCGTTCTTTGGATTGTTTCAGTAAATCCAGGTAAAGGAACAACTGCAATACCACCACCAATTCTTTTACCAAGTTCTTTACCAAGAAAGTCTTCTCCCAATGAATCCAGTACATTTTTAAAGTCAGCATCTGCATCTTCCCACTTTTCACCAAATGATATTTTTAAGAAATCTTCTCCTTGTGGTTTCCAAGAAATCATAATAGCAACGGGTTGTCCAGTTGCCAATCCTTTAAGAAAAATATTATCATTATGAGGTGATGCAAATCTTCTTGCGATCATTAGTCTATTATTAGGAAAAACACCGACATCTTTAAGATAAGCAAAGTCAGAAGGTCTTAATTCGGCTTGTGTACCAGATAGTTGTTCAATAATATTTAATAAACTTGTATCATATACAGTATTATTATGTAAACTACTTCTTTTAATACCTTTATACGGTCCAGACATGTCCATACCACCACCCGTTGTTGTTCCTAATTTACCAACATTACCATATGGTGCAAGTGATGCAGAAGGAGATCCACTAAATAAAGATCTAGTACCTGTTGATCCAGTAAAAACACCAGTTGCATTCATTTGACCATTGGTTGCATTATTATATGAGTTTACTGATATTTTTCTACTGGCACCACCATTAAATGTTGACATACCATCGGAAGTTGGTAAACTTCTAACACCAATAAGACCAAGTGGAGAACCGCCTAATAAAGCCATAACTAATAATTATTTTTTATATACTATATATAAAAAATTAGTAATCTCTGATTACCTAATAATCACGAATAATTTGAGAATTTGAAAATTTTGAAAGGTTTGAGAAAACATCATCCATAACTTCTGGATTTCTTCTGAATTCATTGTAGAATATTAAAACGTTAAAATTGTTTTCTCCAAGGATTTTTTTGAGGTTAAGTAGTTTTTCGATTGAGAATTCGTTATCGAAGTCAGGAATATAGTATATGTCCTTCTTTTTATCTATTGCTTGTTGTATTTTGTTAAAAATTAAAATTTTCAGGTACGTTTTATCATCCGTGAAGTCAACCTCTTCTTCACTAATTATTTTATTTATATCTATGATATATTTATTTTTGATGGCGTTCACCTTTACAAATTTATCAAATTTTTTCCTAGTTTTGCAATAGACACAAAAGAACTCCATTCATTTTATTTATTTTTAACAATTTATATATAATTTCGATTAAAGTCCCTATAATTTTTAATATATAACAATATGGAAAAATATTCAGATAAATTTTTAAACCAATCAAGTAAGCTTAAAAATGCAATAGTAGGAATGGAATTCGAGTTCTATATGAAAGATCTTTCTTTCTATAAAACATTAGAACTACTTAACCAAGAACTAGACCCAGTTAAGGTTTGGGGTTTTAGAGAGTATCACTCTGATTTTACTCCAGATGATAGAAACTTTAAAATTGAACCCGATTTATCAGGAGGTTCAAACATGGTTGAATTAGTAACAGGACCATTAGATTATTTTGATGCTAAGTATTTTCTTGTTAAAATTATTAAATTTATACAAACTTATGGATACACCAACGAGAAATGTTCTATTCACTTTAACTTATCCTTTAACGGGGATAAAAACTTAAATGACTTAAATATACTAAAACTTATATTAAATACTGATGAAGATGAGATATATAGATGTTATCCATCAAGAAAAGCAAATGTTTATGCAAAAAGTATTAAAAATATGATTCCTTTTAAAGAGTATGACTTTTTCAATATTCCTATCTCAGTTGTTAAAAATAATTTAAGATTACCAAATGATAAGTACTTTGGTATAAACTTCTTACATATCAATAACGATAAAGAAACTCAAAGATTAGAGTTGAGATATATTGGTGGTAAAGACTATGAAAAGAATTTAGGTCAACTAATTTACTTTATGGATAGATTTATTATAAATGTATTTGACTCTATTGATACTCTATTTAATGCAGAAGATGTTTCTAAATTAGAAGAGTTCTTAGAAGAAAATATATCAAAATTTAAAAACCTTTCAAAATATGATAATTTTATTGTTGATTTCCCTAGTGTACAAATACAAATAGACCAGAATAATAGTTATGATATGGTAAATACTTACTATGATAAAATCTATCCTAAGTTATTTGCTTTAGTTGAAGCTACAGAAGATTTAAAAGAATGTATTATAAATTATGTTATCAACACACAAATAGTTGAAATAGTTGATGCAAACTTTAAATCACTTTTAACAATTAAAGGATGTGACTTAATAAACTGTAATGTAGAAGGAATTTTTGAAGACTGTTTCTTTGTTGGATCTGAAATAAAGAATTCACAAATTACAAAATCTAAAATTCAACACTCTGATGTAGATAATTCAAAAGTATTCAACTGTAAAGTAGAACAAAGTGAATTGACTAATTGTTACTTTATGGGTGGATATCTTAATGGTAATATGTATAGTGGTGTTTTCCGTTCTGGTGAACTTGGACCTTACGCTAGTTTAGACTCAGAAGTTAAAGTTGTTACTGATACTTCTAACTTCTTTGATACTCCATTTGAAGAGGATGATAAAGGTGATAAAGAAGGTGCTATAAAAGGATTTAAAAAGTAATGAAATATTTAAAAAGTATAAATGAGGCATATCAAATTAGAGATGTTGAGGATTTTGTTAGGAATCATCTAGCTTATTTACTTGATGAGGGATATGAAGTTATTGTTGGTGATTGTGAAGAAAATGGTGGTAATACTGCAAATAAATTAGAAATTTATATTTATAAAAAAGAAGATACGTCAGCATCCAAGACTACTAATTTTCAAACAGATGTTAGAAATAGAGTAGAGGTACATCCTTTTCTTTGGAACACAGTATCAGATAGATTTATACCTTTTTTACATTTTCTAAAAAAAGAATATGTTATTAAATCACTTTATCTTTTAGATATTCAAAATAACGTTTGGAATGAAAAAGAGTTGACAAGTATAAATACTTTACAACAAATAGTTCCTATTGATGGTATTAGAATTCAAATTTATAATGAAATTTTGTGTGATCTTTTATCAAGAGTATATAAAAAAGATAATACTTATCTTAGTCAATTAGATAATGATGAAGACAGATCTGTTTGGAAAGTAACAAGAAATACTGGAAGATGGAGACATTATTATATTTTTTATAAAAATAAGTTTGTAACTGATAGAAACAATCCGGTTAAAGTACTTAAACTTTCTTATAACACACAATCATCTTCACATTATAATTTTATAATACACGATAATCTTTGTAGAGTAGTAGACTTTAATAGACTAGAGGTGTTATTACATCAAAATGGACTCAATTTTGGAGATTTTAATGATGCTTGGCGTTATATAGAAAATGATTATAATAACAGATAATAGAATTTACATTATTGAAACAAAATATATAGACTATGAAAAACGTAAAACAATTTAATAAATTTGATTTAATCAAAGAAGAGTCTTCACCAAGATTGCCAGTAGATGAAAAGTATTGGTTAAGAAAAGGTAAAGAAGGTAAAAATGTTGCACTTTATACTCACGATGATATGGATGGTATTTTCTCTGCAATCGAAGTAAAAAAATACTTACTTAACAAAGGATTTACTATTGTTAAATACGGTATACTTAATTACACAGAAGGTTGGAAATATACAACTTTAGATCCAAAACTTATAAATGTTGTTTTAGATTTCGCTTCTATGCCAGGAGATGAAAGAGATGATATGATAGATTATTACTTAGATCACCACGGATTATTCAATGAAGATGATTTAGAAAAATATAAAAAGTCACCGGTACAAAAGAAAAAAACTGATTCTGGATATGAGGCAGTTTGTCAAGCACTCGGTGTTCCACAAGATTCGCTTCAATTAGATGTAATTGATATGATTGATGCTGCAAAATATGATGAATATGAAGTTCCTTGGCAAAGACTTTTAGATTTTAATTTATCAGAAATTAAAAAGTCTAAAAAAAGAAGATTAGAATTTGGTGCAGCATTTAATCAGTTCTTAAAAAGATCAGATACGAAAACACTTATATCAGTTATTCAAAACTGTGCAGATGCTTCTATTTACTCTATTTTTAATGTGATGAAGAAAGTTTATCCAGAACATAATGCTATAATGGGTGGACCTAAAAGAGGTCATAAAAAAGACTTTATTGAGGATTCTCAATGGAGATTAGGAGAAATGCAAAAGAAAACTAGAGGTTCAATGTCTTCTAAAAAAACTTATAATACACAGACAGAATTTACAAATCAATTTAAAAATGGTCAATATCTTCAAATGGATGGTTATCAAAAAATTGGTAATTTAGTTTTTGTACCAACTGGAACTTGGGCAAATGCTTTAAGAGCAAGAGTTATTGTTGAGAAAGATTTTGCTGATGGTGTTCTGGATTCAGAACCTAATTTCATATTACTTCAATATGGTTCAACTTTACAAGTTTGTGCATATAAGAAGATAAATACAATTGAAAATTTACCTACATTAAAAGGTAGTAAAGTAGTTGATGATTTAGGTAAGTATATGACAGAGTTATTAAAAAACTTTCAAAAACACCTAGGTTATCACAATCCCGATACCACATTAGGACAAGATGAGATTACTGTTTCTGGTGGTCACGGTGGAATTGGTTCAATTTCAAATATCTATGGAAAGTCTGGTGAGAAAACTGGTAGTGAAGATGATAAAATTGTAGAATTGACTCTTTATGATGGTTTAAAATATGTTGATATGTTTAAGAATAAGATTATATCTGACTTATCAGGTGTTCCTTTTAATTTGAGTTTAAAGTGGAGTGAACCTGCAGAACATTTCAATCCAAAATCACCTGATATGGATAATAAAGTAATTGCTACTAAAGATGTTACTAAATTAGATAAACAAGGTAATTTAATCAAAAGTTTTGAAAATTTTAAATCAAGATAACTATGAAGATTCTGTATGGTATTCAACTAACAGGGAATGGACATATAACAAGGTCTATAAAGATAATTGATGCTTTAAAGTCTGAGGGATTTGATGTAGATATTATAACATCGGGTACCAATTCACAATTAAAGTTACCATTTGAAATTAAAAAACAATTTCAAGGATTATCATTCTTTTATAATAAGAAAGGTGGTATAGATTGGATAAAAACTTTATTATCACTTAAACTAAAACAATTTCTATCAGATTTAAAATATGATGTAAGTTCATATGACCTTATAATATCTGATTTTGAACCAGTATCTGCTTGGTCTGCAAGAAGATCAAATAAAAAATCATTAGGTATAGGTAATCAATACTCATTTAGATCAAGCAAAACACCTAGACCTTTCTTTAAAGATATATTCTCAGAAATTTTTATAAAATTCTTTGCACCGTGTAAAGAACATATCGGTATAAACTATAAAAAGTATGATGAATTTATTACTTTACCTATTATAAGTGATGACTTCATAAATAAAAAAGTGACTGATAGAAGGTTCTACTTAGTTTATTTACCTTCAATGTCTTCAAAATTTATATCAGAACAGATAAATACTTATTGTGTAGGAAATTGGAAGGTTTATTCACCTGATGTATTAAAAGACTCAACTGATGGTATAGTAAAATTGAAAAAACTAGATAAAGAAAAGTTTAGTAAAGACTTATTAAATTGTTCTGGTGTAATAACTGCCTCAGGATTTTCTACTACATCAGAAGCTTTGGTATTAGGTAAAAAGTTATGGTCTATTCCTATTAAAGGACAATACGAACAACTTTGTAATGCAAAAGCACTTAATAAAATGGGTGTATTTACTGATGATTTGAATAATGATAATATATTTGAGTGGATTTATAACTATAAAAGTATTAAATATGATTGGAATGATCCAATTGAAGATATTGTTAAAAAAATCAGTGATTATGCAAAAAGTTAGAACATTATTTATATCAGATGTTCACTTAGGAACTAAGAAATCACAAGCTAATAAATTATTAGATGTTTTAAAAGATTATGAATTTGAAAATTTAATAATCATTGGTGACTTCATAGATTTAACTGCATTAAAAAGTAAGTTTTACTGGAATGAGGATCATTCAACTGTTATACAAAAAGTTTTAAGACTGTCAAGAAAGGGTGTCAACGTTGTTTACTTATTGGGAAATCATGATCACTTTTTAAGAGGTCTAATAAAAGAAGAACAATTTGATATTAATTTAGGAAATATTCTAATATGTGATGAGTATAAATATGAAACTACCAAAGGTGAGAAGATTTTTATTTGTCACGGTGATCAGTTTGATGGGTTTATAAGACTACATCCATTTTTATATATCTTAGGTGATTTTGCTTATGAGTTAAGTTTTAAGATAAATAAAGTTTATAATAAGTTAAGAAGGGTTTTTGGATTAGATTATTGGTCTTTATCAAAATATTTAAAATCAAAAGTAAAAGATGCAATTGCATTTGTAAATGACTTTAAATACTTATCAATAAAGAAATTGCAAGAAACGGATTGTAATTCTATAATGATTGGTCATATACATACACCTGCAATAGAGAAAATAGATGATAAGAATTATTATAATACTGGTGATTTTTGTGAGTCTTGTTCTTTTTTATATGAAGACTTAGAAGGAAATATAAAATTATTTATTATTGAGTAACAACTTAATAAAATTCTTCTATATAATTAAAAAAATATATTTATAATGATAGAAAACGGTAAAGTTGTTAGTGTACATTATGTTGGTAAATTTACTGACGGTGAAGTATTCGACAGTTCAGAAGGAAGAGAACCTCTTCAATTTGAAGTAGGATCTGGTCAGTTGATTCCAGGATTTGAAAGTGCAATTATTGGTAAAGTTGTTGGTGATAAAGTTACAGCAAGCATTACTCCTGAAGAGGGATATGGATTAGTTAGAGAAGACCTTATAGTGAGTGTTCCTCTTGAGAAAATGCCAGGTGATGTTGAAGTTGGTCAAGCTTTAGAAGCACAAGGAGATAATGGTCAATCTGCACAAGTTTTTGTTAAAGAGGTAAATGAAGATAATGTAGTTATCGACGGGAATCATCCTTTAGCAGGCAAAGATCTTGTATTTGAGATTGAAGTTATTGAAATTCAATAATAAAAAACCCACTTTAAGTGGGTTTTTTTATTTTCTCATTTAATATATAGATAATGAGAAAAATATATTTACTACTACTTTTTTTTACAAGTACTTCTTTTGCACAGAAAGAACTTAATTTAGATAATAATATAACTTGTAATACTGTTCAGGCAGATAACACTACTAGAAGTGTTGCATTTAATTATATTGCTGATAATACACTTATACTTAAAAATTTTGATATTAACTCAAATACCAATTATACATTTTTAACAGATAAACAAGATGAGTTATTACAAAGATTTAATGTAATGTACAAGTTTCCAGAAAGAAAAATTGATGATTACTCATTTTTCACTTATCAATTTAATTCTTCTTTAATTAGAAAAATTGATGAAGATCATTGGTTTGGTTTAGGTTATGGAGTTAAAAAGAAAATAGATTCTACTCTTGCTGTATCAACATCCTATGCTATAGTATTTCAAGATATTATCTTTAACTCTGGTGAAACTAAAACATTTTTTAGACATTCTTTAAGAGGTAAAGTTAAACTAACCAGAAAAGATTTTGAAATAGTATCTGAATACTTTTATCAACCAAATGTTCAATACTTTGACGAGTATATTATTATTGGTACTACAAAACTTGTAATTATGCCTAAAAATAAACTTAACTTTGTTGTACAAGACGTAGTAAACTATAACTCTACTACAGAGATTAAACTATTACATACTATAAGTCTAGGTATTCAATACAAGTTCAACAAGAAATTTTAATATATAACTGATGAAATATATTAAACTAAATGAAAACATTGCTTTAGCTAAATCTATTCTTAGAAAGAATGGAATTACAGAAGATAATGAAGACTATCTTAAAATAAGAGAGATGGTAGGTACTGCGTTTAGTTATGTTGGTATTCTAACAAGACTTAGATTTGTTGATAATGTAACTGATATGGAAGAATTGAAGTCAATCTTTGAAGTTTTGAGAGATTCTAAACTTGATTTAGGAAAACTTAATAAAATGTCATATGAACAGATCTTAGACACTTTTTACGATCAAATGACTTCTTCTTCAAAAGAAGATTATGAGTTGATTTATAAAGATTCTACCTACTCATTTTTTAGAGTTTATACTTACAAGGGTATTTTAGAAATAGGTTCACCTGCTTGGTGTTTAAAAACTAAAAGTCATTGGGATAACTATCAATCCAAATTTCCAGAGCAGTGGGTTGCTATTGATAATAGATATTTGAAAAATATAGTTACTCCTAACAATAATTATTTTACTGATGCTTATAGAAATACTAATAAAAGTTGGGTAAGATTTGGTATTAGTATAAAACATGAGCCAGATGATACAATTTCTTTCGTTGCACATAATGACAATGATGATAAATGTGAAGCAAAACCAGAAAATCATACTTTCTATGGAGTTTTCTTTACTACTTTGAATTTATCAAATGGTAATAAAAAATCATACTATCAAAAATTTTTAGGATGTGATAATATTAAAGATGGTGTTTTTAAAATAAATGGTGATAAAGTTTTTACAGATAGATTAAAAGTCAAGACACCAAGTAAAGATGACGTAAATTATTTACTACTATCAAAATCATATTCATTTGCACCAATGGTATTAAAATTAAGAGATAGGAGTACTCCTATACTACGAGTTTTTACCACTAATAAGAATAAATTATACTTACTTGATATACCTCCTGAAAATTCCGCAGGTAAAGCAATTACAGAGTATGTTCAAGTTCCAAGGAACACTTCTTACATTGGAATAAGAATAAAATTAGGCTTGATAACAGTAGAACAAGCTAAAGATAATCCTCAATTTATTCTACAAGTTGGTAAATGGTTGGTATTCTATTGGAATGATGATCACTATATAGTAGTTGATACAGAACCACAAGATTATGTAATTCCTGTTATGGATTTATATGGTAATGAGTATTGGAGTAATAATGAGAAAATGGATATATTACCTATATTTTATTTTATAGATAGTAAAAAAATTGAGAATGTCGACGTTAAGATAGATACTACAGAAAGTCAAGAAATACTAAGACAACTAAGTAGTAGAAATCCAGAAAATCCAAAAGAGGAAAAGAAACCAGGTTTCATAAAAAGATTCTTAGGATTCAAATGAGATATTTAAAACTATTTGAAGAACTAACCTTTGAACCAAAGAAGATATACTATACTAAAGATGAGGGAGATTCGCTTGTAGTTTATACGTTTGATTTTGGTGATTTCACTTACTTATGTGAGTTTAGTAAAATTGAGAATAATATGTGGAGAAGAGACTTCCACACAATGGAAGAAGGATTCGGTACAGTAAATGTGAGTAGTAAAAACGCACTTGACACATATGCCTACATAACTCAAATAACGGAAGACTTTTTAAATGAATATAAACCAGACTTATTGGTTTTATTTCACACGACTGAGTCGAGATTCAATGTAAATTGGAAATTTATGCAAAATATAAACATTGATAGTGATTATGAGATTAAACCTCTTAAAAATCCACCATTTAATAATGATATAAAAACAGTTGTTGTTAAAAAAGATTTAGAAGACTTAATATATACCGATATAATAAAAAACGAAAAAGATAAATAATGAAACACTTAAAGAGATTCAATGAAGAGTTAAGTCCAAGTACTTATAGAAGTGCCGCATGGAAATTAAGTAATATAGCTCGTAAAACAGGTAACGATGAATTTAAAACAAGATCAAATAATCTTAGAGATTATGCAGAAGATAAAGCATGGAAAGAAAATATTAAAGAATATTCAAAGTTTGGTAAAACTACTGTAACTACTCAGTATAATAAAAAAGGAGATACTGTTACTGGTGACTTCTATTTAAACTTTTTATTTGATGATTATGCTTATGAAGAGATGGTACAAGATTATTTAGAAGAAGACAAACTTAATGTTGTATTTTCAGTTGGTTTAATACCAGTTGATATGGAAACAAAAGAGAAATTCCAAAATGTTATACCAGAAGGTGATTTTGACAATGGATTCTTTTGGGGATTTTGGGTAGAAGTCGAATTTGAAGATAAAGGAGAAGGATTACAACTATCTAAAACTTCAGTTTCTAGTTATGACTTTAATATAACAGGTAAAATATCATTTACTAGACCATTATGTGGTTCTATTAGAAGACACTTACTAGGTTGTTTTACAGAGGATAGTGGATATGAACAAAATGGAAGACCTACATATAAAATTTTAGAAGAAGAAGTTTTAATAAAATCTGGTGCATCATCAAAATTTGGAGTTGCTATGGAGGATTTACATAATTTTATTAAAGATATAACACCAAATACAATAATGAGTTCGGTCGATGATAACCAAACTTGGTAAGAATAAAAAACCCACTTAAATAGTGGGTTTTTACTTTACATATGTTTTTATTATTTCAATCATATCATTTTGATAACCATCAAATAGATTTCTTCTATTTAAAATAGAACGAGAAACTCCTAATTCATCACTATCATAATAAGTGAACACTTTGCCTAAATTGACAAAGTGTTCAAGTCTTCCAGTTAGCTTCCAACGAATACATATTATAGTACTACTCCTCATATTCTCTTTCTTCCCACAATTCACCAACACCTAATACTCTATGTATGATACCATCAATATTTGTTGTATCACTTCTATGAAAATGTCCATAATAATGATGTGTAACATCATTATTCATTTTAATAGTTTGAAATGCCATAGTAATCAATCTTCTTTCATCTAAAAGGTCCATTTTAAGTGCAGGATCTCCTGAGATAAATTGATTTACAAAATCACCAAATCCATTGCTGTTATCTGGTACACAGTAATCTGGTGCATTGTGAGTAACTACAATATTAATATCTCGCAAATCAACCAACTTATCATCTTCCCAATTGAAGATTTCATCTGGCCACCAACTTTCGTTCATACCTTTGATGTCATATCGACCAATCGCTTGATTTTTAGTTTTACGCATTTTACGATCGATGCTAACAGCACCACCAATACATAAGATATTTTTACCTTCTAAATTAAGAACAGTATAATCTTTTAAAAGTTTAATATTAGTAAATCCGAATGGGTCATTATCAAAGTAAGGTTTGTAATCGTGATTACCACGAATAGCATATAATATAACATTTCGTTTTACAAGTTCAGTATGTGCAAATTCTAATGTACGTTTTTCTTTTAATAATCCATTAAATCCTACACCAAAGTCACCTACTTGAATTATGTAAGCATCCTTAATATCAAATCGCTTAAGATATTGATTTATTAAGTTAAAGTTTCCGTGTATATCTCCTAAGTATAGTATTCTCATAGTACAAATATATGATTTTTTTTTGTAAAAACAACAATAAACTTATAATATTTAATATATATAAGGTTGTAAAAATAAAACAAAAATAATGGAACATAAAGAAGATTCAGTAACTCTGAAGTTTTTAAAAGACACTCTTAAAAAAGGTACTGACTTCGCACACGAGTTTTGGGAAGGTACTAAACGTGAAGCCACTGAAACTAAAATATCGATTCTAATCATTAGAAAAATGATTCAGGATAAAGAAGTAACAGATGGTGAAATTAAGTTCTTAAAAGAGCACTCAATGGATTTGGTGAAGCTTGTGCCATTAGTTTTAATCTCTGGTATTCCTATTCCCGTTCCTATAACACCATTATTGATTGCTTTAGGTAAAAAATATGGATTTGACTTTCTTCCAAAAGATAATAGACATTGGTTAAGTGATACTAAAGTTAAAGGAAAAGAGAAAGATATTTAGTCTATAAACGTTATCTTTTCTAATCTATCTAACCAGCCAGCACCATGTCTTTTGAAAGTTCTGGCTTCTTTATATCTATCTTCACGATACTTTTTAATAGAGTCAAATAGTTTATTTTGTTCTAATGAATTAAGTTGTTTAATGTAATCACCTTCAAATGGATTTACATCATCTGATATTTCAATACCATTATCTCTTAAAACATTTCTCAATACTGATTTCATTCCAGAGATTCCTTGATTTACACATCCATCATAAACAACGTCTGCCACTGATTGATTACAAAATCTTTCAATTTTTTGATCATCCCAGTATTGATTTTTATAAATATCTAATGCAGTTTCATATGATAAGTTGATCATATCATCTTTTTTAGGTAGTTTGCCTAAATATTTCATTAAAACTGGTGCAGAGATACCGTATTTACTACCAATAAATCTTTTTAACTTCTTACCACCCATTTCAAAATCTACAAAGTTTCCTGTATCACCTTTATCAGATGAGTAATCTCCTTCTGCAAGTGCCACAGCTTTTTGAGAAACCTCAAAAGAAGCCTTTTTAGTAACCTTTACAAATTCTTTAACTATCTTATCATCTTTTTGATCTTTAGAATAGTCAACTAAATAACCAACTGAACAAAATAATAAAAATATACTAGCATAGTTTATTAAAAGTTTTCTTCTAGTTTTTTCAGGTAGAAGTTTTATCTTTTCTAATAGTTTATAGAAGTACTTTGCGATCTGTTCTTTTGGTAACTTAGATAAAAAAGATTTTAGTTTATCTAAAACAGTTGATGTTGTATTACTTGGTTTAGTTAAATCCCATTCAAAAGTAACAGGTTTTTCTTCTACTGGTTTTTCTTCAGTAGGTTTTTTCATATCCCAAGTAAATGTAGGACTAGGTTCGTCAGATTCTAATAATAAAAAAATATCATTTATTATAGATTCAAATAAAAAATCATTATATTTGTGTAAATTATTCATAAACTATATATTAAAACTTTTACATGAAAAGATTATTATTATTTCCTTTTATTCTTATTTATAATACCGCTAAAAAAAGTATTGTAAAAACAATTTTTGTAGCACTTACTATTATCGGATTTCATTTTTCACAAGGATATACAGAAGATATACATTCAACAAAAACTGCCGACTTTGTAGTAAAAAATGGTACTGATTATACCTACTTTTTTGCAAAAACTAATGATGGTGATTATTCATCTATGACGACTAAAACACCTTTAAAGAATAATACATATAGTTATACTGAAACACAAGATGGTTTTTACTTATTTCAAGCACTTGGTTGGATATCTGCTATTATTTTAGTAATTGGATTCTTTGTTGGACTAAGTGATGAAGAGTTATCCTGGGAATTCGATGAATGTTTGGAGAAATCATTATCCTTTTTAATTATTTGTGAGATAGAAGATGATAAATTTTACTATATGGCACTTGGTAGATTGGTTAGAAAATCTGATAGACAGTTAAATGATTATTATAATAATATCGCACATGAATTAAATATTCATAGTTTTAGTGATATTTTAAATTGTCCTAAGTTTAAAACAAAATCTCAAAAAAGAGGTGAATTATTAGATAAATTAGTATAAAAAAATCCCATCAAATGATGGGATTTTTTTTATTTATTATAGTTTTCTAAAAAGTCAATTAGTTGATTAAGTGTTTCATCATCTAGTGAATACCAACCTTCACCACCGGTTATTTCTTCAATACCTTTATCAAGTAGTTCTTTATCAACTTTATCATTACAAAGCCAGTAATATAATTCTACACATTTTGTTGCAGAATCAAATGTATTATCATCACTTGGTTCTTCCCATCCCAATGACTCGCTAGTACTTACTTCCTCTAAATCTCTTAAATCAGATACTTGACTAGGATCACCTTTTTTATCTTTCTTTTTCTTCTTACCATTGAAACTGTCTATTGGTGTTTTAGTTTGTGCACCACCTAATCCAAATCCAATGTCACCTGATCCACTTGTTCCAGGTACACCTGGTAAAGGACCAACTTGTGCAGCAACAACCGCACCCATTCCTGCAGTATTTGAAACATTTACGGTAGCGGTTCCGCCACCTTCACCATCTTCAAAAAACTTTTGATATAATTTTAAGTATTTCATAATATATATATTAAATAAAAAAACTATATTTGTTTCATGCAATTAAAAATTAATAGATTATCCTATCAAAAGTTATGTGTACATAACACAGTTGAAATAAAGTGTGGTGATAAACACATCGGGTTTTATGATATTAGTACAATCTATAAAATAGAAGATGATAATTCTTTAAGAATGACATACTCTGATCGATTTATCATTAAGTTAAGTAATATCTATGGAATAAAGAAAAAATATATTCATATGAAATTAGAAAACTCAGATATAACACTTGAAAACATTGACTATCCCAATACTAAGATTATTTATGAGATAGAATTTAATGATAAAAACTGGTTCATAAAGTACAATAGAGACTCGATAATTAAACAATTACTTAACTAGTAGGATAAATTTCAATATTTTTTTTAAATATATAAAAGAAAATATTGAAAGTTATGTTATTAAAAGTAGGTTCAGAAGGAGATGATGTTAAGAAACTCCAAGAAAAATTAGGTACTAGTGTAGATGGAGATTTTGGTCCGGGCACTGAAAAGTTAGTAAAACAATGGCAAACTGCTAATGGTTTAACTGCAGATGGTATCGTTGGTGATGGAACTTGGACAAAAATGTTTGGCTCTTCTCCAGCAGTTGCTCCGGTTGTGTCAGGAACACTTAAATTAGAAAAATTAAAAGGACATATTCCTGATTCAGTAATTGCACAGATTCCTGATACTGCTGCAAAATTTGGTATTACAACAAATTTAAGATTGGCTCACTTTTTATCACAGTGTGGTCACGAGAGTGGTGGGTTCAAAGCAGTTACTGAAAATGTAAATTATTCAGCAGATGGTTTGAAAAAAATATTTGGAAAATATTTTCCTGGTAATATGTCAGACTTATATGCTAGAAATCCAGAAAAGATTGCCTCAAGAGTTTATGCGTCAAGAATGGGTAACGGTGATGAAGCTTCAAAAGAAGGATTCAAATTCAGAGGAAGAGGTTTTATTCAATTGACTGGTAAAGAAAACTACACAAGATTCGGTAAATTTATTGGAGAAGATATTGCTTCAAATCCAGATTTAGTTGCAACTAAATATCCTTTAGCTTCTGCTGCTTTCTTCTTTAACTCTAATGGTCTTTGGGCTATCTGTGATAAAGGTGCTGATAAGGCAACAGTTACTGCTGTAACAAAAAGAGTAAATGGTGGTACTATCGGATTAGATGATAGAATTAAACATTTCAATGAGTATTATAACTTATTAAAATAATAAAAAAAGTCGAGTAAATCTCGACTTTTTTATTGTAATAACTTTTCTAATTTTGCATTTCTCATAATACATTCATATCCAACAATAGAAACTTTAGATATGGCGTTCAATATCTTTTGTTTATTAAAGAATCCACTATAAATAGAAGTATTGTCTGTATCACAGTGCATAACTTTTAAAAATAAGTTAGGTTGTAATCTAACAATAAACTTTTCAATGAATTTATTATTTTCATCATGTATTTCAATATAGAATGATTGTTCGTATTCTGCACCATAATTAAATTGTGATTTAGTAAATCCTAATTTATCTAAATACTCAATTACTAAGTCAATTTTCTTATATCTACAAGTTAGTTTTGTTTCTGTATCATAATATGAGAATCTTGAAGGTAGATCATTAAAGAAGTTTTCATCACCAATATGATAAGTTTCTTTATATTTTTCTAATTCTTGATCTAGTTCACCAGTTAAATAAGCTAGCTTCTCTTCTCTTGAAGAAGAATTAGATACAACTTTTGTTGTTATTTTACCATCAAAAATAAAATAAGTCTCACCAGTTAGCTTTGAAGCATCTTCGCATCTATCAATTAGTTCCTGTGGAACATCTTCTTTCTCATAAATAAAGTATGTTTCTCTATTTTGTTCTATTTGAGGTTCGTCCTCTTCAATAAATCCGATACCTCTACCATTGTCAATTATTTTCATAGTTATTATATAAAAAATAAAAAAATGGTTTTTTAAATATAATATATAATAAGTCAAAAAGATATAAATAAATATGAAACATTTAAAAACATTTGAATCACATTCAACAAATGAAGAATTAAATCTTAAAAATGTGGCACTAGGTGCTATTATGGCTTTAGCGACTGCTTGTCATAATGGACATGTAGAAGGTGAGGCATCTGATCAATACAATGGAGACTTAATGGTTAAAAGAATTGAGATGGGTGGTGGTAAACATAACTACTTTAATGTACACGGTAAAGATTCTCAAGGTAAAGAAGTAGAATTTTCTACAGACAATCTTACTTTTAATGTAGGAGATTCAATACATGTAGATTTCGAGAAAAAAGAAGCTTATCCTTTAGACGACAAAGAAAATGTTGCACCGTTTTAGGTAGAATTAAAACCTTTCAATAAAAAAATAAAAAAAAATATAAATAATACTATGAGATACTTAAAAACATTTGAATCACACTCAATAAATGAAGAAGAAGGTTCTGTAAGAAAATTTTTTACTGGCCATGCCGATAAAGCAGAAGAAGTTGGTACTATGAAAACATTCTTAACAGAATTGGAAGCTTTTGAAAAAGAAGCACAAACTGATGATAGAATGGTTTTTGATAAAGAAAAACTAAAAGCTAAAGCTAAAGAAAATGGATTTAAAGGACATTTGAAAGAAATTCAAAGTCAATCAGATGGTAAATGGTATGTTACATACATTACTGGAACATCCGATTTCCAAAAAATTGCAGGAGCTGCTGCTCACAGAAGAGATAATCCACTAGGATAATAATTCTTCTTACTTTATAAATGAATTAAAAAAGTCTCACATCTATTTAGATTGAGACTTTTTTAATATGGTTTTATCTATTTTATCTAATGAGTCAATTCCACTTTCGATAATTTTATCTAATATGTCATCTACTGATGTATTATCTAATCTAAAATCAATAAATAACTTAGGAGTAACTTCTTTAACTTCCGGATATTCTTTTTCTATATCACCAGAAATAATTTTATCCGTTACATCAGTTTTTGTGAATTCAAAATATTTAGATAAAACCGCAGTTATTTTATCTACTTTATAGTCCGGCAATCTAACAAAAATATCATCATCTTTTGTAAATCCTAAATATTCTACATCATCTTTATCTAAACAATTTGATAAATCTTCATATATAGGATGATTATCAGTACTATTTATATCAAATTCTTCAATATTCTCACTAACTATTTTTAAGAAGTAAATTTTGTTCATATTATCTATTTGTTTGTTTTACAAATATACAAAAAATAATTTAAGTACCAAACTAATCATAACTTTTTTCATAAAAAGATATATAAAATAAAAAATAGACGGAAATAAAATGCTAGTAGAAACACAATACTTAACAAATACAAAGAAATTAGTAGTAAGCTACGTAGATAAATCGGGCGATATAAAGCTGAAGTATTACAATTGGGACACTCCAATGAAATATGTATCTTGTGAAGATACAGATCCACAAAAACATGCCGAATTTAAGTCTTGGGACGGAAAATCGGTAAAACAAATTGAAGTAAATCATCCAGATAGATACGCTATCTATGAATTCTTAGATTCACTTCCAGAAAAAGAAAAAACAGAAATCTTTGAATTTAACTTACCAAAGATATTCTTTATAGATATTGAAACAGAAATCGTTGATGGATTCCCAGAAGCCGCAGATATTAAAGATGCAGATGGAAATGTTACAAAAGAAGGTGCTTGTACACAAGTTCTTTCTATATCTATTGTATATGATGATAAAATCATACTTCTTGGCTTAAAAGATATGCCAGAAGATATGCAAAATAGAATTTGTGATAACACAAATAAATACTTTAAAAAATTTGGTACAGAATATAAATTCAAATATGTTAAATATGATGATGAATTTGATATGCTTTATGCTTTCTTCAATAATATGATACCAAAGATGCCAATTTTGACCGGTTGGAACTTCTTACAGTATGACTGGTTATATTTAGTAAACAGAAGTAGAAAGATTTCTAAATGGGCAAACGGTAAAGAATATAAAATTGATCCAGCGGTTTCATCACCATTAAAAAGAATCAATAAAATGTGGGGTACTGATTATGAAGTTCCTGCACATAGAATGATTTTTGATTATATGCAATTATATGAGATATGTGATACCTCTATTAAAGTAAAAGAATCATCTTCATTAGACTTTGTCGCAAATAAACTAGTTGGAGTTGAGAAGATTAAATATAATGGTTCATTACAAAAACTTTATGAGGATGATTTTGAAACATTTATGTATTATAACGCAGTCGATTCTGTACTTGTACAAAAAATACATGAGTCGAGAAATTATATCTCTATTATTTATGCGATTTCATCATTGGCAAAAATTAGAATTGTCGATGTAGTATCTCAAATGAATAATGCTTTAGGCTCACTTGCAATTACAGAAGGTGTTTTGAGAAACCGTTTTAGAGAAATGGATAACATTGTTCTTTTCAAAGAAGACAGAGGTGATGGTGATTCAACAATTGCTGGTGGATGGGTTAAAGACCCTATAGTAGGAATGAATAGATGGGTGGTTATTTATGACTTTGCTTCACTATATCCTACAACACAAAGACAATTCTTTATTGCACCAGAAACGTTTGTTGGACTTCAGAATGAGAAAGATAAAGGATTCTGTGATAATGGAAGACCTATTGACTTAGAAAAACATGTTGTATGTGTAAATGGTGTAGTATTTGAGAAAAGATTATCACCAACATTAAGAATGTTGGAAGATGTTTATGCAGATAGAAAGTTCAATAAGAAAATTATGATGAATAAGAAAGATGAACTGAAAGCAGTAATGGATGAAATAAAAGAACTTGAATCAGAATTATAATAAAAAACCCTCGCAGTTGAGGGTTTTATTCTTTTAGTGAATCAAGATGTTGGGTAAAATATTGTCCGAATTTTTCAATACAAAGATCATATATTTCAAACTCATTTGAAAGTCCATTTTCTAATAATTCGTCAATAAAATTAAAAATCTCATCTGTTGTTGTATAAACAGAGAATTCATCGTGGTGTAAGATATGTTCCATAAAAATGTGGTAGTTTAATCTATATATCATATAAAAATTATAAAAAACCTTGTTTTCTAATAAAAAACTAAAATAAATTTAAAAAAATTCATTTTTTAAACAATTACCTTTTATATCATATAAAACGTAACAAAAATATCAACTAAAATATGTCATTAAAGAAAGATCTTTCAAAATATAGTCCTCGAAAACAACAACAAGAAGCAATAGATTTTATTGACCAACAATTCAAAAAAGATCCTACTACCAAATTCTTCTTATTAGATATGCCAGTCGGTGTTGGTAAAAGCCATCTTGCTTTAATGATAGCAGATTGGTATAAAAAGAATAAGAATAAAATGGCAAGAGTTGATATAATTACTAACTCAAAAATTCTACAAGATCAGTATTCAAGTACTTATGAATCTATCGCAGATTTAAAAGGTAAAGAAAACTATGAATGTTCGTCTTATGCATGTTCTTGTGCACAAGGTTCTGAATTTAATAGACTTAATAAAACATCTTGTGAGGTTTGTCCTTATTCTTCTGCAAGAGAGGGTTATATTAGTAGTGGAGTTTCTTTAACTAACTTCTATCTTTATATTCTTTATGCAATGTATAATCAAAAACTAATGGAAGCTAGAGATGCAAGAGTTTTAATTGTTGATGAAGCACACGACTTTGACGATGTAATGAGTTCATTTATCTCTATAAAAATAACTGAATTAGTAATCAAACGATTTAGTTTCTCTAATGAGAATGATTTGATTGCTAGATTAAAAGCAGTTACTTCTATTAGTACTTATGTAGATTTTCTACGTTATTTCAATAATGAAGTAGTTACCACTATGGAACAAATGGAGAAAGGTATGTCTAAATCTGAGAGAGATGTAGTTCAAGATAAAAGAGATCTAAAAATCAACAAAGTTTTAAACGGTAAAAACAGTGATGTTAAACTAATGCAGTTAGTTACTGATTTGAAACAATATCAGATGAAGATTGAATTATTTTTAACTGAATATAAGGCAAATCCAAATAACTGGGTATTGGAATCTAGTTATAATGAAAAATTAAGACAGAAAGAACTTTCATTAGAACCTATCTGGGCATATGATTATTTAGATAAATATGTTTTTTCTCACTATGATATGGTATTTATGATGTCTGGTACTATTTTAGATAAGAATTTATTCTGTCAGTTAAATGGATTAGATGTTACTAAAGCCGCTTATCACTCAATTGAATCACCATTTCCTGCAAAGAATCGACCAATTATTTATATGCCAATTGGTAAAATGTCCTATAAGAATAAAGAAGAAACTTTTCAAAAGTATGTTCCTTACATAAAGAAGATTATGAATAAGTATGCCGGTCAAAAAGGAATTATACATACAAACTCGTTTGAATTATCAAATTGGATTCAAAAAGGTATAAAAGATAAAAGATTTGTATTTCATGATTCTACTAATAAAGATGAAGTTCTGAAAAGACACTGTGAAACTGATAAACCCACCGTTCTTGTAAGTCCAAGTATGGATACGGGAGTTTCATTGGATGATGATTTGGCTAGATTTCAGATTATTGCCAAAGTTCCTTATCCAAGTTTGGCATCTCAAAAAAACAAAATGAGGCAAAGTAATAATCCTGATTGGTATGCATGGAAAACAGTTTCTGGATTTATCCAAATGACTGGTCGTTCAGTTCGTTCCGATACGGATTATGCAGATACTATTATTCTGGATGGTTCATTTGGGGATGTGATGAAACATAGTTCTCATTTCTTACCTAATTGGATTCAAGAAGCAATTAAGAAAGTAAACATCAAAGTCACTACATAAAAAAAAGACCCAATTGGGTCTTTTTTTTTATTGATATTTTACTATTTACCTTGTTTTTTAAGAATAGCTTTTTGCATTGCCTCAGGAAGTTTTTTCTGTCCTGCAGTTAAACCTTTTTTAGCAGTACCTTTATCATCATCTTCTTTGGCATCTTTAGCAGCTTTTTTCATAGTTTCTTTTTTATCACCATCTTTATCTAAATCTAAGAAATCTGGTTTACCTTTTCCACCTTTTTTATCGTCTTCTTTACCTTTACTTTTAGCTTTTTGTTTATCTAAGTAAGCTTGAAAACCTGCGTTTACTTTTTTCTTTTCAACGATTTCTTCATCTCCCCATCTTCTGATTCTGTGTTCTTCTTGATCATCTTCTTCGTCAGCTTCCTCATCAGATTGACCATAGTCATCTTCTTCTTCACCTAATTCATTAGTTTCTTCTTCTTCTTGTGCATCTTCACAATTACATGGTGCACAGTTACAAAACTCACAATTTTGATCATCAAAGTCTTCATCGTTGAATTCGTTACCTTCTTCGCCAAATTTAACCGTGTCACTTTCACGTTCTTGTGCGAATCTACCGAACTTTTCCTCTTCTTCAAAACTAAAGTTCTCAAATTTTTTAATGTGTTTCATATTATTTTAAATCTATTTTTAATTATATATTAAATATTTATATCACTTTTCTCGTTTTTATAATTATTTTTTAATATATATGATATGAAAATACAGAAATTTCAACAATACTCACTTCAAGATTCAATGGCGTTGGATTTTATCAATTCATTTGATGGTTTAATTACCGAATCTGACGAAACAGAGTATAAAAAAGTTCAAAAAAGAGTAATAAGTGATTTAAGATTAAATGGAAATTTATCTTTAACATTTGGTACTGGTATCAAAGCTCTTTATCCAATAGTTGATAAACTAATGACTAATATGAAAATTAGTTCTATTGACATTACAGCTGATAAAGTAGTACTTCTTACAATATGTGCTTTTACTATAGTATATTTAGAAGAGAAGAAATTCAAAGATGGTCAAGAAGAAGAGATTTTAACAAAAGATTCTAAATCTATGTTAGAAGAATTAAAAATGATGGGTATCGGGAATGGAATTGTTAAGAAAGTTGTCAAACTATTTAAGTCTATTACTAGTATTTTTACAATAATTGGAAAACATTTAAGTGCAGTTGCAAAAAATTTTATTGATATGTTTGCTTATACTGCAATTTTGATACCTATAATGAATGGAATTCTTTATGTAATAGGAAAATATGACTTAAATGTAGATACTTTCCTTGAAAACTTTGCCGCTTTAACAATGGGTGTTGGAACTTTAATTGCAAAGAATGGAATAATTAATATTATTGACAGACTTAAAGATAAAATTAGTCCAAAAGATAAAAAAGAAATAGTTGATGAAGTCGATACCACTGTTATAAAGAAGGTATCGGACTTTACTCTTAAACCAACAGATGGTGAAATGATTAATGAACAGTAATTTATAGCAAACTTAAACGTAAGATTTACTATAATAATAAAATTAATCAAATTAATGACACCACAACTAGAGAAGGTATTCTTCAATTACATTTTAAGCAATAAGAAGTATTTCGATGTAGTGAAAACTTTCTTTTTTAGAAATTCTGAAATTCAATTTGTTTACGGAGTTATAAGAACTTATATGTTAACTAATAGTGATACTGGAACACCTACTCCCAGACAGATATTAGATATGGTTGCTCTCGAAGACAAAGAAGGTGTTATCACGAAAGAAATTTTAAAATCAATTTTACAAGTAGATCTTAAAGAGTACGATGAAAAAAACTTCATCGAACCGAAATTTAACGCTTGGATATTAGCCAATCGTTTAAAAACAGGAACTATCGATATTATCGATGAAACCAGAAATCTTGACTCTATCTCTGACTTTGAAAAAGCAGTTGAAGCAGCCGGACGTATCAAAGCAATAGTAGATGAAATGTCTTCTACTAATTTTGTTGACGATGACGATATGGGTGTTGATTTTGACGATGCCGAAAGTCACGTACAAGATAGTTCTAAGTTTAAAGTTAGTTGTGGTTTCCCAACTATTGACCATATGTTAGGTGGTGGATGGGATATTGGAACTTTTAATGTAATCATGGCAGAAACCAATAATGGTAAATCATTATGGATGCAAAACTTTGCAGTTAAATCTGCTGATATGGGACACAATGTACTTTATATTACACTTGAAATGAGTGAAAGAAAAGTAATGAAACGTTTAGGTGCTATGCGTTTAAAAATACCTATAAATGATTATGATGTTGTATCAAAAGATATTGATCTAATCAAAAAAAGAATCGCTGGTTTAAGTAAAACCGATGGTGGTGATATTTTTGATAGGAAAGTTGGTAAGATATATGCTAAATTCTGGGCAGCCGGAACAGCAACTGTCGCAGACTTTGATAATTACATTCAAAAACTTAAGGAGAAAAAAGGAATTAAAATTGACTTAGTTATAGTTGACTATATTACTCTTGTCGCTGCACCTAAAGGTTCAGGAACAGATAACTTATACTCGAAAGGTAAAGTTCTATCTGAAGGATTAAGAGCAATAGGAGCCAAATATAAGTGTCCTGTGATAACAGGAGTTCAAGTAGCAAAAGACGCTTGGAACTCTGCAGATATTACATTAGAAAGTGTACCCGAATCAAAAGCAATTGCAGAAACTGCAGATACATTTTTTGCAATTATTCGTACAGAAGAAATGAAAAGACAGAACTTGTATAGATTTAAGTTACTGAAACAAAGAGACGGTGATTTCTTAAAATCACAAATTAGACTAAACCTGAACTCAACCTACTTAACTTTAGAGAACGATCAGTTTTTGGATAGTTAAACAACAAAATTATATTTTGTATATAAAAAAAATAAAAAGCTATGGCAAATAAAATTGTCGATGAAGATGACGACTTCGAAAATGACTTTAATGATGATAACGACGATGATAACTTTGAAGGACCATCTATGGAAGAGTTTGATGATGATTCTGATGATTCAGGTGACTCTGGTTTAGATTTTGGTGATGATGAAGATTTAGATATTATCATTGAAATAGATGAGGATGATTTGAATCTAGATATAATACCAGAAGTTGAAAAGTCTCCAGAATCAGATGAAGAAGATATTGTTTTATCTAAACATAAGATAGAAGGAAAACACTCATTAAAATATGATTCTATCTTTAAAGGTAAGAAAGAAGAAGCAGTAGATGAAGATGATACATCAGATTTATTTTCTGGTTATTATAGAGAAACCATTGAAGTAGACAAAGGTTCTAATTATCATTTCGAATCAATAGATAATGAGATATACATTAGAACAAAATTAGTTAAAGAAAGAGTTTATTTTGTATTAGGAGAACATACATCAATTAGTTTTCTGAATAATAGAAGAAAACCATCAAGAGTAGATTTTAATAATTATTACTCTTTACTAAAAGTTCATCTAAAAGATGAAAGTTTTACAAATGTTGAACTATTCAACGAATTATCAGTTTACTTTTCTGATAATTTATTTAATATGTTTAAACTGTTAGATAATAAATGGCGTAATTTAATTATAAATGAATTACAAGACCATATAGGAAAAAATATCAATTCAAAAGATATTACAAATAGAAATATCTACGAAGGAACAGAAATTGAATTTATCTGGGATGATCCAATCACAGAAGAAGAGAAGATTATAACTGGAGTAGTAATGGAGACAGACTATGAGAATAATACTTTTAAAGTAGATTCTTACGAAAATATTTATCAAGTAAATATTAAACAAATCTCTAAAATTTTAAATAATACAAAGTTTAAGTATAATTTAAACAAACTAAACAACATAGATTTTTTATAAAAAATATTTTTTTATCAATTATAAAAAACCAATAAAAAAAAGAATATTGATTTTTTTAGATTAAAAAGTATTTCAATATATAAAAAACAAAAAATTAAAAATGAGCATGATAAAAGTAATGAAAAGAAATGGTAAGAAAGAGCCAGTCATGTTAGACAAAATCTTAGATAGAATCACACAACAAACTTATGGACTAGACCAGAAATGGATTGTACCATTTGAAGTTGCCCAAAAAGTAATTGAAGGTATTATGCCAGATATTCAAACTTCTGTTTTAGATTCTCTAGCAATGGAGACTGCGGCATCTCTTACAACAAAACACCCTGACTATTCAACATTAGCGGCTAGATTAGCAATTACGGCATTACACAAAGAAACTAAAAAGAGTTTTTCAGAAACGGTTTCTGATTTATACAAATACATAGATCCAAAAACTAGAAAACATTCACCGATTGTTTCTAAAACTTTCCGTGATATTGTAAAAAAACACGCAGATGAATTAGATTCTGCAATTGTACACTCCAGAGATCATAATTTTGATTACTTTGGATTCAAAACATTAGAAAAATCATATCTATTGAAACTTGACGGTAAAGTTGCCGAAAGACCTCAATATATGTATATGAGAACAGCACTACAAGTATGTGGTGAAGACATACAAGGTGTTATCGATACTTATAACTTACTTTCAGAAGGTTATTATACACACGCTACACCAACATTATTCAACTCTGGAACAACAAGACCACAATTATCATCTTGTTTCTTACTTGATACAGAATCAGATTCTATCGAAGGTATCTTCAATACACTAAAAGAGTCTGCACAAATTTCTAAAAATGCAGGTGGTATTGGTATTTCTTTTACAAAAGTAAGAGCTAAAGGTACTTATATTGCCGGAACTAATGGTACTTCAAATGGTATTATTCCTTTCTTAAAAATCTTCAATGAAACTGCAAGAGCGGTAGATCAAGGTGGTGGAAAAAGAAAAGGTTCAATAGCAATTTATATGGAACCTTGGCATGCAGATATTATGGATTTCCTAGATTTAAGAAAAAACCAAGGTAAAGATGAAATCAGAGCAAGAGATTTATTCTTGGCTATGTGGACTAATGACTTATTTATGGAAAGAGTTGACTTAGATGAAGATTGGTCTTTAATGTGTCCACACGAGTGTCCTGGTTTAACTGAAACTTATGGCCAAGAATTTAGAGACTTATACATTAGTTATGAATCAGAAGGACGATTTAAAAAAGTAATAAAAGCAAGAGAGGTTTGGAATAAAATCTTAGAATCTCAAATTGAAACAGGAACACCTTATATTTTATATAAAGATTCTATCAATGAGAAGTCTAACCAATCAAACATTGGTGTAGTTAGAAGTTCTAATTTGTGTGCAGAAATTGTTGAAGCCACTGGAATTACTAAAGTACAAAAAGAAATTCTTCAAAATAAAGAATTACTTGAAAGTTTAGGATTAGGTTCATTCTATGGTGAAGAATCTGTAAATGAAACTGCTGTTTGTAACTTAGCTTCTATTGCACTTCCTAAATTTGTAAATAAAAACAAAACTTATAATCATAATAAATTATATGATGTTGCTTATCAAGCTACTGTAAACTTGAATAAGGTTATTGATGTAAATTTTTATCCATCAGAAGCAGCTAGATTCTCAAACTTATTACATAGACCAATTGGTTTAGGAGTTCAAGGATTGGCAGATGTATTCTTTTTATTAGGAATTACTTATGATTCTGATGAAGCGAAATCATTAAACAAAGAAATTTTTGAAACTATTTATTATGCTTCGATTAAAGCTTCTTGTGATTTAGCTAAAGTAGAAGGCGCTTATCCAACATTTAAAGGATCTCCAATATCAGAGGGAAAATTCCAATTTGATTTATGGGGTGCAAAACCAACAAAAAGATGGGATTGGGATAAATTAAGAGAAGATATTAAAAAATATGGTGTTAGAAATTCTTTAACTACTTGTATTATGCCAACTGCATCAACTGCATCTATCTTAGGAAACGAAGCAAGTTGTGAAGCACAAACTTCAAATATGTACACAAGAGGTGTTTTATCTGGTACTTTTATCATTGTAAACAAATACCTTGTAAAAGAATTAGTTAAATTAGGTATCTGGTCAGATAACATTAGAAGAAAAATTATTGCAGAGAATGGTTCAGTTCAGAATATCCCTGAAGTACCTACTAATGTAAAAGAAATCTTTAAAACTGTTTATGAGATTAAACAAAGAGATGTAATTGATATGGCAGCAGAAAGAGGAGCATTTATTGATCAAACTCAATCTATGAATATCTTTATGGATTCACCAAACTTCGCAAAATTGACAGCAATGCACTTTTACGGATGGGGAAGAAGAGCTCTTATGAAAGATGAACATGGTGTTGAAATTATCCCACAAGGAGAAAATACAGAAGTAATCTATGATAAAGCTGGTAAAGCTAGATTCTATAGAGAGAAAAAAGCTTCATTAAAAACAGGTATTTACTATCTAAGAAATAAAGCAGCAGGTGATGCAGTTAAATTCACAACTCAAGAAGAAGTGAAATCTGTTGAAGACCAAATGGCAGAAATCAGTTGTTCGTTAGACAATCCTGATGATTGTTTAGCTTGTGGTTCATAAAAATAAAATCCTCTTTTTTTAAGAGGATTTTTTTATATATAGTATATAAAAAAAATATAAATTTATGAAAAATATTAAATTATTTGAACATTTTCCAGGGTCTGGAGTACCAGATGATTACCAAACAAAGACTGGTGATATGAGTGGTGATTACTATCATATACATGTAGACTCTGAAAAACCAACTCAAAAATATACTAAGGATGAAGTAATAGACCTAATTAAAGACTATTATGTAAGTAGTTTAGGAAATTTTGACCCGAACACAGACGAAGAAAGAAATTTTACAAATCCTAATGGAAGAAATTATGTAGATTTGGATAGGATTAAAAGTAGAATTGTTGATTTTATGAAAGATAAATAACATTCTAGAACACTATAAAAAATCCACCTTGGAAAAAAGCGAAATTTTCAAGGTTACTATATACATAAAATAAATTAGAAAAAGATTAAACTTTTTCTAATTTAATAATACAATAATACAATCAGTAGCAAATCATAGAGATACTTCGATATGGATTCAAAAAAACTCTCTAAGATAACTTACTCTGGTTTTATTTATAAAAAAACGCAAACATAGCAAAGTTCTAAGATACTTCGTATATTATACAACTATCAGAAAGAACGTATAGAGACGACTACTCTATGCTACCATGTAAGGGCAATAGCGCTTGCCTCTGGTCGAAAAGTCAGGAATTCATAAGTTTCCTTTAAAAATATGAGTGAGATGTTACTTTAAATATCGGCAAAGTTAAGTAGAATTCTTTGCGTCGCTTAGGCTAATATTCTTGTTTGCTAAATTATAATAAGACCAGATTTACAGAAATGTAATTCTGGTCTTTTTTTTTACAAAAAAACGAAATAAAAATAAAATAATAATATGTCAAAATTTAACACAACCGTAAAAGAGCCAAAAACAAAAACTATAAACCTAGCAGGTGGTGAAGCTTATTCTCAAACAAATGAATTAGCTTTAGTATCTATGTTATTGACTTCATTCGTAAATGATCAATTCTATAAGTCTGGTAATGATACATTAAAAGATTTAAGAAACTTGGTTAAGAAAGTAGATCCTGAGTTCTCAGCAAAAGCAGCAATTTATGCTCGTGATAAATTTGGTATGAGAAGTATTACTCACGCTTTAGCTGGTGAATTGGCATCAGAGTTAAAAGGTAGTGAATTAGGTAAAAACTTCTATGACAAAGTTGTAGTTCGTGTTGATGATATGACTGAGATTATGTCATACTACTTATTACACAAAACAAGTAAAGACAATCCAAAGTTTCCAAACTCTTTGAAAAAAGGATTTGCAAAAGCTTTCGATAAATTCGATGCTTATCAATTAGCAAAATACTCTGGTAAAAACAAAGACCTTAAATTAGTTGACTTAGTGAACATTGTACACCCAGTTCCAACTGATAGAAACAAAACTGCTTTAGAATTACTTGTTAAAGGTGATTTGAAAAACACAGAAACTTGGGAAGCTAAACTTTCTCAAGCAGGTCAAGTAGCTGAGAATGAAGAAGATTTAAGTCAATTAAAATCTGATGCTTGGACTGATTTAATCACTTCAAGAAAAATTGGTTATTTTGCACTTTTGAGAAACCTAAGAAACATCTTAAATCAAGCACCTAACGTAGTTCCTGCTGCTTGTGAGTTGTTAGTAGATGAAAGAATGATTAGTAAATCAAGAGTTTTACCTTTTAGATTTGCAACTGCTTACGAAGAAATCAGTAAAATGGGATCTTCAAAAGGAGTTAGAGACGTTTTAGTTGCGATAAACCAAGCGTTAGAGGTTTCAATGTGTAATGTTCCTAAGTTTGATGGTGATACATTAGTTGTTATGGACGTTTCTGGATCAATGAGTGGAAGACCTTCTGAGATTGCTTCATTATTTGGTGCTATTTTAGCAAAATCCAACAACGCAGATGTTTTAACATTCGCGAATAGATCGGACTACAAGTCATACAACCCAATGGATTCTGTTATGACAATTAGAAATAGTTTTAGATACTCTGGAGGTGGAACAAACTTCAAGTCAATCTTTACTACTGCTAATAAAAAGTATGATAGAGTTGTTATCCTTTCAGATATGCAAGGATGGGTTGGTTACACAAGTCCAACTGCTGAGTTCAAACAATACAAGAAAACGTATGATGCAAATCCTTATGTTTACTCTTGGGATTTAGCGGGTCTTGGTACAATGCAGTTTCCAGAAAACAATGTATTTGCTTTAGCTGGTTTCTCTGATAAAGTTTTCGATGTAATGAAGATGATGGAGATGGATAAAAAAGCTCTTTTCAATGAAATTAAAGCTATTCAACTTTAATTAAAAACCCACCAATTGGTGGGTTTTTTTATCTCCAAATTTTTTCAAGATTTATCTTAGAAGTCATTTCAACTACTTTACCATCTTTGATTAGTGAGTATCTTTGAATTGGTGCAAAGGCATTTATTATTTTTTTCACCTTTATTATTTCTTCTGATTCCATGTCAAAATTAAATATTTGTAATAAATTTTCAATCTCTTTGTATTTTAGATGATTTTTATGGCCGACAAAGTGTGTAAAGTCATAAAAGTATGAATTATAAACACTTGAATTTTCTTCTGCAGATTTTATAATTAGAAAATTTGTCAAACAATTCTCAACACCAATTGATGGTAGTGTATATTTATAACCATTTACTACAAAACATCTTTCTTCATAATCATAATACTTTATTAGATCACCTAATTGAAAATAGTTAAAGTTTTTAGATCCAAATTCTATTTTTTCTTCTTTATCTTTATTCTTATCAAAGTAAATTAAATTGATTGGTCTTCCTTTTGTTAAACTAACAATTTCTAAAAATATGAATATAACGTCAATGCTTTTAATATCTTCATACTTATATCCACTAGAGATTATAATATTTTTTTGAACTATTTTTTTAATATAATATATTACAACACCTACATCATCTTTAACATAGTTTTTTTCATAGTCAATAATATCATTTTTACTTGCCGGGGTAACAGTTATTTTAAGATCATTCTTATAAAATAAACCCTGTGATGGAAGTAGTTTAATATCTATCTTTCTTTTTCTTATAAATAGTTTTCTAAAAAATTCATTTATCATAGTTTATATATTATTTTTCAGGGGCTCATGACGTAGTAATATATACTTTTATGATTATAAATGGTGATGGTTATGAAGAATTATTAAAAATAGAAAGTAATTCTATTGATTTGGTTTTAATAGATCCACCTTATATTATCTCTCGTGATTCTGGGTTTAAAGGTATTACCGAAAATACACCAAAAGAACTAGTTTCCAAATACAATATTTCAATTGACTTTGGTGAATGGGATAAAACAGAGTTAAATTGGGAAGAACTTTTTAAACAATACTATCGTATTTTAAAGAAAGGTGGAACTTTAATTATTTTCTATGACATTTGGAAAGCAAATGAGTTAAAAGAAAATGCAGAATTGGTTAAATTTAAACAACCAAGAGTAGGTTGTTGGGTTAAAAATAATCCAGTGCCAATAAATTCAAAATTAAACTATCTATCAAATGCGACTGAATACTTTTTTACATTTATAAAAGATAAAAAACCAACGTTCAATTCTGAATATGATAATGGTACTTATAGATATCCTATTTGTCATGGAAAAGAACGTTATGAACATCCGACACAGAAACCATTGGAACTAATGAAAGATTTAATAAGAAAACATTCTAATCCAGGTGATATTGTATTAGATTCATTTGCAGGAACTGGTACAACTGGACACGCCGCATTATTATTAGATAGAAAATATATTTTAATTGAGAAGGAAGAAAAATATTTTGAAATTATTAAAAAACGTTTGCAGGAAGTAAACAAAACAGATATATAGTTATATAAAAAATAAAAAGTTTAAAAATGAGTATGATAATTAAAAATCAACAACTTACTAATGACACAATTGGTGCATTAAACACTTTAATTGAGTTGGATATAAATGCTACAATCGCATTTAGATTGACAAGAATTATTAAAGAGTTATCTTCAATCGTTGAAGATAAGTTAAAAATGGAGAAAAAAATCTTAGACAAATGGGTTGAAAAAGGAGAAGATGGTAATCCGGTAGTTCCAACAGGACAAGATGGTAATCCAATCGAAGGAACAGTAAACATTACAAATGTTGATGAGTTTACAAAAGAAATGACTCAACTAATGGAAATTGAAACTGAGATTCCATTTCAAAAAATTGATTTTGAAGATTTAGGTTTAACAACTGCAAAAGTTAAAGATTTAATTAAATTAGAGTTCTTATTTAATTAAAACAAAAGTCCAACGAAAGTTGGACTTTTTTTATAAAGTAGTTCTAATTTTTTTATATATACATAAAAAGAATTTAATTAGATGCCAGCTACTTTTAGCATAAACTCCGGACAATTAACTGAAACAACTAGAAAGCCTAATATTTTCAGTGTTTTAAATGATATTCAAGATAATACACAAAAGTTAATATCTCCAAGAGACGTTAGAGATGCTTTTTTATCTACTTGGGCAAATTCACCATTTAAAATCACAACACCTAATTCATTAGCAAATTTTGAATATATTGGTATTGATTCTAATAATCCTAGTAATAGAGATATTAAAGAAAAAATACTTTTAGGTAAAAGAAGTTATGGTAATTTAGATGTAATGAACTCATTCCTGTTAGGTAGTGATACGGATATATTCTTATTTAATACTAAACCAGATTCAGTAACACAAAGTTCAACTAAAATAGGAATTTTAGCAGGTACTAATTCTGGTTTATATCAATATGCACCTTATATAGAATCTAAAGTAGATGCTAGTGAGACTGCAATTGATTTAAACATAATAAATCCTGCACTTTCTGGTGCAATAAACATACTTTCTACAACTGGAAGAGTTGCTATAAATCAGGTACTTTTCCCAACTGTCGCAGAAACATTTGGATCTGCATCTGATGGTAGAATTTTGAGATACCGTGGAACTTATCCATCAGGATATCTTAAATGGGAAGATCCAACCATAACACTTAATTCAATTGGAACACCAGGATATCCAACAAATATCTATGGTAGTACAGTAAGTGTAAATGGATATCCAATTGAGTTTATAGATGACGATTATGTACCAATCACAATTGGTGGTGTTGCAAGTGCATCAACATTTCCAGCATCATCTTTTTTTAATGGAACTACTTATCAAAACTGGCCAGTAACAGAGGTTTTAAAAGAACTTTTATACCCTTATGTACCACCTGTTTTAGAGTTAAGTGTAATAAATACAGTTACTGGTACAACATATGCCGAAGTTGGAACAACTGCATCAGTTGTTATAAATAGTAAAATTACAACATATCAAAGAAATACGAATGAAAAGATATTTAATTATCAGATTATACCTAATACAAGTTATACGGGTTTATCTTTCTCTGGAATACCAGGTTCATTTGTAACACATACAATAAATGCAGTAACATATAGTTCAGTTCCTGCGACATCAGTAGGGTCTATAAAGACTTGGACTTTAAATGTATCTGACTCTAGTTTAACTACTTCTTTCTCATATAGTAAAACTGCTACAATACAATATGTTTATCCTATCTATTATGGATTTACATCATCAGTTATAAATAGTACTAATTTTAATAGTATAGTATCAACTTTTAATAAATTGATCTTGCCTTATCCAGGGTCGGGTGGGTCTTTTTCTATACCTTATAATGGTTCTGGATATATATATTTTATTCACGTAAAAGACTCTGTTTGGGAAAATGGTTCTCTTCCTTTACAATATTATGGTTTACAACAAATTCAAGATCCGAATGGATTTATTATACATGAAAGAACTGAACCTATTTATTCTTCTTTTACAAGTTATCTAGCAACTGCTGCAATTGATTCAACACACCCAACAACTGGTTATCCTAGATCATTTAGAGTTTGGAGAAGTAAGTGGCTATGTGCTTATCCAGGACTTTATTCAACAACACCTATTAGTTTTGTAAATGGAAACGGTAATTTTAAATTTATATTTTAATAAGAAATGGGAACATTCAGTTTAAATATAGGACTAATAACCGAGGCTAATAGTAGTCCACTTCATATTAGAAATAACTTTGATAAAATATTATTATTGTTAAAAGATAATGATACTAAGCTTATTGATCCTAAAGATTTACGTGATGCAGTTTTATCAATCCATTCAAGTATTCCATTTAAACAAACATCAACACAATCAATTTATGTAACAACTAATAATAATAATAGAAGTTACTTAGGATTAGATGCAGTTGATCCAACAGATAGAGATATTAAAAGAAAAATATTTATTGGTAAAAGAGCATACTCTGGAACATTTTCATATAATGGATATCATGATATTATGAACTCTACATTACTATCAAATAATGTTGATATATTTCTTTATAATACTAAGTTAGATACACTAGATAATACAATAACAAGAGTTTCTATATTATCTGGTAAAAATAATGGATTATATTCAATTGCACCATTTATACAAAGTGAGATAGTATCTGGGGCAACAGAATCTTTATCAATAGATTTTGTTACAAAAGTAGGTCAAGTAAATGTCACAAATGGATATGATTATGCTGCAGGTACATTTTCTATAAATGCTTTACCTTGGCCTAGTATTTCATATAGTAATACTTCTGCAAGTGATAGTACAACATTATTTTGGAGAGGAACAACTTCAAGTGGTTATTTAAGTTGGGAACAACTTACATTACCATCAATGAATACAATAGGAACATCTAGTCAAAGCTTATCAATTTTCGGAACACCAGTAAATGTGAATGGGTATTCTTTAGAGTTAGATGATTCAAGATATATGCCAATATCATTAGGAGGAATTCCAATGGGAACTACATTTAGTAATGTTCCAATTGTAGATGTTTTGAGAAGAATTCTTTATCCTTATTTAGGACCACTATGTTCAATTACAATTGATTCAAACTATTCAGAAGTTGGTGTTCCAGTAGATCCAATTTTAACATATACTATACGTAAAAGAACAAATCCGACATTACCAATTAATCTAATACAGATGATTCCTGGAAGTTTATTACCAATAACTACACCAGTTCATACTACAATAACTGGTACTGCCTTAGGTATAATACCAAATAGTTTAACTTCAACAGAAGTTATTTTCTCAGTGGTTGTTAGTGATGGTACTAGAACTGAAACTGCTAGTACTTTTATTAAGGGAATTTATCCATATTTCTATGGTATAGTATCAAGTACAATAACATCAACACTATTACTTAACAATCTATCAAAGAAAATTGAATACTTAGGAGAAAAGATAGTAAGTGTTAGTGGGGGAGGTGACTTTTATTTTATGTTTGATAGTGACTATCCAAATTTGGCACAAGTTATAGATGATGTTGGAAATGATGTTACTACATTCTTTGGTACTCCAACAATACAAACCAGATGGGATCCAAATGGTGCTTGGACATCAAAAACTTATAAAGTTTATAAGTGGACTATGCCGACATCAATACCAACCGCAGTAAATTATAAATTTATACATTTACCTTAAATGAGAATTAAAAAAAATATATATAGAGTATGGCAATTAAAATAACCGATAACTTTCAAGTAAATATTAAAAATCCAATAGATAACAGATTTGTTGTTGGATCTCAGTCAATACCAGGTGGTACTGGTAGTATATATCCAACACCTTTCTATGCGTATAGAGATGATATAAGCTCTAATATGGGATTTGTATATCCAGGTCTTAGAATATGGGATTTCAATGCTAATCTACCTTATGTTTGGACTGGTACAACTTGGTCAAATGAAAATCTAACAGGTGCGTCAGTATTCGGTTCAGGAAGTCCTACATTTACTCCTTCAGGTGGTTATCGAAATTATGTAACAAAGTTCTATGATACTGGAACTGTTTTAACAAAGAGTTTACTATATGATGACTATGACCATGTTTCGGTGGTAAATCTTACTACAGGATTGGTTACTGGTGGTACAAATCCTAATAATTCTGGTGGTGCGGGAACTCCTCAACTTGCTGATTCTTCTGCTAGTATAAAATACGGATTACACGTAGAAGGTCGTATAAGAACAAATAATGGATTTGTAGGAAACGGATCGTATATTCATAATATAAATGCACAAAATATTAATGGTGGACCAGGAAGTGGTGGTAGATTACAACTACAATGGATTAATACTAATACTCTAGGTCCTGCAAACTCTAGTCCAACAAATACAAATCCTAGATATGTACTTACTACAAATGGTAGTAACTTAACAACTTCATGGCAAGATATATTAAATGTCGCGCCAGTTTATTCTCCTAATAGTTTAGGACTTGGTAACTCAGGTGCAATTTCGTTATATAGTGGAACTAACACATCAAGTCAATTATATGAATTTTTTAGTTTAGTATCAACTGGACTTTCCATCACTGATGGAAATACCGGTGGTGGTAGTGTTAGATTAGAACTTAATGCACGAAGTGTTGGTTCAACTGATGGAACTCCAGTTTACAAAGGCCTTATTGGTGCAAATCACGAATTTCGTAGAATAAAATCAGATACATTAAAAGTATCTGTTGATTCATCAGATAATTTAGTAATTGAATCTCCTGAGGCTGGTTCATCGAGAGCTTTATATGTAAATGTTACTTATATACCAACTTATGATGATTGGAAAAGAGCATATGATCAACAAAATCTACCCGGTGCAATTGCAGGTAGATTTCTAAGTGCAACAGGATATTATAGAGGTGATGGAACACAGGCAAGACCATTTACTAATAGTATAAAATATAACTTAGGTACACCGGGAGTACCAGGTTCATTAGTTGGTACTATACAAAATAGTGCAATTCAAAATGGTATGGATTTCTATGAAAATGAGTTTGGTACAACCGGTGGGAATAGATGGTATCCATCATATGCATATGAAACAATAACAATACAAGGTAAAACAACTTATTTCTATGGTGGTGATTTCAACTATAGATTTCTTCGTTTAAAAATAGAATGTACTAATCTAATATCTACGACTACTGGATATTTAATTGATTTAGATGACACTGTTAAATTTGCACCCGGAAAATTATTCACATGGCAATGGTCTACTTGGCCAACGTATGATCCAGTAACTAATCCAACATCCGATCCAAATGGTCCAAAAGCGTATATAGGTGCACAGGTTGATATATCAATTGATAAAGATTGTCAACTTGAAATAAGAGGTAGCCTAATACCGGGTATATCCGGTCAACCGGGTTATAATTATGAAGGTGGTGCCAGTGTATCCTACAAAGGTGGTAGAGGATTTAGATGTAGTGGTAGTGATATTTCAACTACTAATTATAGTGGTGATTACCATCAAATAAATCTTAGTGGTGAGGGAAGTATACTTTCTCTATATAAACCGATTGTACCATCAAGTGGTCCTTATGGTCCATCAAGACAACAGAATGATAATTTATTTCTATTTAATCTAGATGAGAATAATAATTTAGTGTCGACTCATCCGGAACGTCCCGGGGGACCTTCTGTTATAGGATATAATAATGATGGACATATTGGTATTAATGTTACATGTAATGTAACTACCAGATATCAAGGTATCTATATGATTGGTGGAAAATCAAAAATAGAATTTACTAAAGGTGTAGGTACTGGTCAATTAACTGATAATTTATTTGGATCAACTGGATATCCAGCAGTTCCAGTTGGATATCTACATGATAACGACTGTTATTATGCAAAGGGCGGTTTGATTAGATTTTTCGATGCAAAGATTAGTGTATCCAGTGGTACACGTAAAAGTTATTTTATTGTTGAACCCGACCTAACTAAACAATTTTGGGATCCTTTAAATGCGGATGGTACTACTATCGGTGGCGGATATGGTAGAATAACTGGTTCTACTCCTATCTTTATATTTAGAAATTGTAGATTAGGTGGACCTTCAGTAAACTTATTCGATAAAAGAACATCAGGAGTTGCATATGTTGATATGTTAAATTGTACTAGTTTATATTTTAGTGCATATAATCTAGTTCAAACATCAACAACTGGTGCTCCAACGATATTAGGGGGTAATGGAGGTGAAAATTGGAGTGGTACTGTTGATCAAAGATGGGGTTGTCAATGGAATCCTGCGGTTGGTTGGAGCTCATCAGTACAAACAGGAGTTGCAAATGGTGGAAAGTTTAATGGAGTATTTACTTTCAAAAATAATGTTTTACAGGATATTAGATATGATCCTTATTTTGTAGATCTAACAAACTCAAATGGAGTATCAACTATAAATACAATCGGTTCTCAAGTAGTTAATACATTACAAAGATTTGATTCGGTAGCAACTGCAGTAAGTGTTAATTTCCAATTACAAAGAGGTTCACAGTTTATATACGTAATATATATACCTATTACTAGTTTAATAAACGGGAAAAGCTACATGATCGCTAATGCAGGTACTTTAGGTAATACTCAATGGGTTACTAGAGGTTATAATGTGACAAAATTAGGGATTCCTGCGCCGTATAAAATGTTTAATTGTACATATAGTGGAACCTTAGGAGCGTTAAGTGGTGGTGCACAAGCATATGAAATAAAAATTGATTTTATACCATAAAACAAAAAAGAGACTTCAAAGTCTCTTTTTTTTATTCTTCTAGTTTTTCAAACCACCAATTGAAGTAAACATAATTATCTCCAACTAAGTTATATATATCAGAATTGTGTTTAATAACTATTTTATCATTATGTGATCTAATCAATTCTATTTCAATTCCTTTTTCCATTCTTAATTGTTTTCCAGTTTCAACAGAATAACAAAGAACTTCATCATTTAAAAGTCTATACATTCCAGGATCTGGTTTCAACCAAGTTTTTAATGTTTTAACAATTAAACCTTTTATTTTAATAATCCATTCTTTAGGTTGATATAAATCAGCATCTTTAAAAACTTCCGATGTAAAGTCAGGTGAACCTGACATCATATCTTCTAAAACTCCCCAATATTCTTCTTCACCAATTGTAAATGCTATATAAATATCATATTTTAATGAAGTTGATTTAACTATTCTTAAAACCTTTAATCTTTTAATATCCTGTTCTTCTAGAGCCAATTTACTTCTAAGAGCTTTATATGCGTTAGTTCCCTTCAAATTATACATAATGTCATTGATACGTGACATAGCTTGTCTAATCATATCTTGATTCTTATCAAAAGCATTGATAGATAATGAAGGATCATCAACGTGTGTAGATGCTTGAACAGAATCTGAATTCATTCTTTGTAAGTTAAATTCAGTAAATTCTAAAATTAGTTTATTTTGTCTTTTCATATTAAATATATATATTAAAATTATAATCCGATAAAATGAAAATAAAAAGATTTTTTGAAAGTGATCAATTAGATATATCAACAGAAAGAATAACAGAAATTATGGATGAGTTAAAAGACTTCATCGCCAATATAGAAGATAGATCTAAAAAGATAGATGCACTTGGTACTGAATTAAGTAACTACAGAAACAGTTCCACTAAGAGTAATGACCAAATAGATGACTCAATTGCCGCTTTACAGATTATTAAAAAAGATTTAGATGACTGTGTTGATAAATTAGATACAGTTGTGAATAATTTAGACTCTTACAATGTGGACGGGAGGAAATACCTTTACACAGAAAACAAATAGTAATTAAATAGTATAATACTATGTCATTTGCAGCGGGTTGGCCAGGAACTAATAATCATCAGTATGATACTACTGGTTGGAGAATGTGGTTAGCTATGAGACCTACAAATAGAAAAAATAAAATTAAAAGATTATTTAATGTTAGTAGGTAGAAAAGAAAAAGAAACAGCAGATCCAGGTTACATTTATGTACCCTATGTAATGGCACAAAGTATAACTACTATACAATATAAGAACTATTTTAGAAAAAGTAAAATTAGAAGATTGCTTGGAATGCCATCCGCAGATAGTATGATAAAAAGTAGATATGCAACTAAAAAAGTAAATAATAACTTTTACACAACACAAGATATAAAAAAACCACTCAATTGAGTGGTTTTTATTTTACTTAGTAAATTTCAATTTGTATAGAGTTCTATACATAAGTCCAACTATTTCATCAATTATATTTTGTAAGTGTGTATCTTCTACTGATATAGCCTTTCTAGAATGTTTTACAAATTCCACCAATTCTTCAAAGTATTCAACTTTTTCTTTTGTTCTTGTTGCTGCGGTATCAATTGTTTGATAACCATCAATGATACCATATTGACCTTGGTAAGTTTCTATGGTTTGGTCCAACAACTCTAAAACTTCATCATAGTACTCACCTAATGCAGTATGTGCCGCGTGAGAACCTTGTTCACCATTTACTTGTAAGTGATAGATATGTGCCATTTCTCTTGATTCAAATAGTTTAGAAAAAAGTGAAACTGCACTTCCTGCGTTTTCACCTTCTTGTGGTTGTGGTTCTGGTTGTTCAGTTTTAACAACTTCAGTTCCTTGTGGTTGATCTACTTGTGGTAGATTAGCAGGAACCATTTCTTCTTGCTCGTAGATTTTTCTTATAGTAGAAAACTTTTTCATAATAAATTATTATTTTTTGTTTATATATTATTTTTTGATATATAACTTTTAATATATATATTAAAATTTAATAACATTATTATGGGATTTATAAAAAAATATAAAATGTTTACTGAAGAGCTTACTGCTGCACCTATTGCACCAGTAAAACCAATTTCAACAGAAGATATATTAGAAGCATCAGAAGTTGATGTTATTGATAGATTTACAAGACTTTACAAAGATCTACCAAAAGACGAGAAACAACAAATAAATAATTACTTTAAATAATATGAGAAAATTTTCAGACTTTATAAAAGAAGAAATCGATTTAAGAGGAAATAGAGGTATTCCAGATGATTTCATGAGAAATTCAGAAGAAGAAGCCGGAAGAAATTTAGGTGTAAGAATTGATGATGAAAGCCAAATGAGAAATATTTGGCCACAATTTCAACAATTGATGAACCAATCTATGCAACTAATGATGCAAGGACCAGATGGTAGACAATTAGGTAGAGAACAAATGCAAGCAAGACTTGATGCACTTCAAAACTTAGCAAAAGATGTTATTATGGATGAGTACGGTGAAATACTTGAATCATCTGCAAAACCAGTTGAACTTGATATAAGATTAGTAAATCCTAATGAAGTTATAAGACAAATCTCTGATTTAAGAGATGTTCCACAAAATGCTAGACCACCACGTGCAGATGATACTCACGAAGAAGATGAAGAAGAACAAACTGAACAAGATCAACAAGATGATGATTGTGCAGATGGATCTTGCTCTAGTGTTGAAGGTGCTGAAGAAAATACGGAAGAACCAGAAGATATAACTGGTAATGTTTTGACTGCTTCATTAAAGAAGAAGATTCTTAATATGTTGACTCAAGGTGAAGGTAAAGCAACTAAAGATATTATTAAGTTCTCACCACTTGTTGAAAATGGTTTACAACAAATATTTGGTGCAAATGGTGGTAGAATTTTAAGAATTTGGTCAGATATGTCCGATACAGCTGATAAAATGGACTGGGTTATTCCAGTTGCCAATAAAGCATCAATGATGAGTAATAATCCAGGTGGAATGGCTGGTGCAACAGATGTTACTTGGGAGAGTGTAAATAATAGTGTATTTTCAATTGAACTATTGAAAGAAAACCAAAATTTTAATAAAATTACTATTAAAGCAGTTGGTGTTGATTTCCCAATGTTGATTCACGAAACAGTTAAAGGTATTTACTTATTGATTCAATCTGCTGCTATTAAAAAAGATAAAGAGTTTGCTAAAAAAGTAAAAGCAGCAACTTCATCATTTATGGATGAGGCACAAGATTTTAGATATGGTGTAACAGCACAAGCAATGTTTAATGATTTTGTAAATGCTTGTAAAGATTCTCAAAAGTATAAACAAATGAGAACTAGAATATTTAGACTTTTAGCCAATGATAAAGATAAACTAACTGCAAAAGCAATAGAAATTTCTAAGACTGATAAAGATCTAGGTGCTATTATTAAGAAAGATGCGGATCTTGCTTTATCTGATAATAAATTCTTAGAAGTTTTCAATAGTTTATTTTCTGTTTTTGATAAAAAGATGGAAGCAGGTAAATTAGTATTCTTTATAAACGCAGAAAGATTTAATCAATCAGAAGCGAAAAAAGTAGTAGAGAAACTTATTGATCATGTTGTTGAGACTGAAGAAGATTACGAACGTTCTCTAAGAGAATGGGAGATGGAACAACGATTTGGACCTAAAACTAATTATGATGAACCAGAAGTGCCTGAAATGGCTGGAGAAGAAGGTATACAAGAAACTCCAGCGGAAGATGACGGAACATATTCTGATGAAGATCTATCAAAAATGAGACAAAAAGATATTCAAGAACTTGTAGATGCTGCTTTAGATGAAGGGGATTACAAGGAAGTTGAAAGACTTACTAAGTTTCTTAAAGAAGGCGCAGAAATCTATTTAAAAGAAATAGAAAGAATAAACGAAAACCAACATACAAGAAGATAAAAATAAATTAAATTGATGAAGCTTTTTAAATATAACCAGTTTTTAAACACAGATACTTTAAATGAGAACTTAGACAAAGCTAAGAAATTCTTAAAAGAAAGATATACTTTACTAACTGCAGCAAAAGAACTTAATTTACTTCAAGGTGAATTAGGTTTACAAATTGATCATAAAGAAATTAGATCAGTTAGATTGATTGACTTCCAACCAGAAGCAAGAGAGAGAATTAAGATGAAATTGAGAGATATTTCAGTTACTCCAGAACTTCTTAAAACATTTGATAAGACACCTGAATTTACTGCAGTAAGAACATTAAAGACAAAAGTTAAAGGTCCAAAAGGTGAAAAAGAATTTCAATTAGATAGAGATAATATCGGTTGGTTATCTAACTTTACTTACTTCTACTATTTTGAAAATGTTCCATTAGAAGATTTATCAGTAGTTTATAGAAGATTATTACAAAATAAAGATATTTTACAAAATCTTACAATCGAAAAAGATAAAGGTGTTTTTACTAAAATACAATTTGATGCCAATTTTATAAATGAAAATGTGTTTAATAACATAGAGTTACTAACTGATGGATTAGATAGATTAGAGGAATCAAGAAAAATTAAAAAAATGTATGATACTTTAACTCCAGAGTTAAAAAAGTCATATGATGAAGCTTCTGACTTAAATAAGAGTAGATTTTTATCTGTTGCAGTTGGTTTTGAACAATTAGGATTAAAAGATGATGGTACAGTTGATGAGGCAAAGAAAAAACATGTTTGGGATGATTTCTTTGGTAGAATGTCACCAGATACAAGACCTTTAAAACCAGATGGTACTCCAAATCCAACATTTGGTAAGATAGTTTATCAATCAACACTAAGAAGATATGAAAATATACACGCTTTCATTATTGCAGCAAATGGTCACTTATCATCTTATGAGATGGATGGATTTACTAAATTTAATGATTTGATTACTACTTGTAACTCAAGATTAGGAGCAGCAGGTGTTGAAAAAGTATTTAATGAAAATGGTATTCTTATAATTGAAGTAAATTCATTTGCCGCAAATCAAATAGTAAATGCACACACTTCACACTGTATTAAAGATACTAAATATCAATGGGATTCATATGTAGAAAATCATGATAATAAACAATATTATATTTATGACTTCCACGTCCCATTAAGAGATGATTTTTCAACAATTGGTATTACAATTGAACCAGGAAAAAGAGTTAGAGCTTGTCACAATAGACCAGATCACTCTGTTGGTACAGAACAATTTAAAGGTATACTAAAAAAATGGGAGAAAGAATATGATATTGATAAAGATCTATGGGGATTCTTCTTACCAATGGATGGTGAAGAAATTAGAAAAAGACAAAAAGCTAAAGAAGCCAATAGAGAAATTGTTAAGCCAGGTTTAAGTATGGCAAAAATTATTGAATATGTTACTGAATATGGTGCAGACATCAATAAGGATAATGCAAAATGTTTATTTAATGCAGTATCTGAAGATAACTATGAAAAAGTAGAATTGATTTTAAAATTAGGTGGATTACCTAACTTAGCAAAGGGAAAAGATGCTCCTATTTCAAAAGCAACCAATCTTAATATGATTAAACTTTTAGTTGATTATGGTTCAGAGATGACTAGTGATGTATTTAAAAGTGTTGTTCCTGATACAGAAGCATTAGATTATTGTTTAACTGCAGGTTTAGATCCATTGTTTAGCCATAATATGCCACTTAGAAAATGTTTCCAAGGTAATTACGAACAAATGCCTGGTTATCCAGCTGCTAAGAAAAAAGGAGAACCATATTGGGAATCATTCTTAATGATGATGAAATACCTTGAAAGAAAAGATGTTGTTCAAACACTTTTAAATAAGGGAGGTATGATTACTAAATGGGCAACTGACTATGGTAGAACAGAATGTTTAGAGTACTTTGAGAAAAGTGGTGTTTATAAGAAATACAATGAAAAAGAATGGAAGGATTTGTTTGAATGGGTAGAAATTGCTAGAATGAGTAGTGATCAAACTAAAGCAGAAACTTTGAAATTTTTAAAAGAATTAAAAGAAAGAAATTCATAAAAAGTAAAAAACCAATCATTAAGATTGGTTTTCTTTTTTTAATACCATATAAATTAAGTAAGCATCATTCACATCTTCATAAGGTTTCTGTATCTGTTTAGGTTCTAATATGTCAGTTTTAGTAGACTTACAATGTTTAGCCCAATAATCATCTAAACAATCATTATCAACAATCGCTAAGAACATGTCTGTTTTAGTGAATTTTCCTCCGGGTATTCCAAGTGGATTTCTCCATTCTTCTTTAATAGTAATTTTCTTTTTACCTATCTCTTTAATGATAGGAGCATAAGTCAATTTACAAGATTCTAATTTTAATGTAGAAGGTGAAAGAACAAAAATGTCTTCTGATATTTTATCAAATAGTTTCTTTCTTAAAATAGTTGAAAAAGTAACTAAATCAATAATATCTCCTGCCGCAGATGAGAATGAGTAACCTTCAATTCCAATCTTAGTTGGTTTTTTAGGATCTATATTTTCTAATATATCAGTAATAATTGTATCACTAATTTTATCATAATCTTTTAATTTTACTAATTCTCCTTCTGAATAATCTTTATATTCACGGTACTCAATAAATTTATAAGTTATAAATTCTTCTGCAAAACCAAACCACTTTGTGATTCCTTTTTTACCAAAGACTTTATTCTCTCTACAATAGTTGTAAATCTTAAATGTATCTCCGGATGAAACAACCAATGCGGTTGAAATAAGAGATGGGTCAATTGCTATAATGTTATATTCCATAAACTATATAGTAATGCCACATGTTTTCCTTTTTTATTTTTTTATTTAAAATAATTGTTGTATATTTGTAGAAATAATAAAACTATGACAGGTAAGAAACTAAATCATTCTGATGCACTTAAATTTATTTTTGCAGGTAAATCAACATTTACCGTTATCAATACTCAAACTGATAATCGATTTACATTCTCTTTAAAACTATCAAAAACTAGTAATCTATTTTTTGTTAAGGTTTTATCTGGACCAGAAACTTATACTTATATTGGAACTTGTGCCAATGGATACTTTAAACATTCTAAGAAATCTGTTATTTCAACAGATGCACAATCTGTAAAAGTTTTTAATTATATTCTTAATAGATTAAGAATGAATACTCTTCAAGATTTTGTTGAGATATGGCACGAGGGTAAATGTGGGAAGTGTGGTAAAGCTTTAACAGTACCATCTAGTATAGAGAATGGATTAGGACCAAGTTGTCTTAAAAAGCTCTCTAAACAAGAAAAACGTGATAAGTTTTTAGAACTAATTTTAGCATAATGACAGTATCTTTCTTTTTTACTTTAATGTCATTATTAGTAATGATTATTGTATCAGTTTTATTATTTCGATTACGTAAGAAAAAAACACTAATAACATTTGATGTACAACAAGGTATCAAATGTTATTCTTGTAAACAAGATATTATACCAGATATAGAACAAAATCAAGTAAATAAATTTAATCAACTTAGTGGTATATTTACAAGGGTTTCACAGAATGAAAGATCAGAAGATTTTAAAATGTGTACGTCTTGTAGTAGAGACGAAAAGTTACAAGATCTGACTAGTAGATTTTTTATAAAAAAACAACATATCAACAATATTAAAAGATCACTTTACTCTAAAAAACTTGATAAGATGTTTATCTTATTTCTTTTTATAATGATTTTTGGACATGTTATTGATTTTATTATTAGATACTACTCTGATTTAAAAACACCATTTGGATCTTTATTTACAGTACTTTATTGGATACTTTGGTATAAGAAAAGTACTTTAAGTTATGGAGAAAACAAAAAACCCTCAAATTAGATTTGAGGGTTTTTCAGGGTCAACCGGTTAGTTGAACTTCCACCACCTTATTTTAAGAAATAAGGAAAAATAAACTATAAACTACTACTACTTATTGTGCTTTAGCTTCATTAACCGATTCCGTTCTATAAGGAGTTACTAATTTTTTAATTTCTCCTAATGCTTTACGAGCATCTGCATCAGATTTCTTAGTTGTTTTGTTGTGATTTGTATCAAAGTCTTCCCACAAAGTTTTCAACTGTTCGTAAATTTCTTGTTTTGTCATAATAATTTTTATTTTTTTTTGTTTTTAAACCCACTTTAATAAAGGGGTTTTAATTTTTATATAAGTTGCATTTCTCTTCTCTTTTTGTTCTTTTGTTCTGGTATACAGTCAAATATCTTTCTATCTGTTGTATCTAATTTATCAAACCTTAATGATAACCACATACAAAATAATAACATTCTGTCTAAAATTTTCATAAGCAATATTTTTTTATTTTTATCCGAAAATATCATCAGCATCTGCTGAGTCTGTAAATCCGTTATCATCTGTTGTATCATCTTCATCACCGATGATACTATTGAATTCTTTCTCAACGTCTTCTATTTCATCTAAAGACTTAAATCTAAAGTAATCATTTACAATTGGTTCCATTTTTTCTAATACCTCTTGAGTGAATACCTCTTGAGTGAATAATTGTTTAGTATGTACTGATTTATTTAAGTGATCAATATACCATCTAATTCCACCCGGAATAAACTTCATTTCACCAGTTGATTTATCAACTTCCATTTTACCTTTCGCAATACCAATTTTATCAAAGTACTCTGGTCTACAGAAAGCATCTAATCCAGTGAAAGGATTCATACCATGTGCAAATGAAATATCAAATCTGATTTTCTTAGGTTTTGCCAATCTAGACTTCTGTGTTTTAAATAAAACTGAAATACCACTTGAACCTAAATCCATATCATCTTCTTCACCAGTTTTAAGTTGTGATTTTGACATCATACCGATAACTGACGCAGAATATAATAGACCATTACCACCTTTCATTACAGATTTAGGAAAAAGATCCATAGTTAAATATGTGTGATTTGCAACTAAAAGTGGAATATCTAAATATCCAAGATCTGTATTGATACTTCTAAATAAAGATCCTAATGCTTTAGCTTTAGTCATATCTTGTTTAATATCTCCTTTTAATAAGTCATTTTTTTCTTTATTTGAAGCCATTTGACCCAATGAATCAATAACTATTAGTAATTTAGGTAATTCATAACCAGCCATTTTTTGTTCTTTTAAATCATCAATCAATTGTGTTAATAACATATTCACATCTTCAACTTTATTCGAACGAACTAATCTAAATTTATCTATTGAATTATCTACACCATATTTTGGTAAATCTTCCAAATCAATAGCATTTTCAGTATCAATATAAATAACACTATATCCTGCTTTTTGTGCGTGTTTTGCACACGAGAAACACATAAACGACTTTCCTGCACCTGATTCACCAGCAAAAACACTAATTCTATTAGTCGCTATACCACCATTAAGTAATCTACCTGACATTGCAGCATCTACTAAATATACACCCGTTGAAATGAATACTTTTTCTTTTATTTCTTTTTCAATAACAATTGGAATACTTTTTCCAATATTATCTAGAATTGTTCCTACTTTACTAAATTCAAATTTTTTAACTTCTTTTGCAACTTTTGCCATAATCTTTAATTATTAATTTTTTCTATAATGTATATATAAACTTATTACTCTCCCCTTTCAACATTTTTTAAAAAAGTTTTGAAAGGGGGTATAACTTTTTGATATATAGTATATGACAAGATTAAAATTTTTAGAAAAGGCACATAATATACACGGATATAAGTATGAATACATAGATTTATCTGATAAAGTAAAGGTATCAGATACTATAAAAGTTAAATTTGATGATAATGTTTATTATCAAAAAGTAATAAAGCATTTATCTGGTAGATGTCCAGAGAAAGTACTTTATAAAAAAACTACCGAACAATTTATATTAGAGGCCAAGGAAGTATGGAAAGATAAATATGATTATTCTTTAACTAAGTATGAAGGAGCACTAAATAATATTAAAGTTATTTATAATGGTATTGTTTATGAACAAAGAGCTAAATCTCATTTAGAAGGATTGGCACCAGAGTTTAGAAAGAACGAAGAATCTATTTTAAATGATACTTTAAATAAATATGATTTAGAAGGAGAAAAAGAAATTATGGATTTTCTTAAAAAATTTAATATAGATTATAAACATAAACTATTTATTAATAATATATCATTTGACTTTTATATTGAGTCTATTAGAACATGTATTGAGTTTGATGGATTATATCACTTTGAGCCTGTTGATACGTTAGGTGGCTCTAAAACTTATCAAAGAATGAAGTTAAATGACAAAATTAAGAATGATTATTGTGAAGAGAATTATATAAATTTGATTAGAATTAAATATGACCAAATTGATAATATCTTTCAGTTTTTATGGGAGAATTTAAGAATGTATATAAAAAAACCCAACTAATTGTTGGGTTTTTATTTTATTTTTTAAAGTATTTTTTAGTTATTACTTCATCACCTTGATATATTTTAAGTATTAAGATTTGACCAGATGGTAGATTATCTAAATTATCACCTTCAATTGAATCAATCCTTCTATTAAATAAATCGTAAACATCTATCTTCTTAACTAGATTACTCTTAATTTTATCATCATGATCGTCTTCATCTTCTGGTAGTTTATATCTTATACGGAATCGTGTATTAAATTCTCCAGTAGTAGTATCAAAAGTATATGGTACTGAAAGATCGTGCCATATATCAAAAACTTCATCATATAGATAAACATCTTTAATTTTTCCTTCTTTCTGATCAATACTAATAGTAAATTGAGCGTTTGCTGCACTAAAATAACCTAATCTAACTTCGTCATCTTCGTCGAATCTACCTCTTGCTTGGATATCATAGTGATAATTTTCTTCTATTGAATAAAATTTAAGAGGTAATCTAGCAACTGCGATACTACTTTCCCATCCACTATCCCAACCTTTATTATATTCTAAGTCAGAACTTGAGTTATAACCAATTAGTTGTTGAGAAAACAATTCACCATCTGTCATATTTAACCAAAGTTTTCTTTTGTTATTATTACTACCTCTAAAAAAAGAAACTGCTGTTGTATTAACATAAGCCTTTGACATTAAATTAGGTGTAAAAACTAAGTTATTTGCACTTTCTGCTTCTACTAAAAACCCTTGACCGCTTCCTATAACATTGGAAGGTTTTTTACCGCCGAAGACTGCATTTATCCCGCCTAATTTAGTGTACTTAGCATAATCATTTGCGGAGAAGTTGAATTGTTCTAAACCTGAATATGATGTAGTCAATGTATTTGCATGTGTCCAAAAATATAAAGTTCCTGAGATATTTAAGATATTTTCATCGATAAAGTCGTTTGAGTTTATACTTGCGGAATATGGATTTCCTACTAAATTAAAATCATCAACATCGCTTGCAGTATTTTGACTTAAATCCAAAGGTATAGTAATTACACCAGTATTTAGAGAACCTATAAAAGTAACGGTTTCTATTCTAGGATATACTCCGGTTGCAGTTATTGATTTAATCATTGAAGCATATCCTTTACCCGGAATCATGCTATTTGCTATATTAGTTCTTGTCCAAGTATCACCATTGTCATCTTGACCATCCGGGAAATTTGAAATAAATGTGGTTTGGTAACGTGTTTCGACATCATAGAAATTAGGCGTATAGAATGTAAATGTATAATTAGGTTCCCATTTAGCGGGTAACAAAGCAGTTCCTATTGTTGTAGAAACTGGACTACTCCAATATGTATAATCGTATCTCTTAGTGAGCGGTGTTTTTCTCTCAACCTTAACAATCCCAGTAGAGACCGCACTATTATTATTAGGAATAAGAGAACCACCTGACTTTACTAATAATATACCAGCTGGATCAACAGTAATATTTGAATAGATATTACAGTAGTCACCGGAGCTTATAGTTAAATTTCCCTGGTTAGTAACAGAAAGAGAACAACAATCTATGGAACCATCGTTGATTGTATCATAAGCTCCATCTATAACAGCAGTTGTTACGGAATCTGGAAATCCATTAGACCAACCAGTTCCATCCCATGTAGTAGTATTCGTACATTGCGAATATCCATTATACACGAACAGCATCAATAAAATTGATGCTGATCTTAATAATAGAAAATTTGTTTTTTTAATTTTCATATTTGTTTATTTTTTTATATACTAAAGTAGTTACTTAATGTATCAATAGTTTGTTTATCATCTTCGTGATACCATAAATCGTTTCCAACCAAAGAGATTTTCTCATCAGTAATTAAAGTTCTTAAAGAACCTTCTGTTTGGAATAAGTCCAATTCTTCATCTTTTAAATGAACACTAGTTGAACCATCTTGTCCTTCATTAGGTCTGTAAGACTCTTTTAGAAATTCGTTGAATTTTTTTATCATAATATTTTATATTTTTTATTTATTAAACCAAATTACATATCTTGAACCATCTGGTTCTTCTGAATCAAAAACAGGATTCTTTCTACTCATATGTTCTCCATTTGAATAATAACCAGTTCCATCATCTTTTGTAATGTCACCATCTTCTATAGCTTCTTTAAATTCAGGAATAGTATAGTATTCACCATAATGAGGAATCTCATCTGTAAAAATTGGATCACTAAGACTTTCGTTGAACTTATTAAAACTTTTTATAATCATAATGTATATATAAAACTTTTTTTTCGTATATTTGTGTTAAATGAAAAAAGAAATGAATATATGGTTCACCAGTGATACACATTATGGTCACAAGAACATCGCGGGAAAAGAAGTTTCTCGTTGGACGGACGGGTTCAGAAAGTTTACAAGCGTTCAACAAATGAACGAAGCTTTAATTGCTAACATCAACAAATATGTTAAAGAGGACGATACTTTGTATCACCTTGGAGACTTTGCGTTTGGTGATGCTAGAACAATTAGAGAGTTTAGAAACTCTTTAATTTGTAAAAACATTCACTTAATTTTAGGAAACCACGATCAAGAAATTGAGGATTCTTTAGAATTACAGGAACTTTTTACAAGTGTAGGGTATGTTTATACTGGATATGTTGGAAAACAACAATTCCATTTATCACATTACTCTCACAGAATATGGCCAAAATCTCATAGAGGTACAATACACCTTTACGGACATTCACACGGAAGTATTCCTGATTACGGAAGATCTATGGATGTTGGTGTAGATACTCATAAAGATTTTAGACCATATCACATAAACGAAATTTACTCAATAATGAGTAAAAGAGAAGTTCATAAAGTTGATCATCATGGGAAATCTTAAAGCAGAATTAGCTTGGTTAAAAATACAGATAAACTCATATTATGGAACAAAAGAGATTTCTACATCTGCGACAATGAAAAGAGTTTCAGTGATTAAGAAAAAACTTAAAAAAATAGAACAAAGAAAAAATAAAATATTATCTTTAACAAATGGACGATAGATTTGAAATGGGAGATCAAGTTGTTTGTATAAAACAATATGAAACATTAAAACTAAAAGGTCACTACAAAATAAAAGGTTGTGGTGACTTAATGTGGAATGGAGCAACTGAAAAAGAAGGTTATGGTTTCTGTATCGAAGATGATAGTTTTGTTTATGATAAACCAAATTGGTGGAACTTACCTTATGAGGAAAAAGTAAAAAATTATTATTTTACTTTAGAAGAAATGGACGAGTACTTTATAACACAGACAGAAGATTATAAATCTTCTTTAAGAGATAATAAATTAAAAGAATTAGGAATATGATAGATATATTTGGTAATGTACCAATTGACTTAACGAAAATTGTTTGTCACTCTGGCGGTGCTGAGGGTGCGGACACTGTTTGGGAAAATAAAGGTACTATCTATGGTGTGAAAACTAAAGCTTATTCTTATAAGACAAAGTATCATACTACTGATAATAAAGTAGAGATTAGTGATACTGACTATGAAGAAGGAGTAAAAGCAATTCAGATTGCTAATAAAACTTTAGGTAGATTTGGTATTCACAGATTTATGAACTTGTTAGCAAGAAATTGGGCACAAGTAAAGTATTCTGATGAAGTATTTGCTATAGGAACTATTGTAGCAGCAGGTAAAAAGGGTTCAAAAGGATTTTATAATAAGTCACAATTTGAAGTAGTTGATGGTGGTACAGGTTATGCGGTTCAAATGGCAGTTGATAATCAAAAAACAGTTTATGTTTTTGATCAAGACAAAGATAAATGGTTTAGATGGTCATATACGTCATTATCGTTTAGAGAGTTAAAAGGTACACCGGTTATTACAAGTGAAAATTTTGCTGGAATTGGAACAAGAGAAATTAAACCAAATGGTATTTTGGCAATACAAGAGGTCTATAATTTAACATTTAATTAAAGATGAAAAAGTCTGCAGGTATAATAATAATTTTAAATAACACTAAAATTCTTCTTTCTCATGCCACTAATGCAAGATGGGAGAAAACTTTCTCATTTCCCAAAGGAGGAATTGAAAAAGATGAAAAACGAATAGTCGCTGCAATTAGAGAATTAGCAGAAGAAACTTCTATTATAATCACTAGAGAACAAATTAGTAATAAAGAAGAACCTATTGTAGTAAATTATGTAGATAAATATGGTGAGAACTATAAGAGATTATACTTATACACCGTTTATATAGAAGATATTTCTGAAATTGGTTTAGAAAGTGAAATTGTGCCTATTGAAAATCTTCAAGCAGATGAATTAGATTGGTGTGGGTTTCTAACAAAAGAAGAAGCTAAAGATAAAATCTTTAATAGAGTAGAACATCTATTAGATTTAATCATATAACAAATAAAATTGTTATGGGAGAATTAAATTTAGATAATCCAATTTTTGCTTTTTATGTAAGTATTGCTGGGATGTCACGTCAAACTGCTGCCCAACATCTAGCAGAATTTAAAAATCAACTTAGTTATGATAATATAACTACGTGGGTATTACCAGTTCAAGGAGAAAGTAAAGTAGAATGTGTTTATCCAGGTAAAAGTATGTATAATACACCTGAGTTAGAAAATTTGATAAAAGAAATAAATGAAAGAATTGAATTGTTCGCAGATTCAGATTCATTTGAAGATTTTAAGATAAATATAAGAGATTGGAGAATAGGAAAAATTTTCAATGAGAGCAATAAATAAAACATACGAGGATAAACTTTTTAGATCAGAAGTAAAAATGGAAACTACCATGTGGTGGGACTACTATTACTATTCTGGATGGGAAGAATATGATAATTATTATGACTATGGTTATAATAAATCTGCCGATGGAAATTTACACCTTTTACCTAACTTAGATTATATTCATAGTAAAGGAAGAAAAATGTATCATGCAGTTGATATGGAATCTTTCTACTCAAAAGAAGTTTTGAGAGAAAAACGAATAAATGATTTACTAGGACTACCTGGTGGAACAGTAAGAACTGAAAGACCAACACTTGGAGATTTAATTAGAAAAGATGTACGTAACACCTAATTACATAAAAGAATTAAAAGAAAATGAGATCTTCGTTTTCGGTAGTAACCGTCAAGGAAGACACGGAAAAGGTGCTGCCTTAACCGCAAGAAATAAGTTTGGTGCTATATATGGACAATCTGAAGGACTTCAAGGTCAATCATATGCTATAATAACAAAAGAACTACGAAAAGAGTATCAACCAGTAAGTTTAGGTGAGATTAAACTGGGTGTTGATACTTTTCTTCAGTTTGCTAAAGATAATAAACATCTAACTTTTTATGTAGTTGAATTAGGTTGTAACTTAGCTTATTTTACCGTGGAAGAAATTGCACCTCTTTTTAAATCTGCAATGAAATTAAGAAACATTTATTTACCTCAAAGATTTTTAGATAATCTACAGACAGGTTTTATAATATAAAAAAAAATTAAAAAAATGAAAGTACAAAATGATAGTAAAATCTTTGATCTTATATTAGAAGAAGAGAGTAGACAAATTCACGGAATAGAACTTATTGCATCAGAAAACTTTGTAAGTGATCAAGTAATGAAAGCTGCCGGATCTTGTTTAACAAATAAATACGCAGAAGGCTATCCAGATAAAAGATACTATGGTGGTTGTGAAGTTGTCGATGTTGTAGAAAAAATCGCCATTGAAAGAGCCAAGGAATTATTTGGTGTAGAATATGTCAATGTACAACCACACTCTGGTTCTCAAGCAAATACTGCGGTTTTTCACGCTTGTTTAAAACCTGGTGATAAAATTTTAGGATTTGATTTATCTCACGGTGGACATTTAACACACGGATCTCCAGTCAATTTCTCAGGACGTTTATATACACAGCAGAACAAGCTTCAAAATTTAGTAAATCAATAGTAAGATATAATAAAATTAGTCAAATTATTTAAAATAATTTTTGTATATTTGTAGAAATATAAACACTATGGACTACGATTTAGAAAATTATTCTGCTGAACAAGCATACTATTTATCACAAATGTATAATGACTTTATTGAGTCAGAATTACTACAAGAACTTAACAATTAAAATGGAAGACGGAGATATGGTTGGATATACTTACACTGAGATACCCTCAGATTTTTCACCTTTGAGTGAAATTAGAAACTTAAAAATTAGATTGATTACCGAAGACGTAAAGTTTAAAGTTTTTGAAAATACCTTTGATAGATATGAAAGTTATCTAAGATTTATAGGTAATCAATATCCTGATTCTATCATTACTGGTTCACTAGCTCTAAATTTATATTCTCTAATAAATAGAGAAATTAAAGACATTGATTTAATTGTCGATAAAAGACCTACTGGAGGATTTAATAAAAATAGATATGGTGATGAAAACATTCCTGTAAATTCTGAAAGGCTTGGTTATCAATATATCACAGAAGATTTCAGTTGGAAACGTATTTTCAATAAAAGACAAACTTTTAATGTAGATTTCTTTTTAGATAATAATGATAAAGTAAAATATAATACATTTACTTTTAATAAGAAAACTTACAAGATACAAGACCCAGTTCAAATTATTGAGCAAAAACTAGAAATGGTAAATAATGCCGAGAACCATATGTTTGAAAGTAAAAGAAAACACAATAAAGACTTATTTGTGTTCTTTAAGAATTTCAACTGGAAAAATTAAGGCGATTATATTATATAGTTTATCATGATGTTGCATAAATATCCACCAATCTTTGGTGGATTTATTTTTTTATTGTATCTTTGAGCTATGGCAAAATACTCAAACTATAGATACATCTACCCACCACGTCCAAAAAACGCGATAATGTCTAGTGATTTAGACTTCTGGGATAATAACACACTTTTAGGACAACCAAAACTTAATGGTTCAAACTGTACCATTTACACTAATGGTGAAAAACACATTGTAATGAATAGACACAATGGCAGACTTACTAACTTTCAAATTACCGATGAAGAATTAAAATCTATGTACCGTGGAAATGGTGAATGGATGGTAATCAATGGTGAGTATATGAATAAAAGTAAGAGTGATGAAAATCGTAAAGTTTTCAATCATAAGTTTGTTATCTTTGACATTCTTGTTTTAGATGGAGATTCTTTAGTTGGTAAAACTTTTGAAGAAAGAGTTGTCTTACTTGACAAATTGTATGGTACAAAAGCTTGTGAGAAACCTTACTTATACGGTATATCAGAGAACATTTATAGAGTGAAGTCTTATACATCAAACTTTTTAGATTTGTATAATGATTTAGTAGAAATTGATATGATCGAAGGCTTGGTTCTAAAGAGAAAGTCTGCTCGTTTAGAAGCAGGGAATTCTGAGTTAAACAATTGCAAAAGTCAATTAAAATGCCGCAAGCCGACCCGCAATTATAGATATTAAAATTTAATATATAAGAAAAACTAATATAGTAAAGTGGATAAATTTAGTAGCCTTAAACCAAAAGAAGAATTTAAAAAAGATAAAGAAGAACCACTTTATCAAGATAAACATATGTCAGTCATTAAATTCGAAGACTGGTCGATTGTAAGACATAAAGATTATGTTGTTTGTATACCTTACTTGATTGAATCAAATCAAGTCATTTTAAGATACGAATATATTCCAACATTCAAATATACAGACGGACAAGAATATCATCTTACATTAGTCGGTGGTGGCACAGAAGAAGGTGAATCACATGATTTAGCAATTACAAGAGAACTTGAAGAAGAAGCAGGTATTGTTTTGAGAGAAGACTTTGAACTAGAAGCGTTGAGACCTTTGTTTTTAACTAAGATGAATGCTAATAAAGTTTATCCTTATATTATTCCACTTCACAATAAAGATTTTGAGGAAATTGTACCAAAAGGTGATGGAACAAAACACGAAGGAATGTCTAAGTCAGTAAAATTAGATATTAAACAATTGAAAAATATCCAAGCATCAGATTTAATAACTGATTATATTTTATTGAAACTAAAAGAATATATGAACTTACAAAAGTAATGAAAAAGTTTAGTGAAAGTACAGGTCATAAAGACCAAGAAGGAAATTGGATAAATGAAACACCACAAGCAAAATTGAGAAATCAATTAGGTCCGTTTTGGACTTTAGTGGATTTATTATCAGAGGAAAGATTAGATAAAATTTTAAACCATCCTGCCGGATTAGAAATGTTACAAAGTTGTTTAGAACAATGTAAAGATAGTAGACAAAGAATAATTGATTTAATAAAAGAAACAGAGATTTAAAATGAGAAAAGAAATATACTTTATATTACTTTCTATAACATCAAATATACTAAATAAACTAATTGAATTACGATGGTTTAATCTAGCACAATATGTAATAGATTTTAGAAAAAGATTTGTTATAGTTAAGTTAAGAGAATTAGTAAAACCATCTTAATTGATGGTTTTATTTTTAGTCTTGTAAATTCATTTTATATTCAATATCAATTGAAACTTCTGAAATAGTTTCTAATTCACGAAAGTAAATAAACAATTTAAGATCATCTTCTGATATAATTCTATCAACATCATATGATGTATATGTTTTAGGAAGTCCACCCACTAACGGGTTAAATTTTACACTTTCATAACATATATCATATTTTCTTGATAAGTGTGTTAAAAAAGGAATAAAATGATCTTTAATTTCTTCCCAAGTAAATCCTTTATATTTACTTCCTTCTTTAAGAATAGAAATATGAAAGTTTTTATGAGTAAAATCATTTGAGACATCAACTACAAAGTCTTTATCTACAAGATAAGCTAAATGTGTTTCACAGAAATCTCTAAGTTCATCTAATTCACCTTCTTCGGGTTTGGCACTAAAATAGAAACTTCTAGTATCTTTTGCTTCGTTATATCTCTTTAGGTATCTCATATCACATATATATAAAAAAAAGAGAGTTAAAAACCCTCTTTTCTTCTATAGCTGTTATTAGTTTAATTATATTTTAGAAAGTAATTCTACTTTCTTTGTTGTGAATTCTTCATCAGTTAAAATTCCTGCTTTATGTAATTCACCAAGTTTTTGTAATAGTTCAACTGATTTTATTTTATCATCAATCTTATCTCTATTTTCATTTGTATCTTTCTCCCATACAAAATCAGATACTAATTCTTCGATTTTAGAAATTGAATCCTTACTAAGTCCTTTAGGTACTTTTACCTCAATTAGATTTTTATGAACTTTAATTTCTTTAGTTTCAATCGGTCTTCTACTTTCTGGTAAGATTTGTAGAATTGTTGATGCGATATAGTATTTATCAAAATCCATATCAACTGATTCAAACTTTTGTTTAGAATTATCTCCTTTACCAATTCTACCAGTTTCAATACTTTTAGCACTACCACCAATTGCACTCGTAAGAGAAACATTGTTAGTATAAGAAGAATTTATTGCCATTGTATTTGAAGAATAATAAGCATTACCGGTTGATATATTAAGATTACTTAAATCAATACTACCACTTGTAAGATTAGTAGTAGTAAACGTATTTGTTGTTCCTGTACCACAATAAGGAGCACCGATTGTAACAGTATTACCCCAGTAAGGATAAGTTGGATAAACCCAGTAGGGATAAGTTCGAGTAGTTAAAATTCTATTAAATCTATCACTCCAATTTTGTAAAGTAACAACAGATTCTTTATAGAAGAAAACTTCTAATAATCCATTTTTAGCAATTGCTTGTGTAGTTTCATCGGTATCATCAACTTCATAAGTATCAAAAATAAATTTTTTCTTATCGTCAATAAAACAATCTAAATAAAATCTTTGTCCTGGATTTAAAACTAATCCTGATTTTGAAATTGAGTTACCGTTTAATTTAATGTCTGCTAGAACGCAGTCTTGAAGTGGGTTAAATAATTCTATCTGAAATTCTTCTTTATCTGATAGATAAACTTTACCTTTTTTGATAGATTTTCTTCCTCTATCATTGGAATTTACTATCCACGCACTTGGGACAGTAGTTTTGACTTGTTTTGCCATTTTTTTGTTTTTTAATTTTTTTATCCATATCTTTGATTCTCAATTAAATCTCAAAGGCACCCTATTGATACCCGACATGAATTATATAACAGCTATAACGATATATATTATATTTTTCTTGTTTGTTTATAATTTTTTTTGTATCTTTGAATAAATAAATAAAATAGATGATAAACGTAAACAAATTTATTCCTGAGTTGTTTCTTAAACTGACTTCAAAGACTTACCCTCACGGATATGAGGATATTTGTTTAGAAGAAATGGTAAGTCTTGGTTATTTACCAAAAGACATCAGTAAAGACACTCACGGAAATTACTTCTACAAGATCGGAGAATCAAGAACAATTTTTGCTTCTCACTTAGATACAGTTTCTAGTAAACACGAACCAGTAAAACATGTACTTGATGGTGAGACTATTAGAACTGATGGCACAACTACACTTGGTGCTGATGATAAAGCAGGCGTATCAGTTATGATTTGGATGATGAAACATAACATTCCAGGAACATACTACTTTTTCATTGGTGAAGAAGTTGGTTGTATTGGTTCTGGTTTAGCAGCAAAATATGGTGAATTTAAAGGTATATATGATAGAATTATTTCTTTTGATAGAAGAGGTACTACCTCAATTATTACACACCAATCTTGGGCAAGATGTTGTTCAGATGAATTTGCAGATGCTTTTTGTGCTGAATTAAACAAATCAGATTACAAATTAAAATATATTAAAGATGATGGTGGTGTTTACACTGACTCTGCTGAGTTTGTTGACCTTATTCCAGAATGTACAAATGTTTCAGTAGGTTATTATTCAGAACACACTAAAAGTGAAAATCAAGATATAAGACACTTAGTAAATTTAGCGAGTGCTTGTTTATTAGTTGATTGGGAAAACTTACCAACAAAAAGAGATACATCAGTTTATGAAGGTAAATCTTTCAAAACTTATACTACAGCTTCTTATCCTGCAGACTGGGATAACTATGCTACTAGAACTAAAAGAGCTGATAGTGGAAGTTCTTGGAGTAGAAGTGGTACTAAGAGCAGAGACGTTACTTACTATGAAGATTGGTATGATAACACTGGTGCAGATGATATAATGATGCGAAATGGTGGTAAAAAATCAACAAGAAGAGGAAATCAAAAGAAAAAAGGTAAAACTTACTTCGATAATGGTGGAAACTTAGTAGAAATTTCTACTCCAAATGATAAACAATACGATTGGCTTTTATCAAAGTACAATGGTACTAAGTTGAAAGAAAGAGAATTAGAAGTAATTAGAGAACAATATTTAGATATTGAGAACAATGATTATGATAAATTTTTCTACGAGTGTTTAGTAGAAGAAATGTTAGACTAATAAAAAAACCCATCTTATGATGGGTTTTTTGTTTTATGTTTATCTAATATTTCAGATGTCTTTATTACTTCATCAGGTGCATTTCTGATAGAAGAACCTTCTACATCATGACTTACTTTAAATCTGGATTTTGAGACCTTTTCAATTATTCTTACTGGTGTTATCATATCATTATACCAGTATTCAGTAAGAACAATATCACCTTCTTTATAAAATGCTTTGTATTCAAGTATAAATTTCATACTGTATATATTAAATTGTATAATCCTTTTCTAATCTTTATAGAGAAGAAGTAATATAATATATATTAAAAAATAAGACTTTAAATTTATGAGTGTACGCAGAAGAACCACAAAGAAACCAATTGCAGACGAAACAAAAGTAGAACCGGTAAAAAGAACACCAAAAGAAAAAGTAATACCACAGGGCACTCCACAATTTAGAGTAAATTGTAAATTCAAAAACAAAAAACAAAAAGAAATGCACGATACTATTCTAGAAAATAGAATAACATTTGTAAGAGGTGCTGCAGGAACAGGAAAAACTTTAATATCTTTACTAACTGCATTAGAATGTATTAAAGATCCAACTGTAAATATAGATCAAATCGTTTTAACAAAACCAATTGTTGAAATAACATCCAGTAGAGGTTTAGGTGCCTTACCTGGAGATATAAATGAAAAAACTTTAAGTTATTACACACATTTTTATGATAGCTTAACAAAACTAATAGGAACAGAACCAACAAAATTACTAAAAGAAAGAGGTGTTATAAAAGACACTGTATTAAACTTTTTAAGAGGATCTACATTTGGAAAATGGGATGCTCAAGGTAATCCAGTTGGTTCTTTTTGTATTTTTGATGAATCACAAAACTGTTCTCCGGTAGAAATGAAAACTTTTATTTCTAGAATGGGAGAAGAATCTAAGTTAGTAATAATGGGAGATTCAGACCAAATTGACTTAAAATTGAATAAAGGTGAGAAATGTGGTTTAGATGATGCTTGGGATAGACTTCAAGGAGTTCCAGGTATTGGATTTATTGAATTTACAGAGGATGATATTGTTAGAGATCCATTCTTAATAGAAATCATGAAACGTTATAAACAACAATAATATAACAATTATTTTCTTTATAGGTACTCAAATTTTAATATATACAATGAAAAAAATTTTTTTGTTGTGAAGAAAACTGATGATTTAATTTATGATTTAATATTCTCAGATGAAACTTACTACTTAATCGACATTTCAAACTACATAAAAGATATTTATCAATATGATACATTTATATCTAATATAAGAGAAGTGTTAAAAAAGTCAAAAGTTAGAATTATCAAAAGTGATGTTAAATTGGACAGCAAGACAGTTATTTGGAAATTAAAAGTAAAGAAATAATTTATGTGGACATTTAATACTGATTATAACAAATGGGTAACCGTTGAAGATAAAATATCAAAAAATAATTTTGACTATTTAAAGCAAGAGCTCGCTTCTACAAGATTCTACTCTAAGTGTCTTAGTGGTGCAACTTACTTACCTATAAATAATTTAGAGAATATTTATGATATTTTAGGTGAATATGAACCAAGAAATTGGTATGTAGATGTGGTTGGTTCACCTTATAGTTATTTAACTGGTCTTCCATCTAATTTTAAATCTCCAATAACTAACCTTACATCATATGATTTTTATGAAAAGTATGTATCTGAGTATGGTTTAACTTTAAAAAACTTATTTACCCCAGATAGACTTATAAAGGATTCAGTAAAAAACTTCATATATGTTGATATAGCAACTACTACTAGATTTTTAGATTTAGGTGCAACTTTTAATGAGTTATATATTGATGATGTTAAAGTATTAAATGGTCATAGAATATTGGTAAAAGATCAAATATCAACTACTACCCTACCATTTGATAGAGATCCCAATACATATTTTAAGGGTCACTATACAGTTATTCAAGACTATGGTGCAACTATAGAATATAACTTCTATAACTCTGATAATGGTATTTATACATTTAATAAGGGTAAGTTATATAAAACTACGGAATTAAGTGATTATGCGGACTGTATTAGATACAGTGTTTCTGTTAAACTTGGAAATATCAATGCAGAAAAGCAATTTCATTTAAGTAGACTATTAAATGGTTATTATCCAACAACATCTTTAAATGAACCCATTGAGTTTAAAGAAAAACATAATTGGTTACTTAGAAATAGAGTTGATTATAATAATCTATTTGAAATAAACTATTATGATGTAGTTAAATATACAACACAATCTTACTATTTGAAAGGAATTACTTATAGTATTCCGGAAAGAACTATTGCAGTAGGAGAATTTGGTGTTATTTTAAATACTCAAGGAGGATTATCTAATATCATCCCAAATAAATATAAAGTAAATCTTAGAAGTATTTCACAAACAGAAAAGTACTATTGGATATGTGGTGATAATGGAATACTTTTAAAAGTAAGAAAACATGACTTCACTATTGAGAAAATTGATACTGGTGTTACAACTAATTTAAAGTCTGTTTCATTTTATAATGATATTAAAGGTGTAATTGTTGGTGATCTAAACACAATATTGATAATAGATGATGGTTTAACTTGTCAAAAAATAATAGTTGATGACTTTGATTCATACTATTACAACAAAGCAATATTTTATACATCTAGTAGTATTTATATTGTAGGTAATTCAGGAGTATTTCTTGAATTAAAAGAAGATATTCAAGGATGGGATGTCTATAAAAGAAGAGTTTCTAGATTTATAGATGATTTTGAGGAATATTTACTTGTTGATAACATCAATGATATGTATATAACAAAAAGTTCTTGGGGTTTAAGTTTCTCATACTCCACACAAAGCAGTTTACCAGATAAAGAGATATTATTACTAACAACTGCAGAGAATAAAATAATTGTTTATGACATAAACAGTTCAATACCTAATTTTGATTTTATTTATTTGTCTTTTAAAGAAGATTATGGTGATATTAAGTCAATTACAAGATTTGAAGGTACTGGTACATCATCAAATATATTTTACTTTAGTTGGTTAAGAGCCAACAACACAGGTGGGCCTGCATATGGTATATCATCATTTAACTTAGACTCATTTCAATATGTTGGAGTTGATAATATCTACTCTAATACTATCAGAAATTCACAAAATGCTCAACCAGAGAGTAATCTATATGTAAATAAGATATTTAATTATAATGCAAATGAATTAGTAGTTTGTGGTAATAGTTCTTTATTATTGAAAGCAGACTATAATACACTTGTATTTAACACACCAGATCCAACTTTGGACTCAAGATTAAAATCAAAAATGTTATTTTTAGATTATGATATTGCAGGTAAATTAAACTTTTTTACAGATCTTGGTGATTATAGATTACCAAATGAGGCAGTCTTTTATCTATCAAGTACTTTTAGTAACTTTCTAATTACATCAACAACTTCGGCCATGTCAATTATGACTAATTCCGTTACTACAGATACTATAACAGTTGGTAATAATAATCCGATTCCACTTAATATTGAAGTAAATTTAAACTTAAATACAACATCAATAAATAAATTAAGAGTGAACTTAAAATCACCTAGTGGTAAAGTAATAAATCTTAAAAGAAATAATAGTGGTACTGGTCTAACCTTTTCAAATACTAAGTTCTGTACTAGCACTGTTTATACTAATTTTAGTAGCACTCCAGATATTTCTTATAATAATAAGAAATATCAAATGGATAAAATATTAGGAATTGGAGGAACTGGTTGGATATCAAATACTAACATATTTAGTGAGTTATTTTCAAATTCTTCTATAAATGGAAACTGGACATTATATATTGATGTAGTAGAACCACGTGTAAGATCTATTGATCCTTTTGGTAGATTTGCATCACCTGTACTAGGCGGACCGATTGAACCAATAGTAAGTACACCTGTAGGAACATTTAGTAACTGGAGTATAAACTTTATTTATCAAGATCCAAATATAGTTTCACTAACTTCTAGCGTATCTAATTTATGGTTTGATCCTCTTATACATGGTGCAACGGCTCCAAGTTTTATGACTCAATCAGAAACAAATTGGTTAACATATTGGAAGGATACTGAAAAGACATTTAGATACTATGCAGGTGGTACGTATTCACCACTTGATGAGTCAACAAAAGTTTTAATATCAACAACTTTCTCATACTCTACAGTCAGTGGTTCATTCTCAGTTATTTCTGATGATGTAACAAATTCACTTACTCAATTAGAAAGATTAGCACCTCCATCAATTGACTTTGAACAAAGTAGGTTTAATGGATTGAATCCACCTACTATTACATATCCTACCGCATTATCTACAATTTATTTGAAGGATTCAATAATGATTATTAGAGTACCTATGACATATCTTGTTAGAGTTGGTGATGTTATCAGATTGGAAAGTGATGTAGTTGATGGTAATTTTGTTGTTAATAGAATTTCAGAATTAACAATACCTCAGAATTTACCACAAAGTGAATTTGAACGTCAAATGGCACCCTCAAATCGATCATTTAACTATCTTTATATGTTTACTAATTTTAATGAGAATATTATTACAAATTTAACTAAAACAAGTAGTCCTATAAATATAATAAATCTAAATAAATATAAAACAGTTGGTGAATTAGAAAATAATTTTAATTCACATCCAATTTCTAATGGTTATAATTTAAACTATACACCACCTAGTTCAGACACTCCATCAAATATAACTATAAATGCTAAATTTAACAACTTAACATCATATTATAACTTAGCAACTAATGTATTTGTAAATGATGATATACGATTAGGAACTAACTCTGTTATTGCAACGATGTCATATACTGGTGGATTTCTAAAGTTTGGATATACTCCTACATATAATCTTTTAGATTATTTAGAGCAATTAAATGACAATACGAGTCCAACTCCTAAATTTTATGCAAATAAAGAATACTTAGCAATGCCTGATTATAGATCTGTACCAGCATCAATTGCATCTAGTACAACAACAACAGAGGTTTACTTTGATTATAATTATGTATCAAACAAGATATATTTTGGTTCTGATTTGAGATTAGAGTGGGAGAGTATATTTATCAATACTTTTATTGATCTTACTATTTATACATCAAATGATACATATACTACCGAGAGATTGTTAGTTATGAAAAAAGAAATAACAACTGACACCAATTTTAGTAATACTCCTTTTGTTATAGAATTTCACAAAAAAATAAACTTTGCAACAAGTATAAATTCTACATCAGACTATCCTACTTTAATGGATATTAAATCAAGACGTACATTATTACAAATTAGTCATGACTTACAAGAATTAAATAATATACAAAGAGGTTTATTAAAGAAAAAAGACTTGTTACTTGGATCAGAATTTTATAACTATGAAAGAGATTTAAACTTTAAAATACCAACTGATTCATATGCAAAAGTATTATTATCTGATGTAGATACTATCAGAGAATTATCTGCTTTAATTTATATTGATTATAAAAATGAGATGGCAATGAATATTACAAGACTTGCCAAGGAATATACTATTCCTATCATTGGTACTACTAATTATAATGGAAAGGTTTTAATAATATGTAAAGATAATCATGATTTAAAAACTGGTGATAGTGTTACATTAGAGTTTAATGGAGGTACTTTCTCATCACAGTTTTTAAATCAACAATACTTTGGATATCAAAATGTAACTGTAGTAAATTCATTAAATTTCTATATTGACTTACCTTTTAGTGCCAATACTGTTGGTGATACTGGATTTGTTAAATATGTTAAAAGAGATCCATTTTTAAATTATCAACCAATTGATATTATTGATATTGGTGTTGATAAAAGAGGTAAGAATGCAATAGAATTAAGTATTGATAATTTGAACCTATCAGGTGATGTTTATAGTTTAGTAAATGTTGATTTTAATAAGTTTAGATTTAGACTAGTTGATGGTTTAACAGTTGAGACACTATCGTTAAATTATCCTTGGATATTAGAAGCAGAAATTACTGATGCTATAATTGGAACTGATGCCAATAATATTATTTGGTATAAAGGTAATTGGGAATGTGGTAGATGGTTTGGTGGTACTTGGATGTCAGGTATTTGGAAATCGGGAGATTGGTATGGTGGTACTTGGAATGCTAAAAAAATTAAAGATAATTTAATATCTGTTGAAGTTGCCAACAACACTTCAGATAAATCTTTATCAACTTGGTTTTCTGGAAGATGGTATGATGGTACTTGGAACGATGGAGTTTGGGTTGATGGTAGATGGTATGGTGGTACTTGGAATACAGGAGACTGGTATAAAGGTACTTGGAATGATGGTACTTGGAATGATGGTGAATTCTCTGGTGGAATTTGGATAGCAGGTACTTGGAATGATGGTATACTGAACTGTAACAACGATCCAACATTTTGGATTGATGGTAAATGGAATGGTGGAGACTTTGAGAATGGTATGTGGTATGATGGTATTTTTGAGGAAAAAAATGGCTTATCCAGATTTGGAACAAAAGCATTTAATAGTAGAACCGCAACTTGGCATGGTGGTCAATGGTTAAGCGGTAGCTTTTATTCAAGAATGATACTAGATAATAATGATGAACCTCAAGTTTCCTTATCACATAAATATTCAATATGGTATACTGGTTCTTGGTATTCTGGTGATGTATATGGTGGTATTTTCTATAATATTGATTTTAAATCAGGGGTTTGGTATGGTGGTATATCAGAAGAGATACAAATAATAAAAGTTAAAATTAGTCAAGATAATTCTTATTTAACATTAAATGGAGTATTTAGATTTAATATAGGAGATGAGATTACTATTGTTCCTAAAGGAGAACAGTTATCATCTGGTGGTTCATACTACAGTTCTTATTTTAGAAGAGAAAGATATAAAATACTTTATGCAGAAAATCCAGATTTAGATAATAAAACAACTAGAATCTATATAGATTCTGATATTAATATTAATAATAGTAGTACTTATTACGATGATGACTTTTATTTTGAAAATAGAAATGGTGTTGAAACAAAGATGAGAGTTATAAGTAGATTTAGAAATACTGATTGGAGATCAGGTATTTGGACAAATGGTATTTTTGAAACTGGATACTGGCAAGGAGGTATTTGGTATGATGGTACTTTTGGAGAAAAAGCAAAATGGAGTTAAAATTATATTTTAAATTTAATATATAGTATATGATAAAGAAATATTCACAGTTTATAAACGAAGCAGATGAGTCAACAACTCAGGTTCAAACCGAAACACCAGTAGAATCAGAAGGTATTAAATCTTTAGATGGTTCTAAATATACTGAAGTTAAAGAAGAAATAAATAAAATGATTGAAAATACTATACAAAAAAGTGGTGGTGAACTAAAATCATTTATTGAATCATTTGAAAAGAATCCAGAAGATGTTAAAGTTGAAGGATTTATAAATGATTCTGATATATATGACTTTTATTTAAAGTTTAGAAATGATATAGATGAGATCTTAAACAATATAAAGTTCTATGATGAATCACCTACAGAAGTAAATGCGTTTGGTTTATACGAATATGTAATTAAAGGAACAGAACGTGCTTTTATGGAAGTCGTTAAAATGATAAATAAATAATGAAACACTTAGAAAAATTTAATTGGTTCAAATCAGATCCAATTGCAAAACTTGAGAAAAAAGAATTAAAGAATTAAAAATAATTAAAGATTCTATAGATTATCTTAAATCTAATACTTATTTTAGATCATATAATGAATTAAGTGATTATATATGGACTATGAAATCTGCAATTGATAGTTTAGAAAAAGTATATTTAGATTTACAGATTGAACGTAATGTTATAACTGATTACTGTGATACTCTATTAAGTTTATCTGATAGTGTAGTAAAGTCAATAAGTAGGAATAATCCATCCTTAATGGAAAGAGACTATAAAACCGCAGTTAGTTTTAAATCTAGATTACAAAAAATTAAAAATTTTAAATAATAATTCTAAATTTTGTTATAAAATAAAATCCTCAGTAAGTGAGGATTTTTCATTTAATAGAGGTTTCATTTTTTTATATATAAATAAAATATACACTATAAATTTATGTCTTGTCCTTTATATAAATCACTAAAGACTAACGGTACTACGTTTTATGCGTTCCCTAGTGCAGCAGAAGATATTTCAGCAGCATATCAGAACTCAAATTATAAAATGTATTTTTCTAAATACGCTTTATTAAATCTACCAAAGCAAGTAACTGAACAATATACAGAGGCTACTGGTTCACCAACTGCATCAAAACCAATTTACTTTGACTTTGAAACTAAATTTAAAAAATCATTTGCTGCAACACCTGCTGCAAATTTTAGTGAAGAAATAATCGAATCATTAAGAAACTATGTCGCAAATCAAGAAGTTACTATAAAAGAATCAAAACTAAATAATACTGAGTATTATTATGATAACAATGCACTTGAAACTACAACAGAAAAGATTTTCTTTAAATGGGCAAAGAAATTAAATATAATTGATTTTGAACCTGCTATTCCAGATGACGAATACTTTAGTAATTTGGCAGAGTTTCAATCAGGTAATGTAAATGATGATCAATACTTTCCAGAATATTTATGGAAGGAAAGAGAAGTTGTTGAGTGGGACACACCATATTTTGATGGATCAACTGGGTATTTAGTAATTACCTTCAATGGTACTACTAACTTTGTAATTGGTGATGTTGTAAATATTTATAATGTAATAGGATTGTCTACACAGGCTATATCAGATTTACAAGGTATAGAAACCGATAGTGGTATAAATGTAAGAGTAAGATCAGTTAGTGGAAATATAGTAACATTTGAATTAGCTACTAATAATGTCTTTAGTTTAAATACTTCACCTGTAACTGGTAAGGCAAAATTAGTTTATAATAGATTAGTTAGATATATTGGTGAAGTACAAGGTGTTAGTAATGTTCAACAAGCTAATCGTTCTTATACAGAGGTTCATGCACATATTCCAGATCATACTGGTCAAACACCAGACATTCTTTTTAGAACGATGACGGATGTGAATTACAAACCTAATAAAACTTTTCCTATTATTCCTAGTCAATATCAACCAGAAATAATTGGAGCAGAATCATTTAATTCACCAATTGTAAATACACCACAAAATTATCCAGGTTCTTACTTTGGACAATATGATACTACCGATTTTACATATGAAACAGCACCTGGTGACTCATTCAGAAGAAGTGGTAAATATTATGGTATAGATGGTAATATAAATTCACCTATTGTCAATGGTAAAAACATTGATGGTATTACAATGAACTTTAATACTAATCACTATGTTAAAATGAATATCTTAGGTAGAAACTTAACTAACTTTGATCAATTTAATGCTTTAGAGATAAATAATTTACCACCAGTTGCATTTGAATTTAATGCTATTTTATGGTATTATACTGTTGAGGATAATAGTGGTAAATCAACAACTAATTTATATGGTGTTTCATTTTTAGATCACCCGGATAATAATGTAATTCCTGAAGAAACAAGTTTAAGATTTCCAACTTATAAAAAGTTTGTAACTAATGGAATACAAGATGGTACTTCATTTGCATTTAGTTTAAATCTTAACTTTAATATAATAAATGAAAATCCACAAGATTCATATAATCCTGATGCTATAAATTCCATGTTTAGTATGAACTTGTTTAATAAGTCAATGTCTAAACTTGCTGCAACAAATGACAGTTTTATAAATCTACTTGCAGAACAAGGTAATGTTAGAGATGAAGTAACCTTCTTAAAAAGTTTAATTTACACACAAACAGATTTAGCAACACTAAATACAAAAATTCAAAATCTTGAAAGTTTATTAAGATTATATTCAACTAATCAAATTTTATCATCAGAAACTATAGATGTTACTACAGTTCCCGGAACACCACCGTATATACAATTAGACACAGTAAATACTTCTTATGAAAGAGTTTATGTTTATAATGCAACTGATATGTATAGTTCACAAGGTATTATACCCGCGACTTTAACAGTTCCTAAAAATAGAGACTTTTTAGTAAATTTCACTAATAATGATGAAGTTGAGTTGGACTTAACTAATAATGATAAACTAACTTTTATTTTTGATAAGGATTTATATTATAAACAATCAGTTGATATTAATATTGTTGCTGGTAACTTCTCTACTCAGAATAAGATGTTAGATATTTATATGAATACTGATATTATAAACACAACTACTCAGGCAACAACACAAGTTTTACTAGCAGGTGGTATAAACTTACCAGTTTACTATAACACATTCACACAACAACCTAATTCATCTTACTTATGGAATGAGTTTAAGTTTGAAATAAACTTAGATAAGTTAATACTTTTGGATGTTGGTTCTGTATTGAGGGTACCTTTAAAAGCACCTCAAGAGTTAGTAACAAATTCAATTAAAACTGGTGATGTTCTTCACTTAAATAACTTATTTGTTGGAACTTCTTCTATTTATGATTTTTCTGGTCAATATACAGTTCAGTCAGTAGATTCAGTAGATTCTTATATAATACTAGATATTAGTTCAAATGCAAGTTTAGTTAACTATGGTTCAACAGCATCATTACCACTATCTTTTAACTCAACTGCTACAAATAATATAAATAATGTAAATAATGGTTATTTACTTTCTAATATGCCTTATTTTAGTTTTAATAAAGGTAAAAAAATTAGAATAACTAGAATATCAAATTCTGATGTATTAAAAGAGAGGTATGCAATAAATATTGAAGATATTAAGTAAATAGATTTTTAATTTTTAATATATACATTAAAATTAATAATTTATTATGGGATGTCAATCATCATTATTTGGAGCTAGTGCTCAATATATCAAAGTAAGTGGAGGAGATTTTATTGCAATCGAAGGTGCCAATACAGTAGATAGACTTACTGTTTCTGATTTAAGAATGCCATATAAACAATTACTTAGAAGTAGAGTTATACTTAAATCTGGACAAACCAATTACTTATTAAATCATTTAGGACTAGGTGATAATGCAACTTTTCTTTGTATAAAAGCTGTTTATAATCAAAAATCAGTTGAAGAAGACAACTATATAAATTGGTGCTTTTATGATGATATGGCCAAAGTTCATACAATGGCACAAATGATGGTTTTAACTGGTAACTCAACTAACAGAATCAAACAACTTTATCTATCAAATCCAAGTGAAAAATATCCAGTATCATTAGATGTTATGGTTGGTGTTATTGATGACACATATACATTCTTTAATGACTCTGTAAATAAATCAAGTACTTCATTTGTTGGTTTAAATTATACAGATATTAAAACACATATTATAGGAGAATCTATTAAGATAAATGATAAAGGAACTACTATTAGACCTTTGATTTATATCGAAATTGTGAATATCGAAACAATTGAAAAAACTGGCACAATTTTAATTATAGATGATGCTAGTTATGGAACTATTTTCCTACAATTTTTAACAGAATATGATGCTTATCAAGCTCACTCAATATTAAATTATATAATTGAAAATCCAGATATTAACATTGATGCAATACCTACTGGTGATAATGAAGATCCTACTGTTTACTTTAATAATTCAGTTGGTGATTTAGATAATGATTTTATTGCATTTAACGGTGATTTAATCAATGGTCCTTATAATACATCAATGGGTTTAACTTTCTCTACAGAGTTCTCTTTATCAACTTATGGTGTAAGTGGATCTTATATAGATTCATCACTATTGATTGATTTATTAGTTGATACAATACATGATAATAGAGATGGAACTATGTCTATGCAACCTTCTAATATAATTTTAAGTAGTTCAACCGCAAGTATTTCAACAATATTAGTACCAGGTACATATTCACTAACATTCAATTTTTCTGATATAGCACACAATACATTAGAAGGTGTTCATATGGACCTTACAATAACAGTATAAAAATAAATTAAAATAATGAGTTATAGTTACTATAAATTTTTGAGACCAATTACTACATCTGACAGAAGTATTAAAGTTTTAGATGATACTAATGATATTAAATATACAATAAATCCATTTGTTATAATAAATGTATCTGTTGATAATAATCTATTAAGAATAAGTTTAAAGTCATTAAAAGTTGTAATAATAGATTTCTCAACACAAAATGAGGCAAAACTTGCTTTAATAAGATTACAACAACAGATAGATACACTAACTAGTAACGTACCTATTCTAATAGATAAAGATATTCAAAACTACGTAACACATGTATTTGAACAAGCAACGACTGGTGCAACTGGACCTCAAGGAGAAGTAGGGTCAATCGGTGCAACTGGACCACAAGGAGAGATCGGACCAATCGGTGCAACAGGAGCGGATTCAAATATACCTGGACCTCAAGGACCAATCGGTGCAACAGGACCTCAAGGAGAAATAGGACCAATCGGTGCAACAGGAGCGGATTCAACTATACCTGGACCTCAAGGAGTGACAGGACCACAAGGAGAGATCGGACTAACACCAACATCATTTACTGCATCATTAGTAACTTATGAACCAATTGGTAGTCTAACACAAACTAATGTGCAATTAGCAATCGATCAATTAGATTTACAAATCTATGATACCAATATAATTACTGTTAAAAAAGGAACAACTGGATCTAATCAATTTTCAAGTATTAAAGAAGCAGTTGATTCAATTACAACCGCATCTGCATCTAATCCATTTATTATTAAAGTTGGACCTGGTGTATATGAAGAAGACACAATAACAATGAAATCACATATTTCTGTTATCGGTGATACTACCGGTGGAGTAATTGTTAAACCAATTGATAGCACAAGTACTATTTTTATAGGTTGTGATGAGTCATCAATCAATAAAGTAACTTTAAGTGGTGCCAATGGGATTGGTGGATTAGCAGTTTATCATGAAGGTACTGGTGGAGTTGAATTTGTTATTAGAGATTGTAATTTTAAAAATAATGAAACACAGGTACATTGTTATGGTGCAGTAGAAAAGTCATTGGTTCATGTAAATAGATGTACAATTACAGGTACAAATAAATATGGATTTTTAGTAAATAATACTAATGAGGTTATTACACAAATTTTATTAGTAGATTGTAATTACTATGACTTAGTATCACCACTTGTAACATTTATTACAGTATATGGTGTAAATACATTATTTACATTGACAAACTCAACAATACGAGTAAAACCAGCAACTGGTACAACTGGTATAATTGTTTATGATGGTGCTCAAGTAATTGCACTAGCATCAACATTAAGAGGATTTGAAAAAACAATATATTCAAAAAATGAAGGTTTAAATGCACCAGATTTAAGATTAAATAGCTTATCTATATCAGAATCTGGTATATATGATTTTTATATTGAGCATCCTTTAACAACAGGATTTTGTTTTGGAGTTGTTGACCATACTAAATTTTATTTAGACGGTGCACCATTTTATATTTATAACTATGACTTAAAAATTATAACTGTTGCAAAAAGAGATGGAGATCATCAATCATTAGCAGCTGCAGTTGCATCTATTAATGATATGGATGAGAATAACAGATATATTATTAAAGTAAATCCAGGTATTTATTTAGAACCTACTATAGATTTAACTAATAGTCCATATGTATCTATTGTTGGTTCATCTATTGATTCAGTAGTTATAGAACCAATTGCAGATAATGTAGTTTTTGATTTAGGTACAAATAATGAAATTTCATTTTTAACAATACAAAATAGTTCAATTGGAGTTCCTGCCATTAGAGTCTATAATAATGGTAACTACTCACAAGTTCATAAAATTTCATTTGAAAGTTGTGATATAGGTATTGAAGTAACTGCAAACTCTGTTGATAGTGAATTTTATGGAGAATATATCGATTTTAATGGAGTGTATTCTTATGGTGTTAAAGTTATTTCAGAAAATGAATTTATCTCTTATGTGAATTTAGAAAATTATTATAATTTACCAATAGGTGGTACAAACTCAATTGGTACTTTTATATCAGGAGTTGGTGCATCAGTTGATATACTGACATCTGGTAATAAAGGTGAAGGATATGGTATTGGTGCTTATTTAGAAGATGGTGCATCACTAGATGTAGTTGGTTCATATTTTACCAATTGGTATAATGCAGTAAAAGTTGGTAATGTTGGTACATTCTCAACATTCAAATCAAATGGTATTAAATTATTAGAAAGTGTTTCATATGACTTACTTATTGAACATCCTGATACGCAAGGAGAAATTTTTGGTGCAATTAAATATGAAAAAATAAATATCCCTAAATTGGCACCATTTTATGTTGTAAATAGAGATATAAACTTAATAACAGTATCTAAAAAAGGTGGAGATTTTACTTCTATTAAAGCAGCAGTTGAATCTGTAAATGATGCTACAATAACAAATGGATATACAATAAATGTTGGTCCTGGTGATTATTATGAAGATACTATTCAAATGAGATCTTATGTTGATATAAAAGGAAGTAGAACCACAAGAGTTTTACCTAAAACAAATACACAACATATATTCTTAGGAAAAGATGATTGTGCAGTATCCGGTATTACAGTAACTGGTGCCGGTTTAGGTTATGCTGCATTTTATCATACATCACCTACTGGTACAGATCAAAGTGCATTTATTATAAAAGATGTTATATTTGGTACTAATGATTCACATGTTATTTGTTATGCAGACACTAGTAGAACAACTGTACAAGTAGTAGATTCAAGATACGGAGATTCATTTGAATTTGATAAAGGATTTACTGCTTATAACAATAATAACTCAGTACCTTCAAGAATCTTACTTTTACATTGTTATTCACAAGGTATGGCAACTGTTAAACCAACTTGGTTTGCAAAAGCATCTGGTATAAATTGTGAGATTGTAATGAACTCGGTGCAAGCAAATGCAGGGACTATTCAATTAGGATCAACATTTTTAATAATTGAAAATGGTGCAAAATCTAGATTAAATGCAGTAAATTATACATCATGGGACTATGGTATTACTAATCCAACAACTGGTTTAGATACTGCTTCTAATATAATTGGTGTTGGTATATCTTGTCAAACTACAAATCATCATATACAAATAAATCATCCTGATACAATAGGAAACTTAAATGGTTCATTTGAAAAATCAAAAGTAGTTACTTTGGCAGATGGTGTAAGTATAGCATATTCTGATTCAGTAATTGGAGATTTTACAATTTCTGGTGGATTAAATATTACATATACACCAACAGTAACAACTGATGTATCTACACTTATATCAAGAGCATCTACAATGGGTGTTATTGAAGGCGGTGAATTATCTAATGGAAGTGGTTTAACACTTAGTGTTGCTGCTGGATTTGGATATTTTCATATAAACTCTGGATTTATTGGTACGGTCGGTATTTTAAACAGACATGATTGGGATAATTCATCAATAGGTATTACACCACATTCAACTAGATATATTTATTTTAATGAATCAAAGGTTTTAACCTCTGATACTACTATTCCAGATACTTCTGCAAATATATTATTAGGTAGAGTAAGAACAAATTCGGTGGGATTTGAGTTTATTGAAAAAACACCACTTCCTGCGGAACACTGGTCAAATAGAGCAGTTAAATTATTGAGAAAAGGATTGGGTCCGATTTATTCTTCTGGGTCTATTGTAACGCAAAATGCATCACAATCATTACAATTAAATGTTTCACAAGGAACATACTACTTTGGTGCCAATGAATTTAATCCGTCTGGTGGAATAGGAATTACATTTAGTAGTTATTATCCTGATGGTTTAGGTGATTGGATAATCTCATCAACTAATTCAGTTGATAATAACTATTATGCTGGTACTAACTCTTTAATTTCATTAAGTGCATCATACTATGCAAAACACTCATTATATGTAATTGGAGATGGTATAGAAGAGAAATATTTTATGGTTTATGATAATACTCAACATACTGATATATTAGCAGCACAAGTTGCTAATTTGGCAACACCTCCAGATTATTTTACCGATGCAGTCGCTTTAATTGCTGGTATTATAGTTCAACAAGGAACTGCAAGTATAGCAGAGATTAGAGATCAAAGACCATTAGTTGGTTTTAGAGCAGCTGGTATTAATGCATCCTCAGAACACTCTTCTTTAATAGGATTATCTAATGATGACCATCCACAATACTTATTATCAAATGGTACAAGAGCACTAACTAGTAATTTACAAATGGGTAGCAACTCTATTACTGGTGTAAACTTAATAAACAATGTTAGTATTACATCTCATGCTTCAAGACATCTTCCTGGTGGAGTAGATCCTTTACCAACGGGAACACCTTCTACAATTGGAACTTTTAGTCAAATTGGTGGAGTAAATGCTTTTGCAAGACAAGATCATATTCACGCACACGGTAATCAACCAGGTGGTACTTTACACTCTGTTGTAACAAGTATTGATAATGGATTTATGTTAAGCACTGATAAAGTTATATTAGATAATATAACAAGTTTGACACAATCTTTAACAAATAAGACAATAACCGGTTTGACAAATTATGTTGAATCTGATAGTTTAAAAACAAATACAACTCCAGTTTATATAGCAGGTGCAACTGCACCTAGTATAGGACAGGTTTTAATGGCCGTTTCTGCAACTGCCGCAACTTGGCAAACTGCACCTATAAATACTGGTCCGACTGGTAGTAATGGTTCATCCGGCACAAGTGGTTCATCCGGTACAAGTGGTTCATCAGGTACAAGTGGTTCATCTGGAACAAGTGGTTCATCCGGTAGTTCTGGTTCATCTGGAACAAGTGGTTCATCTGGTTCTTCGGGTACAAGAGGTACATCCGGTACAAGTGGTTCATCAGGTACAAGTGGTATAATTGGTGCTACAGGTCCAAGTGGTTCTTCTGGAACATCCGGTTCATCAGGTACAAGTGGTTCATCAGGTACAAGTGGTATAATTGGTGCTACAGGTCCAAGTGGTTCTTCTGGAACATCCGGTTCATCAGGTACAAGTGGTATAATTGGTGCTACAGGTCCAAGTGGTTCTTCAGGAACAAGTGGTTCATCTGGTTCATCAGGTACAAGTGGTTCATCAGGAACATCCGGAGCAACTGGAGCAACTGGTTCTGTTGTGAATACAACTACTCAGAAAACACCTAGTGATCCAAATACTACTACTTCGATAACTGGTGTAATGATGGGATTATCTGCATCGATAACACCAACTTTTTCTGGAAAAATACTGATAATTATATCAGGTGATATAGATAATAGTGTTGGTGATACTAACGGTTCCGAAGTACAAATAAGAACAGGAACAGGAACACCACCAATAAATGGTGCCATACTAACTGGTAGTGCACAAGGTGGACTAGTTAAAATGTATATAAATACATCCGGTGGTGGTACATCAGTACCTAGAGTGCCATTCTCACTAAATGCAATTGTAAGTGGTCTATCGCTAAATACGGCACTTTGGGTAGATATAAGTTTATCGTCAATTGTAGGTGGGACTTCAAGAGTAAGGGATATTAGTATGTCAATAATAGAATTATAATTTTTTTATATATAGTTATATAAAAATATTTTAATAAAATGAGTTATAGTAGTGATAGTTTTTTAAAGCCAATAGGCTCTGATAAAAGTATAAGACTTTTTGATAATGGTGGAAATTTAACATTTACTTTAAAACCAACATTCATTACAGATGTTACTTCAGAAGCAAATCTTTTAAAAGTTACACTAAAAAGTGGTAAGCTAATTACATTAGATTTCATAAACTTTGATGATACTATATTAGCACAATCTAAACTACAACAACAAATTTCAACATTATTACAAACAAATGATTATGTTGATAATTCGACTCAAGGAGTTGTTGGTTATTTTACTGCACCATTTAGTTATACTACATTTTTAAGACCCATAACCGAATCTGATAGAAATATTAAGATCATGGATGTTGATTTAATAGTAAAATATACTATTGATCCATTTTATATTATAAACACAAATGTATCTAATAATCTTTTAAAAATAAGTTTAAAAAGTAATAAGGGTATTACGTTAGAATTCTCAACTTCTAATGAATCAAAATTAGCTCTTATTAGATTAAAAGAACAAATAGATATATTAACTACAAAAACACCTTTTCTAATTGATAAAGATGTTCAAAACTATGTAACTAATGTAATTGATACACTTACTACATCTGCAACATTTAGTTCATTAGCAACAAATAATTTTAACTTAATACCAATTATAACTCCTTTAAATCCTACTGGTGGTTCTATGTATTATGATGGTACACACTCATATATTTACACAAATAATGATTGGGCACAATTAGATAACACACCTAAAGATCCTAATGTTATACATGTTAGTAAAATAGGTGGTGACTTTACATCTATTAAAGCAGCCGTTGACTCAATCACTGATTCATCATCTGAGAATAGATATTATATTTCGATTGGACCAGGTATTTTTGAAGAAGATACAATAGATTTTACTGGAAAATCTTATATAAGTATTGAAGGTAGTGATATTCAAACAACACAGGTTATTCCTAATAGTTTAAATCAACATTTATTTATATGTAATGATAGTATATACTTATCATATCTAACTATAGTAGGTGTAGGTCCAGGCTATGCAGCAATTGTATGTCAAGATTTAGATGGATTTTCATTAGTACATAAGTTATCTATGTATGATTGTGATACAATGATTTTAGTAAGAGGTATTACTAAAGATACATCTTTTTTTGGGGAGTATATTGATTTTAATGGTGAATATTCATATGGTATGAAAGTCGAATCCGAAAATGGAATATTAGCATTTGCAAATTGTGAAAATTATTATACTGAGGTAGGTGTAACAGGTTCTATATCAAATTGGATAAGTGGTGAAAATTCATCTATTAGTGTTTTTGGTGGATCTATTACTGGAGTTTATGACTCAGACTCTGGATTTTATGGACAAAATGGAGCCAATATAAATATATCTTCTTTTGAAATTAGTAACTATACTAAAGGATTTGAAATCGGAAATGTTGGTACTGCATCAAAATTTACATTAAACTCAGTTTCTATAAAAGATTGTGATTGTGATTTTTATATTGCACATCCTAATACTTTTGGAACATTTCAAGGAAGTAGTTCACATGAAAAAATATTTAATGAAAGTTCAAATATTTATTGGGGATTCTTAGATAGAGATGATGGTGAGTTTGATATTACAAGAAAAATATCAATAACATATGCTGATGGAACTCACACTGATTTATCAACACTTATTTTTGAAGGTTCTGGAATGGGTGTTTTGACAGGAGGCGAAATATCAATGTATTCAGGTCAGACAGTAAGTATATCAAGTGGATATGGATATTTAGAGTCTAATAATCATAATATTTTAAGAATAGACTGGCCTGAGACTTCATTTGAAGTTAGTGCAACTAATTCTGCAGTGTATATTTATGTAAATGAAAATTTTCCTAATACCGGTTTATTTTCAGAAGCCGCATCAATGCCAAATACTACAAATACTATTGTCTTAGGAAGAGTTATAACACACAATGGTGAAGTTATTTTAATTGATAGAAGTTTTATAGATGCTGAACATACTACTAATAAATTAATTACTTTTAATAGGAAAGCATTAGGTTCAATTTATGAAAGAGGTTCTTTAGTAACAGAGGGTGCAACTTTTAGTTTAAATGTATCAAGAGGTTCTTATTATTTTGGTAGTAAAAATTATATGCCATATGGCGGTTTAGGAATTACATTTAGTCAGTTTGTTTTAAATGGAACAGACTGTATAATAACAGATACAAATATTGTTACTAATTTATATGATATAAATGGAAGTTTAGTTGGTATGTCTGCATCTTATTATACAAAACACACTTTATATGTAAATGGTGAAGGTGATACTGAAAAGTATTTATTAGTTGTAGGACAACAACAATACGAAGGAGCTATTGATGTAGAAGGAGCTCCACTTCCAATTCCACCAAATTATTTTGAAGATGCAATTGTACCTATTGCAAGTATTATAATACAAGAAGGATTAAGTACAATTTATAATATATTGGATATTAGACCAGTTATTGGCTTTAAATCAAGTGGAGTAAATGCTTCTTCAACACATGGTAATCTACAAGGATTATCAGCAGATGACCATCCACAATACTTATTAGTTAATGGTAATAGACCAATGGCTAATGATTTAGTAATGGCAAGTAACTCAATTGTAGGAGTAGGACAAATAAATGGAGTAACTATTGAATCACATGCATCAAGACATTTACCAAATGGTTTAGATGCTTTAGCAACTGGAGTTCCAGAACCAATAGGGAAAACTAATACAGAAGGTATTAAAAATGCTTTTGCAAGACAAGATCACACACATTCACTTAATATAGGTACAGGACTTACTATGTCAATTGATGGAACATTATCAGTTATTGCAGGTGTTGGTGCAACTGGTGCCACAGGTGCTACTGGTAATTTTTCAGTTGGATTTGAATATGTAATTGGTGTTTTTTCTGCAACTAATTCACTTGTAAATGGAACTATAAACTTTTCAGCAACCTCATCACTTTCTACAGGTACTTTATATGTAAATACAAATGATATAAATGGTACTTCATTGTCAACATACTTTAATAGTATAGCTTCTGCTGGAACTTTTCCAAATAGAGGTACTTTAATGTTAAGTAAGAAAGGTGATAGTAATACATTTGTGGTATATAACATATCTACAATAACAAGTCTAACAACACATAGGAATTTTACCGCAACTTACCAATCTGGAAATGGAACATTTAATCAAGGAGATTCAATTATATTCTCTTTTGTCAGAACAGGTGCTCAAGGTAGCCTAGGAAATACAGGAAATACAGGTGCTCAAGGACCAGCAGGTGCTCAAGGACCAGCAGGTGCTCAAGGACCAGCAGGTGCTCAAGGACTTCAAGGAAATACAGGTGCTCAAGGACCAGCAGGTCCAGCCGGTCCACAAGGACCACAAGGACCAGCAGGTACAGGAGGTACAGGAGAAAGTATTTCATATCAATATATACAAGGTAGTTTAGAAACTTTGGTAGAAAGTACAATTGCCGAGCTATCTGGTTTAGTAACTTATGATAGTGGAGATATTTATAAAAAATATAAATTAAAGGGTAGGGCAACATTTAATAACTCGGAACCAATCTATGCATTATTAGTTGGAGTTATCTCAATTTCTGGTGACGCACCAAGAGAAATAATAAATAGTTCTAATTCATCAACAGTAGTTGCATCCAGTGTGAATACGTTTGTGAATACAACAACTCCATTTACAGTAAATGGATTGGTTAAAGATTTTACTACTGGTGATATAATACCACTAACAAAAGCTTTCTTTATATTAGATAATAGTATTGCAAGCTCAAGTGATTTTTTTATAACATTATTTGCACAATCTACTGAGATTTTTTCTGGCTATGTAGAAATTGATTTAGAAATACTAATTAGTGAAAGACTAAGTGTGACATATTCAAACTAAAAAATATATAAAAATAATGGCTGCAGAAACAAATCCACTAGAAATAACTACAATAAATGGTTATTTTTCAAAAATATATGAAGGAAAGCAACTTCAAGAATTTTATGCTGCACTAAATGATAAATTATTTTCTTATAAATATCCATCAGAAATTTGCTTATCTTCTAATTTTGAAGATGCTACATTATTAGGCACATTAAATTTTACCTATCTTGACGTGAACCATTACCCAATGTACTTTGGAGATATTGAAAGATCAGCTCCAGGTCAAGCCAAACTAATCTATGATGGTTCACTATACTATGACCAAGGTTTGTGGAAGATTACACTGTCTTCAGGCTTCTCTATAATTGAAATACCTAGTTCAATTACAACTTCTTTAGACCCTACTAAAGTAAATTATGAAGGAATAAGTAGACCTACTTCTGGTGCGTGTCAATTATAAAAAAATAAATAAATAAATAATGCCAATAAGAGCTGCAGAAACAAATCCACTAGAAATAACTACAATAGATAATTATTTTTCACAAATATATAGTGGGAAAGATCTTGAAGACTTTTACAATTCACTAAATGATAAACTATCTTCTTATACAATTCAATATCCATCTGCAATTTGTATATCTTCTCCTTATTTAGATTATATATTTTTAGGTACACTAAATTTTCAAGAATTAGATCGAGATGGTTATCCAACATACACTGGAAATGTTGTTAAATCAAGTCAAGTAATAGATATGGAACCTATTACTTATTCTACACTATTATCACACATTATAGATAGGACCAGCCCTATATGGAGAATTAGACTTATCTCTACTGAACCAGTAGCAATAGGACAACCAAGTGAGGAAATAACATTTAAAAGTTCTCCTACTACTTCTTTAAATCCTACCTCTGTAGATTATATTGGAATAAGTAGACCTACTTCTGGTGCATGTTTTACTTTGGTGTAAAAGGTAATAAAAAAAAGTCTCTATTTTGAGACTTTTTTTTATTTCAATAGTTCTTATTTTATATATAGTAATATGAATAATTATGAGATGAATAATATACCGAGAAGCTATAGAAAGATTTGTTATGGACGGAACTCCGATCACTCAATCGATAATTGATGAAAGAGAAGAATTAAAAACACAATATCATAATACAATAAACTCTTTATAAAGATTTCTATATAAGTTAGATGAAAGTTAGAGCACATACCTGCTATTTAGGTCATACTGGTTTTGCAGCACACGCAAGAAATTTTTTTAGAGAATTATCAAAACATGTTGATTTAAGAGTTAGAAATTATACCTGGGATTCTAATCCCCAGTTGGATGAAATTGACTATTCAATTTTAGATAAAATTACATTAAGTAATTCAGATAATACATATTCTGATTACCCTATATCACACTCATTTCCAAATTTACCTTGGACACATAAACAAGATTTTGAACAAGATGTTGATATTGTACTTATGGATATGCACCATAACTATTTCTACCAAGATTATAAAGCTAAAATTAAAATAGCTTACACTGTTTGGGAAAGTACTGAGCTAGAGCAAGTATTTTTCAATCAACTTCTAAAGTTTGACTACATTTGGGTTGTTACACAATGGCACAAAGATATGATTATTAAACAAGGTTATCCTGCTGATAAAGTTTTTGTTGTAAATGAAGGAGTAAACTCTATATTTTTTGATCATATTGAGAGTAATAATGATAAATTCAAATTTATGTTTTTTGGTAGATGGGATTATAGAAAAGCAGTACCAGAGATAATTGATACCTTTTTAAAATCATTCCCGAATAATGATAATGTAGAACTTATACTAAGTACAGATAATCTCTATTCAGTAGATGGATTTAATTCAACTGAGGAAAGATTAAAACATTATAACTTTAATGATGATAGAATAAAAGTTCTTCATTTTCCAAAATATGAGGAGTATGTAAACTATATTAAAACCGGTAATGTCTTAATTACGTGTGCTCGTAGTGAAGGTTGGAATATCCCTTTGATAGAAGCTATGGCAGCAGGAACTCCAGTAATATACTCAAATTGGGGTGCTCAATTAGAATTTGCACAAGGATTAGGAAATCCAGTTTCTATAAGAACAGAATTACCTGCAAACATTGGTAGAGACTTAGGATTTGCTGGTGATACACCTGGACTATATGCAGAACCTGATTACAATGACTTACAGAGAGTTTTAGTTGATTGTTATGAAAACTATACTAATAAAAAAGAAACTGCCTTAAAAGATGCCGAAATAATTAAAAATAAATTTAATTGGACAAGGATAGGTCAAGATTCATTCAACATATTAAAAAGTTTAAACTTGATTACTAAATTAGATGCAGTTGTAATAATGTCACATGCAGATGACCAAGAGAAACTAAACTTATTAGAACAATGTATAAATGTAAATAAGAATAAGGGTTATACTGTTATTTTATCATCTCATATAAAAGTACCTGATTATATATCAGACTTGGTAGATTATGTAATTATTGATAAAGATAATCCAACTATTAATTCAAAGGAAGCAAATTTATATGGTTATCTACCATATACATATTGGAATCACACTGACTGTGATATTACATTACCATTTCAATATAATCATAGTTATGCTGCACTTAAACTAATAAAAAATGGGTTATCGCTTGCAATTGTTAATAGTTTTAAAAAGGTTCATTTTGTAAATTATGATTATATAATAAATACCAATTTACTAGAAGAAAATTCACATTTATTAAATAAATATGAATTTGTTGGATATGGATTTAATATAGGAGAATCTATATCAGTCAATAGTGGGTTATTTTCAGTAGAGAGTAATTCTTTTTATAAAATCATAGAACCATTAAATTCAAAGAAAAATTATTTTAAATATAAAAATAAGGGATTTTTAGAAGATGCTATTGGTTCTGCTTTAGAGGAATTTAATATAAAAACAAATATTAGTGATATAGAACTCTTAAAACCAAACAATATTATAAATGCAGTCGAGATAAATAATAGATGGTTGAGTAAGTCTGGTTGTATAGTAGGGAATTCAGAAGAAGACTATTATATTATATTTATGCAAAATAATAATCAAAAGTATATAATAAACAATAAGTATGAAATTATTGCGGATATACCCCGAAAATTAGTTAAAATTGATAAAAGTGATATATTAAAAGGAATCACCATATCAGATGAACAAGAAACATTTATCGATTTATTTAATAGTGATAACTCAAATGCAAATATTATCATTAAAAATCATTTAATAAAGAGAGATATTAATGATAATAAATTTGAAATCAAAAATAGAATTGATATAAAGTATTTAGATGGACCATTTGTTGAGATACTTGGTGATTCTGGTTATAAATATCTTGTTAAGTTTATTGATTCTGATAAAAATAAAGTATTATACGAATGTATAATATCATCAAATCAATGGACTAGATGCTCTATTAGATATTTTGTGAATTGGAGAATTCAAGTTGAAAATCTAACAACTAAAGAGATAACTATAGATGAATTTAACTTAAATAATAAAATCGTTAGAGTTAGCTTAGAATCATCATCTTTAGGAGATACCTTAGCTTGGACACCACATATAAATGAATTTGCACAAAAAAATAACTGTATTGTGATTGTTAGTACATTCAAAAACTTTTTATTTGATACTGAGAAATATCCTAGATTAAATTTTGTAAATCCTGGAGCAACTTATGAGAATACTTATTGTAGTTATACGATAGGATGGTTTTATGATAATAATAAAATGAATGTTTATAAAAATCCAAGAGAATTTAAAAATATTCCTTTACAAGCAACAACATCCGATATTTTAGGATTAGAAGAAAGTTCAATAAAACCATTTATTAAAGTAAATGATAAAAATTCTCCATTAGATAATAAATATATCTGTATTGCAGTACACTCAACTGCACAAGCAAAGTATTGGAATAATCCAACTGGGTGGCAGGATATTGTAGACCATTATAAATTAAATGGTTATGAAGTAGTTATTGTAAGTTCAGAAGAAGATGGATATATGGGTAATAAAAATCCAGAAGGTGTTATTCATATGAAAGATACTTCAATGGATACCTTAATAACATATTTATACAATTGTGAGATGTTTATTGGTATAAGTTCAGGTATCAGTTGGTTATCTTGGGCTTTAAATAAAAAGACTGTGATTATATCAGGATTTAGTAAACCTATTACTGAACCATTAGATGAAAATATTATTAGAATATTTAATGAATCTGTTTGTAATGGATGTTTTAATTCACATAGATTAGATGCAGGTGATTGGAATTGGTGTCCTATAAATAAAGGAACTGATAAACAATTTGAATGTAGTAAATCAATTACATCTAAACAAGTAATCTCTACAATAGAGTCTAGTAAAAATTAAATAAAGTAAAATATATTTTTAATATATACTCTATGATAAAGAAGTATTTAGAGTTTATTAAAGAATCTGAATTACAAGACTTCAATTCACTTGGAGAGTGGGTTGAGTCTTTGTATGATGATGAATATGTTAAAAACATAGTAAATCGATTTTTAGGAGATATACCTTCTAATATAAGACTGTCTAATGCTATAAATACATTAGAACAATCTGAACAAGATGATATTAAATCACAAATTGATACTTATCTTCAAAATGGTATCGAAGAAAAAGAACCTGAGATTTTGGTTTCAACCGAAATCAATGAGTCTGCTGAAATTACAATTGCTGGTAAATCAATCTTTAATTCATTTTTAAAATCATTGACCGCACTAGGTCAAAAAGAGAAAGGCTCAAATGTTGAAAAATGTCCTTCTCATTTCTTATTATTTTATTATTATCCAGACCTATCATCAGAAGATGTTAAATCTGTATTTAGTAGATTCAAATCATTGACAAGATATTTAGATATGATTGATTATGGTAAAAATGAATGTGGTCTTTACTTTGGTATTAAATGTGATGGAACATTTGAATATGGTGTTACTTATGATAAATTAAATCCAATTGGACAATTCAAACTAACTCCTTCAGTTTTAAGATGGTTAGTAACTATTGAATCTAAATCAGCAGCTTCTTTGAAAAAAGAAATTGTAAATATATCACATACCGATATGTTACTTCTTGGTAAGATTAAAACTGATATGAAAGATTTTAAACCTGGATATTTTGAAAAAGAATCAAAGCCAACAATTTCTGATAAAGTAATTTCATTTGGATACTATGGTATTGGTAAGTGGGATAATGGTAAATTAGATGAAGGTGAATTATTGAATATTAAAAACAATTTCACTACTTGGGTTATGACTAAAAAATGGGGTCAAAAAGTTCTGATTAGTGTTAAACCACACTCATTCTGGTTATATGTACATATTAAATTGAAGTAGTGAAATATTTAAAGTTTTATAAATTATTTGAAAATTTTCATATTGAAGACTTTATAAATGAACTAAAGGAAGTTAGTGAGATGTATCTGGCTTACTTACTAGATGATAATAATATTGAAGTTGGCGTGTATGAATATCAATTCATAGATGAATGTATAGTAATAGAGATTTACTCAGTAGATGATAAAAATATAAAATGGGATAAACTTAAAGATCATTTAATTCCATTTGTAGAAATTATAAATAAGAAATATAAGTTAGTTCCAGAGAATACGGATTTAGATGATGAGCAAGTTGTATTACTATGGGACAATAATAGTGAAACTACTCCATTTACAATAGAGGAATTAAAATCACATCCTATAAAAGAAGCTTCAGGAATGAGTATTTATGTAAAATATAATAATGAGATATGAGATATTTAAGAAAATATAATGAGAACACTTTTGATAAACATCATGCAGTTGTAAAGATTAAAGAACAATTCACAGAAGAAACCGTTTCTGAAATGCTTGCTGATGAAGTAAAAGAATGGGTTGAAGAAGGTGATTATAATGCAGTCAGTAATGGTGAAGCAGAAGATATTATCATTCATCAACTAATTTCTTGGTATAAAAAAGAGTTTAATAAACAATTAGACGAACAACAAGAGTCTGAACTAGAAACTGAAATTAAACAAGAGTATAAAACTCTAAACTAACATGATAAATTTTTCTATAATAAACAAATTTTTATTATGAAAAATTTAAAAAATACCAGAAAAGATACCCAATATAAATGGGATAATCTTATTGGTAATATGGGTCTAACTGGATCTAAATCCACCTGGATGTCTCAATATGCTGGATTCCAATCACAAACTACAACAAGTACTTCAAGTTTTCCAAGTATGTTTCCAATCGCAATGAAAGTTGCTGCACAAACTATCGGCCTTGATTTAGTATCCGTTAAACCATTACCCGCCCCTAGTGGTCAATTATTTTATGCTGATTATCAATATGGTGATACAAAACACACAACAAGAAAAAGAAAAATCAATAATATATTTAAAGTCAATGAGTAGAAGTCCAGGATTTATATCCAATGAAATTGATCATAGGTTAGTAAGAAGAATTAGAAGGCATAATCGTTTAAAAAAATTAAGAAGAATATTAGGTCTACCAGAAAAGAATATGTATATTAGTCCTGGAGTTTATGTTCGAGAACATGACTTTACACTATTGAAATCTTCTAAATGAAAATAATAAAAATCATATTTCTATTTCTAACCACTTTTGTTTATTCACAACAAAAGGTACAATACTATACCTATGGATATGATGGAATGGAATCAATAAGTAGTGTTAGAAGTTCAGATACAATGGTTGTTTATTCTAATTATAAATCCAGACCTCTTATAAGAAGAGAGGTTTGTGATAGTATATTAAAAAGGTAGGTTATTAAAAAATGGTCCTTATATCGTAAACATCAAAGGTGCTAAAGTTTTTGGTAGATTAGAAATAGATAGAAGACATAATTTGGTATCTATTAGATATTACTATGAAAAAGTCAACTATGGTGATACTTTAGTTGAAGTCTATAAAAAACCAGTTGTTAAATCCATAAAAAAAGAAAAAAAGAGAGTCAAGAAGAAGTAATATATACTTCTATGACAAACATTTATTTAATTTGTGCGGATATAGAAGGTGAAAAACTACATAAAATAGGTTTTACTAAAAGAAAGATTGAAAAACGTCTGAAAGAGTTTAAGACTGGTAATGCAGCAGATCTTTATTTAGTTGACTCATTTACATCAAAATGGGGAACTAAAATAGAATCAAGTCTTCATAGAATTTTTAGAAGTAAAAGAGTTAGAGGTGAATGGTTTAAACTAACACAAGAAGATGTTCACTCATTTAATGGATATTGTCAGACATTACACGATAACTTTGAGTTTATTACTGAACACAATACATACTACTTAGATAAACCCAACTTTTAGTAATAAATAAAATATAAAAAATAAAATATAAGTATGAGTTCACTTAAAGAATTTTCAATTAGAGAATATATTTCAAAAATTGACTTTGTAAATGATGATTGGAAAATCTCACAAATTAAAGAAGATATGCGTAGATTTTTAGGAGAAGAACCTGGAATTGATGTAATCTATAAAAAAGACGTAATGGTAAACGAATTTTCTGGAGAAGCAAAAGAATTTGTTGATGTGGATAAGATACAAATCGTTTTTACCGATACTGATGATAAATTCAAAAAAATTGAATTTGTTGTTGGACAAAAATTATAATTAAATATGAAATTAGAAGACTACTATTTAGACCTTGATAAAGTATCAAATCTAAACACAGAAGACGAGAGAAAAAATATACATGACTATTACAGAGATATGATGAATTTATATGTTGATGGTAGAACAAAACAAGCACAATGTATTATGAATACCTTAGTTAGAGGTGGTTACTTGAAAAATATAACTCAAGAAGAAAGAGAAGAAAAAATTGAAACTATATTAGGATAATGACCTTTGATATAATTGAATATTTAGGAAAATTTGAAGATGGTGTTTTAGTACTTATTTCATTAAATTATGAAGATAACTACTATGACACCACTTTTTATTATAAAGATAATTTTGTAACACTAACAATAGATGATGATTTAGAACAAATTATAGGTCAGGTAGAGTTATGGTCTGGTTATAATAACTTAGTACTAGATATAATGAAAAAAGTTATTCCTTATGATGAAATTTTAGGAAGACTGGATGAAATAGATTTTTCTGGCTTCTTTGATGAAGAATAATCAACTTATATAAGCATTTACTATATAAATAAGAAATTATTATATTAAATGCTAATTAGTGAAATAGGAATAAGAGGGTATAAATCCTTTGGAAATAATGAACAAGTATTAAAATTAAACACAGAAAAAGGAGAATTGGTTCTTCTTGTAGGAAATAATGGTAATGGTAAATCTTCATTACTTGAATCTTTTGAATATGCTATTTACGGAAAAGTAAAATCTGGTAAAGCAAAAAAATGGCACAAACTTTCTTCGTTGCCAAACCGTATAAACGGTGAACTATTAAATCGTATAAAATTTATTTCAAACGGAACAGATGTAGAAATTAAAAGAGGTATTTCTCCTGGTGTATTAGAATTGATTGAAAACGGTATTCCCAATGAAAGAGCAGGTAAAGCAAACATAGATGATAAAATTGAAAAGTATATCGGTTTAGATATAGAAACATTCAAATCATTTATCTCAATGTCTATCAATGACTTTAAAAACTTTATTTCTTTAACAAATGAAGAGAAACAATTACTATTAGATAAATTATTTAATCTAGAAGTGATCAATATCTTAAATGGTATTCTTAAAGATATAAATAAGAATAACAAACTTAGAATGACATCATTGGATTCTGAAATTAGAACATTAGAAGATTCTATTGGTTCAATACAGAAATCTATTGAGAAAGCAATTGAGAAGGCAAAAGAGAATATACAACAAGAAATTGAAACTCTTACTGAGGAAATGAATTCTAAAAAAGAAGACTATAAACTTCTTAAAGAAAAAGTAGATAAGATTAAAGAAAAAGAAAAGATACTTACTGACGAATTAGATATTGAAAAAAGACAATTAAGTAATACTCAAAATGAAGTTAGAAATGTTCAAAGAGAAATAAGTCTTTATGATTCTGGTAAATGTCCTACTTGTAGTACAGATTTCAATTCAGATCACTTTATTAGTCTTAGAACCACTTTAGTTGAAAAGAAAGAAAGTTTTGAATCAGTATTATCAGAAATAAATGATAATATCACTTCAATTAAATCAAAACAAACAAAGTTAAAAACTATTGCAGATAGTACAACAACTTCATTTAATGATTTAAACTATCTTCTTAGAAATTATAAGTCTCAAATTGATGCTCTTAATACAAAGAAATCAAAAGAAACTGGTGAATCAGTAAATGTACAAGAATTCCAAAATACTATTGGTGAATTAGATTCTAAAAAAACTGTTAGTCAAGATCATATAACTATCTGCAAAGAGAAAGAATTATTCTATAAAGAACTTACAAGAGTATTTAGTGAAGATGGTGCTAAGAAATCAATTATAGCAGGTATTATTAAACCAATAAATCATTTTATTGCAGAAAACATTAAGAAAATGGGATTACCATTTGATGTAAAATTAGATGAGACATTTAGTTCAGAAATTAAAACGTTAGGTTCTGTTGTTGAACATGATTCATTAAGTACCGGAGAATCTAAAAAGGTAAATATAGCCATCTTAATTGCTTATTTAAAACTAATTAGAACTAAGAAACATATCAATATATTGTTCTTGGACGAGGTTTTTTCATCAATTGACATCGAAGGTATAGATTCTATATTATTGCTTCTTAAATCGTTTGCAAATGATTATAACATCAATATATTTGTTGTTCATCACGCAATTTTGAATCAAGAAATGTTTGATAGAATTATTAAGATAAATAAAGAAGTATTTTCTTCTATTGAAGAGGTAGAATATGATAACTAAACAAATGTATGAATAATAATATAACATTTGGTGTGCAAGGACCAATTGGAGTAACAGGTGTACAAGGACAACCTGTTCCTACAGGAATGAATTGGGTAGAATATAGAAAGTTTTTAAGAGTAAGAAAAATAAATAAATTAATAAAAATATGGGATTTAACAAGCGCTATTTAAGTAAGGAAAAGATTTTAACGGTTTATCAGAGCCAAGGATTAAAGAAATTGATTTCTTTTATCGAGAACACAGATTGTTTAATAATTGAAGATGAATTTTCAGAAGATGTTTCTGATATTGTCTTAAACTATGAATATTTGGTTATAGAAGAAAAAATATCAGAACTAATAATAGCACATGAACTTAAATAAAAATTATTATTCCTTACTTGGTGTGGCAAATACATCAACCGAAAAAGAAATTAAGAAAGCTTACTATAAACTTTCTTTTACTAACCACCCAGACAAAGGCGGAGATCCAATTATCTTTGGTGAGATGACCGAAGCCTATGATATTTTATGTGGTGATGAAAGAGAAGACTATGATAAGAAAAGTAAATTTGGAAATTGTTATAACGAATACTTTGAACTTTTTGAAACAAACTTTGACTACTCATATGATGATACTAAGGATAAATATGAAAAGTTTAAAAAGAATGAAGTTTATAATATTCATATTAAAGTTGATGACACCTTTGATGGTACACTAGAATACGAAAGATGGGTTCGTTGTAAACCTTGTGATGGTACTGGAAAAGATCTTTCTTCTAAAATTGTTATCAAAGATAATGATGGTAATATTATGAAAATATTTGACTCAGAAGATGGTTGTGATTTGTGTGAAGGAACAGGAAAATATAGAGATCTAGATTGTCCATTTTGTTTTGGTAAAGGTAAAGTAGGTCTAAACCCTTGTAATACTTGTAAAGGTGAAAGACGTATTTTAGGAAAACAAAAACTTACTAAGATAAAACTAACTGGTGAAGAAACAAAGATTGATGCAATGGGACATTGTTCTAAAACTGAACCTGGTAAAGTAGGATATTTACTAATTATTAGTAGTTAATTAAAAGTGGTTCTTTATAAGTATAACCACTTTTCGCTTTAGATGTGTGTTTTTTACTTACTTTTCCAGTATAGGTAACTTTGTATAAACTATCTGCTAACTTTATTGAAGATTTATAGCTTGTTCTAGTCTTACCATCAATTATCAACTTATCACCATGTACATAGAATTCATAATCGTTTACAGAATTTGAAGAATTTTCAAGTGATTTAGATGTATCAAATCCACAAATACTTGCTAATTCGGGAGAAAGATAGTTTATATTATCATCCCAACGAATATCAATGAATATACCATACTTTTCTATACCTATTTTTATACCTTGGTAAATTACATTTTCAATGTCCTCTATATTATGATTTCCCGCTAAAATAATATCAATATCATTAGGATTACCAACATTATCAAGTAGTTTATGTAAAAAACTACCATGTAAATAAACATCAAACTTTTCGGAATTAGGTATTTTAAAGAAGTCATCTCTCCAACTAAAAAATGATACTACATCCGGAATAAACAAATTATCTAGATCTATATCTATTTTACCATATTTTATATTCAAGTTACACTGTATATATTTTTAGTAGTTAATTAAAAGTGGTGCTTTATAAATATAACCACTTTTCATTTTATCTATATGTTTTTTATTAGAGAGACCCCATGTAATTTTATATAAACTATCTGCTATCTTTACTGCCGGTTTATACTGCTTCTTAATTTCACCATCGACTATCCATTTATCTCCGAGCATATATATATTATCATTTTTAGTTTCTTCATCAGTATATGGGTTATAAATTACTTTATTATCCCAATGAATATCAAAGAATATACCATACTTTTCTATACCTATTTTTGTACCTTGATAAATCACATTTTCAATATCCTGTATATTATGATTTCCCGCTAAAATAATATCAATATCATTAGGATTACCAACATTATCAAGTAGTTTATCCAAAAAACTTCCTGTTAAATAAACATCAAACTTTTCGGAATTAGGTATTTTAAAGAAGTCATCTCTCCAACTAAAAAATGATACTATATTTGGTGAAGACCAAACCACATTATTTATTTCTATTTTACCATATTTTAAATTCATATTATTGTAATTTGTGATTACCTAGATTTTTTAACACCAACCATCTTGTTCCTGTCCTTCTTGTGATCCTTGTTCTTCACCTGGTTCATATTGTGGGTCCTCTTGTTCAAAATCTTGACCAGGTGTAGGTCCAGTAGATCCATTTCCAGGTGTAGGTGAAGGTCCAGTAGTATTTCCAATTGTTGTTACAGAAACGGCACCTTTAGTACATACTAGTGACATAGTAATAACTTGAGATTGATTACCCACATTATCAATAATTACATACGTAAATGTTGTGGTATAAGAAGAACCCTCTGTAGTAATATCTGCCAATGATCCAGAACCTTCTCCATAGTCATTGTCTTGTGGATTACCCCAAGGGAAGTAATACATTTTATAATTAGTTATATCAGAGACAGTAACCACACTATTTACTACTAAGTCAGTAACATTGTTATAAATTAGTTTACCAACTGTTGGTACTGATAGAATCTTTATAGTATTTGCAGAACCAGCAGTGCTACTATATCCAGTTAGTAAGTCACCAGATAAAATATTTTTACCTAATTGTGGAATAATATCATTTACACTATAAGTAACACCTTTAAGCTTAGATGGATTACCAACTAGTATAGTAGGAACCGTTGCAACTGGTATAGTAACATTGATATTAATGTACGCATAATCTGTTATTGGTGATAATAAATTACTTGAAGTAGCAGATACTGCAGTAACTCTTAAACGATAGTTACCTGATCCAAATCCCTGAACAGTAGGAGTTAAAGTATTACCTGAAATAATAGTTATTGTAGGACCAGTTGATGTTACTGTTGTCCAACTAACTGATGCTGGTATATTACTAATATTAGATGCCACAATATAAGCATTTAATTGTAAAGGAGTAGTATCATTGTCATTCTTAGTAATCGTAAATAATCGTGAATCTGTTGCAGTTGGACTTGTATTTGTAACTACTGCAAATGAAGGTATTGTTGTTGGTATATTACTAATTACTACGGCTGTTTGACAATCTGTTGCAAGAGAGTTATTTCCGTTTGCATCAATTGCATCAACACCAACTGTAATATTATCAACAAATACAAAGTCAGAGTTTAAGTAATCAATATCTGGAGCTTCTCCAATATATGGAATTTGTATTCCTTTGTAGATATTATCTTCATCAAAATATTTAAAAAATGGAATCATATCTACTTCATACATATTAAGATTATCTAATACTAACATTGACGTACTAGCACCAGTTGCACCATTACCATTGATACTTAACATCATATCAGTTTTATTATAGAAATATTCATACTTTTTTGTTGTTTGATTTTTTCCATAACCACCCCACTTAGCAGGTGTAGCTTCTTCAATAGAATCTAATCTAAATGTATTTTTTACTTTTAAATGATTAACATTTTCTCTTATAGGAAGATAATTCATCTTTTTATAAATCTGTACATTATCATAACCAGATAATTGTGTAGTAATATCATAATTAAGATTAGAAAGATTTAATATTGGTAATGTTGAAATTGGTTCTGTATCTATACTAACCAAATCTTTATACTGAATACTTATTGACCAATTTATTAAATCACAAGGAACAACTCCAAGTGGATTATATTTAATGTATAATCTCCAAACACCATAGATTGCACTTGTTAGTTGTGATAATGTAGTAACATCTGATACATAAGAAGGAACCACTGGTCCAACCGGTGGCTGAAATGATTCATCACCTTGATTCAATTGCTTATCCATCAAATATGTATCAATATAAGGTGTTGTACCTAATGAAATTTTAGTATATATATCTCTTAAACTAAACTTAGTATTTGATAATTCTGTACCTAATCCACTTCCATTTCTTTTAACATTTATAATTGAACCATTAGGTGCTTGTAAATTAATAATTGTACTAGTAACATCACCATATAAATTAATCGTAACTAAAATATCATCTACTTGTATACCTGGAGGACCTGGTGGACTCATACCAAGTGAATAACTACTTAGTATAGTATTATTTAATGATGCCGAAGGTCCAACAGAAATTGTCTCTATAAATGGTCCAGTACTATCAATACTCTTTACTAAATAAATATTAGGGTTTTTATAAGTAAAGTTTGTACTTGCAACACTATAGGTTATAACATCAAATTCTACAATAGAATATCTAGATTTTGAAATATTTATATTATTATTATTTAATATCAATCCTGTATTACTTGCATTTACATATAACTCATCACCAGTTACCCCGGAGTTTAAAAAGTCGGTAGATAATTGATTGTTTAATGATATTATATTTTCGGTTCTTTTTAAAGAAAAGTTATTTATATTATTATATGATGAAGTCCAACCCACATTTATAAAGTTACTAAAATCTAGCTCATTAAATGGTTCATTAAATTCGGAACCCGATCCAATAAAATCAGTAAATACCTTATATTTAGTACCTAATTTATATAGTTTATAATCTAAAGTATTACTATCTCTAAAACGTGATAAAGATGCCAAAACATCATAGGTTGGATATCCATATAGGTTATTTCTATTTATAGATTTTTTAGTAAGTGGTTCATACATTCTAAATTCTCTACCTAAAGTAACTGATCTAGTAGAATCATAGTTTACATCAATCCAAGAATTAAAGCTAAATACTGCAGTAGATAATGGATTATCAATAGACTTTATCTTAGATCTATTATTATCATAGAATTTAAAATTTTGTATTAAACCAGTTGCAGTATATCTTATTACAGAACCCAGTGTTGTAGTATTTGGAGGAACAGTAATTGGTCTTCCATTAAATACTTTATCAATTGTAACAACATCAATCATTGCACCGGTTGTTGGACTTATTTGATGATCTACTGCAATAACTAATGCAACACCGGCATAACCACCACTATCAACTATATTACTTCCAAAAGTAATTAAAATATAATCACCTGGTAAAAGTGATGTATATTGTCCATCAGGATGTCCTGGCACAGCACCAAATGTTAAATTTATATAACCATTAGTACAAGCTTGACGTGCATCAAATCCAGTAAAATCATATGTATCTGAATAATTAGAATTGAAATGACCACCATTAAAGAATCCGTCAATCCAGTGTGTATTAAACATCTCTGTGATACGAGGGAATCCTTTGAATAATCCATTATTCCAAACACCAGAGAAATAACCATTAAAGAAACCACCAGATAGCCAAATATTTTTAGTTACCTTTATCTTATGATTTTGAGAATCCTTCTCAATCCTTCTATAAGGAAAAGTTGTATCTAGATTTACTCTCATCCATCCATAAGCAGATTGTGTTTCCCCAGTTACAGAATAATTATATGCGATACCTAAGTTTTCTATCTTATAATAATCTTTTAAAAGTTTTCTATTATCGTTTATATCTATTGCAATAATATTACCGATTGATACTGCAGACCCAGTTGCAAAGTTTGCAATTGAGTATGTAGAACCTCTAATTTCAATTTTCCATGAAATATCAGATTCCGTTAAAACTGAAAATGCAACATCATCAAAGTCTCTTGCCTCTTCATCATCTCTCCAACCACTATTCCAAACACCATTCTCCCAAATACCGGATCTAAATAAACCATTACCAATTCTAGATGTTAGTGTATAAGGAGTTCCGTTTTGAAGTAGTATATGTGAATAAGTTGCTTCAAGAATATCAACTATTATTGGTGTAGTACCAGAATAACTTCCACTACCATCACTAGTTAGTTGTAATAAGTTATTTTTAGGATGATAAGCTCCAACGATATTAATATTATCCAAACTTGCTGCATAATTACCACTTTGTGATGCCGAGATAACTAAATAGTTTTTAGAGCCATTTGCATTTGTACCTATTAAACTAGTAGTTGCAAATATTGTTGAAGATGTAAAATCTACAATAGATGGACCCCAAGAAATTGGTGTTTTTAGTAAATCATTTCTAACTATATAAACACTCATTCCGTCAGTTGTGTTACTAAATGTAACAGATGTATATTTCATTTCTAAACTAAAAGTATCATACTCTATCGGTTTTGCAATAAAATTTTTAGTAACTATTATATCTAAACCAGAACCAAATATAGAGTATGTTGGTGCTATACTAGTAGAATTATAAATCCAATTATATGAAAACGGATTTAAGCTATTGCCAAAATACCATCCACTTGGTTGAGTACTATCATCAATTGATCTATCTAAGTAACTAAACTCTCTATAACCATTTATTAAAAAGTCAATTTCATTTAATGTAGATTTTGTAATTATTGATTGTGTAAAAGAATCATTCGCACCATATCTAACTATTGATTTTGATTTCAATGTAGATAAAGGAGTAGCATAAATATAAAAATCAACACCTGGTTGTGTAATACTAGACACGTCTGTTGTAACTGATGCAATAGAGTCTTTAAAGGGTGCATTAAATCTAATAGATAATTGTGCACCAATTGTTGAACTTGAACTTGATACACCAGTAACTATTTGGTAGTTTTTACCCTGAGTATAAGTATATCCTCCATTTGGATAATCAGAATCTATAACTCTACTATCAATATAAACTATATTACCAACATTATTGGAATTTCTATTAATACCAATTTGTGATGATATGGTCGATGTGGTCCAGGACTGAATTAAATTTGTATCTATAAATGGCATAAACTATATATTAAATTTCTATACTACTTATGAGAATTATTTCCTTCTTTTCCTTCTTTTAGATGTTATCAATTTATAGACCAAAATAGAGAATTTACTACCAATATAATGTATAATCTTTCCAATTTTATTATCTTTCGGTAATACTCCCATTGTATAAGCCATGTGTTCGTTCCAAGGTTTTGATACTAAATATAAATACTTTGAATATTGTGGATTCTTAGTTAAGAATTTAACTACTGGTTTTGCCCAAGTAAGATATCCAAATAAAACCTCTTTATTTTTTCTTATCATTAATCTTCCAAACTTCTCATCTGCTTCCCAAATTTCTTTAGATAAGAATCCTTGACTATATAATAGATTACATATAATTTTTGGTCCACTACCTCCAGTATAACCAGTACCACCATAATAACCACCACCTAAATCAATTCCAAAATTGGAACAATATGTCGGAGTTACTGTTATAAGTCCATCATTATTAATTTTACAAAGTGCATAAATTTGATTTGTTACTTGTAAAGTAGTTATATATACTCTATATGTTAAATCTCCACCGGGAAATGGTGTACCTGAAGAATTTATACACACTATATCACCTGATGCAACACCGACCGGATCAGCAGATCTTATATGACAAGATATTGTACTAGTACTAGCACAATTTGCATTTGGATCTGATCTAAAACCAGGTCTAATAAGTGAACATACTGTAGCTTTATTGACTATACTGACTATCACAGATGTATCTGCATTAGTACCAATTTGCACTACTTTTGTCAAAGTTACTGATGTCGACACATCTATATATTCTACAATATAAAAGAGTTTAGCACCAATAAATGGTGTAGTACAACCACTATCTGAATATAACTTAGTACCAATTGCAAAAGTATCTGTTGTATTCCAATAAACATTATTAGTCAATTGAAGATCACAGAAACCCGCTACTGTATTACCTACACGACCTGCAGAAATACGTGCAGTTTTACCTACACCACATAAATAGGGAGCTTCAACAATAACACCAGTAGAATTTATTTTACATGAGTAAAATAAACCTGAAGGACTTTTAATTATCCAATACTGATTAGCAAGAAGTATCATACCATTAAAAGTATTTGTTTGTATACTATTTGTATAAACAACAACATTAAGTGCAGGTGGTTCACTACTAAGAAATATTGGAGAATATGTGTTTGTATTTGACACTGTAATTGGACAACTATTTTCTCCACCTTGAAAACTATATTCACTTGATATTTGATAATTTGAAGTAATTACATAATTAAAATATTTATATTCACTAACCTCACCACCGGTATCACGAATTCTTACTCTAAATGTGTGTGTAATTAGTTGTTGTGGAGTAAAACTATAACTTCCGCTTGTCTGAGAAGAAGATATAAATGCAATATCTTGCCAAGAACCTGTTGTTTTATATGACAATTCATATCCTTCTATATTATAATCTACATCAAAAGCATTAGACCATTGTAACAATATTGGTAGACTTGATGAAGTTGTTGGTGCTGTTGGTGTTGTTGGTGTTATTGGCGTTTCTGGAGCCCATTTAAAATTAGTCCAATCATTTACATTTGTGAATTCTACTCCTGGAACAAAAAAACCAAAGGATATATACCATAATCCAACACTTGGATTAGTTATACTCCAACCAAAAGGGTTATCGTAGGGATCACTTGTAAATCCAAATCCTGTATATATTTCACTCCAAGGATCTGATATAAGCGATGGTTTTTTATTTGTGCCCGATAAGGTATCAATAGATAAACCATAATGATATGATTGTATATTGGCGGCATCTACTGATGATATTTGAAACACCCAATAGCTTTGCCCACCAAACATACCAATATTTTCTGCTCTACTTAAAATTGTTATTGCCGCCATACTTATTTTATATTTTTTATGTTAGGGTAACTTTACCACATCCAGGATTATATGGTTGTGGTTCTGAAGAATTACTATATAAAAACCAACCTTCTAGTGATATATCATATACCCCATCCAAATTTAGTGTTATTTGTAACTCATCTGTTGTTTCTGTTGAATAATTTAGACCGATAGATTCTACTAGATTTGTAATATATGAACTTCCAGTTAATGGATCGACCACTGCTGAACCATTTGGATCATTTATTATTACTGCACCAGTTGTATTCGTACCTACATAATATTGAAAACCAGCATTACCTGCAGGTGGTGGTACTGTATAAAGGTAACCAGTTCCAGAAAATGCTTTAAGAGTGATAGTAACCGGTGCTTGATTTACAGTGATAGTCCCATTTAAAGTATTATATCCATCATATGGCGGATTACCTAAAGGAACTAAATAATTAGGACCAAAAAAAGAAATATTATATAGGGAAGTCAATGTATATTTTAAAACATTTGAGGTTAGTAAACCATCTTTAATTCTAAAGAAAGTATCTCCTGATAAAACATAAAAAGTAGTAGAAATGCTTATTACATCATTGATACCACCACCTACTTGTGAAGTATTATCCCAGTTTATATTATCAGTACTATATTCCCATACCGCACTTTGAGTTGTCTGGTACGAACCTGTTTGTCCAATCACAATTGAGACTGGTGGTGTTCCACTTCCTATTCTATCTGTACTAACTTGAGTATCTTGCCATACTATAGTAATAGGGTCTACTACAGGTTGTGGTATACTAACTGTACCACCAAATGTTGAATTTGGTAACCAAACTGGTGGTGTATTAGAACTCTCAGAAACTATAATAGTTGAATTATAATCTATCACTGTAGCAGGTGATTCTATAAAACTATTGATATTTGAAAGAGATTCATTTAAAAAGATATTCCAAACATGACAAGATGAAGTAATACCTCTGGAAGGCCAATTCATACCTCTAAATAGAATCTGTTTTTCAAAATCACTGGTTATACTACCATCTGGATTTAGATCAAAGTTAGATCCATACCAGTTACCATTTCTCCAAAGACCGTTTTCCCAAAAAATATTATAAGCATTCATATAACTTACAATACCATTTTTCCAAATCATTCCATATCCATTACCAGATATAAAATTACCATTTTCCCATTCTGATATATAAAAATCACTATCTATAAGTGTACCATTTTTCCAAATACAAGTATCACTAATACTAAAGGTTGGACTAGATGTTGGTAAAAATATATTTCTATTTACATATGGATTAAATGAACTTGATCTAAATGTACCATTTTCAAATGTACCATCTATCCAAACAGAGTTTTGTATAGTTCCACTTGGATGACTAAATGTACCACCCATCCAAAGCACATCTCTTAACACAACAGTTTTTAAATTTATATTTGTATCACTTACTCTTTTTGAATCATTATATATCCTTCTATTAACGTATCTATCCTTAGTATCTGTTACAAATCCACTTTTCCAAATACCATAACTATTTATACTTGAAGTTCCAAAAGATGATATAAAGTTTTTTGCATTATTTGATTGAGTACCACCAATTGCATAATAACCAGATTGTGTTCTTCCACCTCCGTTAAACTCTCCAGCTGTAAATACACCATTATTCCAAACTTTACCCTTAAAGTAACCTCCATTAAATTCTCCATCAAACCAACTTGAATTATTTACAACAGACGTATTATTTAATATACTTAAATCTCCAATTCCAAACTCACCTCCATTAAATACACCATATTCCCAAGAGTAATTATCTTTAATATCTGATGCAGAATATAATATAAGTTGTGATGAATTATAATATGATGTAAATTTACCACCATTAAATACACCGTTTAACCATTTTGCAGTTCCAGTAAACTCCCCACCATTAAATATACCACCTGACCAAGTAGCCAAGTTAAGATTGTTATATGTACTAAAAACACCACCATTAAATATACCATTTAACCATTTTATAGTACCATTGCTATTTATTGAAGATGATGGTAATTTTAGATTTGTCTGTGCAATAAGTTCTGCATTTTCAACAGTTGTATAATTTATAATACCATTATAAACTTTTGTGTATCCAGTTGTTATGGAAGCATCTCCTATTATACCACCATTTATCGTACCATCATAGAATTTCGAATAGTAGAATTTACCACCATTGAAATTTCCACCCTCCCAATCACTTTTATAAAACTCTCCATTTATAAATGTACCTTTTTGCCAAGATAACCTATTATTATATACTAATTTACTACGTGGACGACCACCACCTGGAGGAATAATTATAGTTTTTGTTAAACCACTTTTATAAAAAGAATTTATATTATTTTCATTATATGAGAAGTTTGTAGTATTTCCATCAAAAGTATTTGAACTATAGAATAACCCATTATTAAATATACCATCTAACCAAGTTGAAGATTTAACCAAACCATCATTAAATGTCATACCATTCCAAATAGAATCATATAAAATACCATTTTCCCATATATCAGAATTTTTAACAAAAAACGAGTTCATATAAGTTGCCCTAGATAGAATATTTGAATTTTTAGAAAATATCGAATCTACTATTAGTAAACTTTTTATTTTTTCAACATTATTAAATTCTCTATCACTAACATCATATAACTCATTTTTTATTAAAGATGTGTTAAAATATGCCTTTTTAAATATACCAGATAATATTTTTGATCTATAAAATTTAGTTTTATGTAAGTATCCATATCTATTATTTGCACCATAAGAACTAAATTTACCACCTGCCGTTAAACCAGGTAAAATACTAGTTGAACCAGCTGCAATAATTTCTTGCAATTGATAGTTACCTCTTGATTGATTTTCTACTATTTTATATTGATCCGGTAGTCTAGTCAAAGACCCTGTTATACCAGTTACTGAAAAGGTTGCATTATTATCTGATGATGGTTGAATGATTGTTAGTATATCACCATTTGAATATCCTAAACCAGGATAATTAATATTTACTGATAAAACGGCACCATTATTTACAGAAGTAATAAGAATAATATCATCACTACTACCACCTTGTTGAACTCTTTGCATAGATACTGTAGATCCTACTGAATATCCAAATTGTCCAGTTCCAGGTACAATAGCAATTGAATTTGTATTTCCAGCAATCATACTAAATTGTAGTCCATTTCCACCGTTAACACCACTATCAGTAAGATATATATTATAACCCAAATTTGGGTAACCACTACCTTCAGATATTAAACTGAAACCAGTCACCTGACCAATAACACTTGTAGTAATATCAACAGTTAGTCCTGTTCCTTCTCCAGTATATGCTGTTCTTAGTCCTACACCCAGTGGGTTCCCCTGGTCATCAACATCTCTATAATTTGATCCAGTACCAGAGAAAGAAATACCAGTTACTTTTCCTCTAGTATCATAATCGACTGCATTTAAGAATACTACTTCATCTACCGCTAAGTAATCCTTTTCTACTTCCGGATATATACCACCTGGATACAAATCAGTGGCTTGACCATCATTAACTGAATAAAGAGTTTTAACATTTATAGATGATGTTCCACCAACTAATGACATATTATAATATTCTCCTCTATTTGAAAGATATCCAAACTTACCATCTAAATTCCATATCTGCTCATCATAGTCATCCCCAAATTTTATATTTACATCATTACTAAAATTGAAATGATTTCCACTATTCCAATTAGAATTTTCAAAAATACCACTTTCAAAGTCAGAGTTTAAAATATAAGCATCTGAATAATCAATAATAACACTAGGTATTGTATAACTAGGTAGTGTAATAGGACTAGTTTGAATATCTGCAAGAGTAACAAAAATATCAATAGAATATCCAAAGTTATCTTTGTTAGTAGCAATATTTGAATTTAAAGAATTTGCACCTCTATTAACATCTGATAGATAATCGTTATCTTTAGGAGTTGAAAGCATACAGTTATACTCAAATCCCCTTTTATACCATTGTTTACCAGAAATACCTCCTGATAAACTAAACACATCGGTATATTCAACATAAGGTCCTATTTTAAATTTTTTATCAAAGAAGTTGAGTAATGAAGTAGTATTACTATTTATTTTCAATCCTTTTATATAAAAGGTATCTTTAAACTTAAACTTCTCATAACTTCTTTTGTTTATATAAAATTTATAAACCTTATGTGATGCAGACGCTGTACCGCTTTGACTAAACTCTATCTCCTCAAAATGTAATATTCTTATTGAGTTATCACTAATATAATTAGAATTTTTAAATAAAGACTTTTTATAATGTGTATTTATTGACTTAACATTATAAAATCTACTATTTTCTACTCTTGAATTTTTTACAACAGAGTTTTGTATATTTGCATTTTGAATTCCACAACTTTCAAAATAAGCTTTATTTATAAGTGTGTCACTAAAATTATTCTGTATAAACTGTGATGTAAGTGTTCCTCTTAGATGTTCTTCTACAATTGAATATGGTGTAGATGATGTACCTAGTATTGAATTACTAACATTTGCATTATTTATAATTGCATTTCTTATTTCTGAATTTATAACAAAGTTATAACCATATCCATCATTATCTGGATTAGTTGATTTTTGGTATGGTGCACCAAAAGTACCTACAATATTATCAAACTCTGAGACATAACTTTGAGGTTGACTTTGTTTGGATTCCATTATACCCCTTTCCCAAATAGTATTTAATAAAGTACCTGAATTCCAAATAGATGAGGTAGAACCCCAAGTAATTCTTTTATCATTACTACCATAAATACCACCATTCCAATTTCCATTAAAAGTACCATTTCTAAAATTAGATTTAGATATTAAAGGAACATTTTTATTTTCATGTTTTACATTTACTTGCCAACTTGAAAAAGTACCAATTGTTTCATAACTATAAACTAAATTCTCTTGAAAACTTACATCCACGAAGTTAAAACTATTATTTAATATCAGTATTTTATTTGCACTTGCTGTAGCTGCAATAGAATAAGAACCGATCATAAATTCGTCAGTTATATTAACCCAACTTGAAGTTCCATCTTTAATAAAAAACCCAGGTCCATCAGATAAAGACAATGATTCACCCCAACCACTTATTACACTATAACTTTGTGTTGGTGCAAATATTATATTATTTTGATTTCTATTAAATCTATAATCAAAATCACCACCACGAGTTGTAATCTGTCTATTTACATGAATAAAGTCATTCTGATCTTTAATATAATAAACTTTAATTAGATTATCCAGGTCATCACTTGGTTCTGTTGCTTCGTTACTTGGTAAACTACCATTAAATTCTATATCTAATACAACTTGACATTTATCTACAAAAAGAACTTTATAACCATCATGACCTTTTTTATACTTATCATCGGTAATTAGTAAATTACTATCATAAGTACCATTGATTATAAATACTCTATCTCCTATACTAAATCCAGAGTTAACTTCTGTATAAAATAAAGTATAATCAATACCTGCAATCTGATAAGGTTCAACCCAATTTAGAAGTTTAGGACTACAAGGTATACCATATTTTAAAACGACATTTGTATCATCACTTGTTAGATTTAATTGTGGGTCATATCCTACTAAATTAATATCCTGACCAATTTGATTTAATTCCTCTGTGGTTATTAAATAAGGTTTGGTGAATAAACTTTTTTTCACTAAATTTGTTGAACTCATTAAAACGGTTTAGTTTTTATCTATATATAAATTTATTAATAGTATCTAAACTAATTTTACCCTTTTAACTATAATTAAATATGAATAACCGAAAAAAAATATTAGTATTCTCTGGAGCAGGACTCTCGAAAGAAAGCGGGATTGAAACCTTTAGAGACTCTAAGGAAAGCTTATGGAACAATTTCAAGATTGAAGATGTTGCTACCATCGATGCATGGAGAAAAGATAAAGAATTAGTACTAAAATTCTACAATGAACGTAGGGCACAATTAAAAGTTGTACAACCAAATCTAGCACATAGACTTATAGCAGAGTTAGAGAATGAATTTGATGTAACTGTAGTTACACAGAATGTAGATAACTTACACGAAAGAGCAGGATCTACTAACATAATACACTTACACGGAGAACTAACCAAAGTACGTTCAACATTAGACCCAAGACTAATCTATGATTGGACAAAAGACGTAAATATAGGAGACAAATGTGATAAGGGATCTCAACTAAGACCACATATCGTTTGGTTTGGTGAGGCATTAAATCCAGATTATATGAGTAAAGCAGTAAAAGCAGCAGAACAATGTGACTATTGTATAATAGTCGGAACTTCTTTACAAGTTTTACCTGCAAATGAAATTCCATTTTTAACAGATGTAGAAGTACCCGTATATTATATTGAACCATCTAATATAGATATGGTTATGTATGATATACCAGATTATAAATTACCTTATTTCCACCATGTGAAAAAGGTTGCCACAAAAGGAATGCAATATATTTTTAACCAAATAAACAAATAGATATAATGAACGATAAAAATTATTTTGATGATTTTAGAAAATCATATAGTATAAAAGATAAATACTCCGATTTAGGTAGTTATATGAAATCTGACCGATATGGTAATTATACCAGTGCTCTTGAAGACTTTTTAGGTTACTATAAAGCAGATAAGTCTGAAAAACGTGAAGAAACTCCACAAGAAAGAGAGGCTCGTTTATTAAGAGAGAAAGCAGAAGCCAGAGAAGCTAAAATTGATCAAATACTTAAAAAATAGTATGGATAGTGGTGCAACTACTTATAATGATGTTATGAGAAATTTTCATTCAACAATAAATATTTTAATGAGACCCATTAAAAGGAAAAAGATAATACAAAATGTACTTATTAAAACCAAGGAGAACAGGTAGTATAAATGTTTATACTCATATGATGAATATGATGAATTCACATAAGTCATATAGAAGGTATTCTCGTAAAGAAAGTATAAAAAAAATATTTAATATATACTTTATTAAAAATAATTAAATAAATGGATTTACAAGAACTATTAAACGAATGGAATATTAAATGTGACGTTACTACATTACTAGCTATGTGGAATGAATCACACAGATCTTATCATACTTTAAATCACTTAAACGATTTAATTGAACAAATCAATGAGGGAAAATCTAAATACTCTCAAAAAGAATATGAGAAATTACTAATCACTGCACTTTTTCATGATTGTATTTATGATCCAATGAAAACTGATAACGAAGAAAAATCCGCAGAATTCTTTACTGAATGTTGTCAAGATAAAGATAATAAAGATAATAATGACATTAGACAAATGATTTTAGATACTAAAACTCACGAAGCTACAACAAACTTATCTGAATCATTTAACTACTATGATATGAATATTGTTGAAAGAGATTTCGATCAATTATTAGAGTGGGAAAATGGTATTCACGAAGAATATAAAGCATACGGTGATTCTTACAAAGATGGTAGATTGAAATTTTTAGAATCTATGTTAGATAGATATCCAAATAATACAGAAAATCTACTAAAATTAGTTGATTGGGTAAAAGAAAACTATTAAATATGGAAAAGTTAGATATAAGTGAATTGATTGAAGATCTAATGCAAGATGAAGAGTTCAAAGATTCTTGTGATGATGAAAGTGTAAGTTATGCGCTAACACTCTATTTAAGAGATGCTGTTGGTTTGAACTGGGGATTTCCAGAAGGAGAAAAATTTAAGTTTGAAGATGCTTATTCAGAAAAAGGTGACCGTAAAGATGAAGAAACTATTTATGGTATTTTCAAAAGAAAATCAGATGGTAAATTCTTTAAGGTTTGGGTGCATGATGCTGGTTTTATAGGGCCAGAAACTCTTACTATGTGTGATTATATGGAAGAAGTAAAATCGGAAACAAAGAAAATAAAAACTTGGGATAAATTCTAAAAACAAAAAACCACTCATTTGAGTGGTTTTTTATTTATTATTTCTTAAATTCTTTCTTATCAGAGGAAATGTAAAACTTATCAAAGTCATAATACTTAGTATAAACTTCTTTAATCTTTTTCAAAGTAACATCTTCTAATATGTCATAGACACTCCATTTGGGAGGGTTTATCCATTGATTTACGGAAGCATATCTATTGATTTCATCTTTTTGTTTTCTAACACCATAGTATTCTTTAACAAGGTTAAATCTTTCTTTAGTTAAAAATTTATCAGGATTTGTAATTACTTTCTTAACTGCTTCTACAACCTCATCAAAGTTCTTATTTGAAGTTAAAGTTGATATAGAGTTTAAACCCTTATCATTTACTCTTGACTGATAACAGTGAACAAAATAAACTAATCCTTTTTTCTCTCTAATTTCTTGATATAAAGGAGACTTCAATCCTAATGATAACATAGCATTGATAAAGTGAACATATGCAAAATCTTCTTCAATTACAGGTGAAAGAATTACAACAGAAGTTTTGTCTTTAAAATCATTGTTTAATTCTAAATCTGTATCGTGATTACCAAAACTTAAATTAGTTACGATTTTTCTTTCTTGAAACTCAACTGCTTTATTTTTATAATCTTTGTTTTTAGATACATTGATAATTTTAGTTGGTTTTGCATACTGTAATTCAAAGAAGTTAAGACAATCCATAAATTTTAGATTCTCTAAATCTTTTTTCAATCCAATTGGATCATAATCATTAAATAACTTTCTAGAAAGATTTAACATATGTGTTTGTGATTGATCATTGAAACAATCCATATACTCTTCAAGAACGATTTTTCTTTCATTTTCAAATTCCTCTTTAGTAACCTTAAAAGAAGTTAGTAAATCAACAAATTGATTTTTATATTTATTTACTTTTTCATCTAAACCAGTTAAATAGAATACAATTTCATTTGATGAAGTATAAGCATTCCAATCAATACCGTCTCTATCAAAGTCTTCTTGTAAGTGGTCAAATGATTTACAAACCAAATGTTCCATTAAGTGAGATATTCCATACCATCCTGGTTTTTCTAAGTTTGTTGAACCTTCATAAACTACATAAAACCCTGA